TATCATCAACGAGTTCTGCAATGCATTCACTGATGGAGTATTTCAAAGCAATTCTAAATGGTATATAAGAGATAACAATAATGTCACCCCATTTGTATCAGGTTATGTCTTCAACTAAGTAACAACTACTCATACCATCACTATCTAACATCATGGCAACTCCCTATTTCATTCTCACACCAGACACACAAGACAAGTGGGATGATATTATTTCAACCGTATTCTCCTACGTAAATGATAATCATAGTGATGCTAATGACACCTATGATTATGTCACTAACCATCTAGGATTGCCATTTGTAGAGAATAAACAGTGCTTCGATATATTCTGGAAAGAATGGAATGAAGCATATCTATCTTTACTTGCTGGTGATGATGTACCTGATGAACTTACAGGGTGGAACTAATGATAAAACGATACATCGTAGAGACTATTCAATTCAATTGGAGAGATGGTGATTTTGATTGTCCAATGTCATTGAGACCAGGGATAATTGATGCTACATTATCGACAGTTTGGTTCGGTGAATCAAAGGATGATGTTATCAATCAAATCAGACAATCTGCTGCTTTTGATGTAAGTTTTGTTGATCTAACTTATCTACCATATAAGGCAATATAATGTCATGCTAAGTAATAACGCGCACTCACTCACTAATTGTTACATAGTGTTAGTCAATCCATTGCAATTACTGTTACATAGCACTAAACTAAGTGTATTCCTCCCCCCCTAAATAAGCACTCGTTTATGATCTTTTATTAGTGAATCTTATCTATTTTCGTTATTACTGAAAGGTTCAAATAAATGTATCTACGTTTACTCTTTCGTTCACTTATGTGCGGAGTTGATGTTACCTTAGCGAGCACAACATCGTCACACAGTTTATCACAGACCGCCCCCAATTGCAACCCCTTGGAGACACTTTGTAACATTGCAATCGTGCCCACTAAATGACACTTAGCACCCCACTAAGTAACACATAAGGACTGCCTATCTAACAGTTGCAGAAGATCGCTAAGTGACACATAGTGACACTGATTACACCGAGGAAAGTTCACCAGCATCCCAAACAGTAAGCATCACATAGCGACGACACTTACAGGCACTCAGTGACACTTAGCACCCCACTAAGTAACACATAGCGACAGTGCTAAATGACACTTAGGGACAGTTATTTGTTATCGTTCGATGTTGGTAAGGGGGGGCGTTGCTAAAAAAGTACCTTCTTTCTAAGCTATAAACGTTTCCAGACGCTCGATAGATATCGATTTGATTTATTTTTTCAGATACCCTGAGAGGGATATAGAAAAATTTTTAGGGGTAAAAAATTTCTTGTAGGACGCCATTGGAGGAGAGGACGCGATATTTTTTGCCGGACTGGATAGAACGCCCCTTTGCGGTACGGCAAGCAGATGTCAAGGAGTGTTGTTCACCGTAGCGATGCCACTTGAAGAATTGGTCCTGGTATTCAATGATAAATTTCATTGTAAAGGAGGTTAGCGAAGAAGTTATGAGATAGTCGAGTGGGATGAAAGGAGTGTGGATTTATGTGTTTATGTTGTTCTAAGAAGCGGATACGGCGTGAGTCTGTCTTTTGATACTGGGAGACGTGGTAAGTATCATTAGTGGGAGTGTAACCGTGATGGGTAGATAGGATGGAACAGAGGTCCCTGTGAGGGCGATCAGAGAATAGGAGACGGGGGATATGAGTGGGGTATATGTGATGATTGAAGAGATCTACCCAATAGTTACGAATACCGAGTGCATCAAAGTAAGTATTCCAATGAAGCATTTGATTGGAAAGTTCTTTGAGGACTACGGAGTGATTGTAATGTAAGCGGAGGTGAGTTTTGGAGTCAAAGTTATTTTTACGTAGTTGGTTATCTGCGGAATAACCGTGACCCCATACTCTACTTACGTAGGTATTACGGTTATTATACCATATTTCATCACGAGCGGTTGAAGTTATACCCCAGAGAACAATGGAGTCTTTCGAGGGGGGAGAAGTGTTGAAGAACTCAGTGGCCAAGCGGAATTGTTTTTGGTTACTTGAACCATTTTGTGAGAAATTTATGTTAGTTTTATTGAGTTTCTCTGAGAGTAGGTGACGGTATGAGTATTTTGTGAAGTCTTCAGAGTGTCTTTGGGCGTTGAATTGTTCTCTAGGTTGTCCTGGGGTGTAGCAGAGACCGTGACCCCACATCCAGGAGCAACCGAAGGTGATGAGGTTCATAGGCGGTCGGAACCCTCTCTCAAAGGAAGTTTATTTGTCACCTGTAGCATCACGATGTTCTTGGGAGTAGATGGACTGTCTCATATTATTTTTTGTGAGGTAATAGTATGGAGACTTGAATATATCATGCATTGAGTATTCCATTACCATAGCGATACGTTTATGTGCTTTAGGAGTAGGGTGAAGTTGATTTTTGAAGGTATGAAGTAGATTAGTTTGTACACAATATTTGACACGTTCTGAGGTTTCTTCATTCATCCAACGGATACCATATCCTGGAGTTTCCAGATTGGAGTCAGGTGCATGACATTCATTCCATGTTAGTTCAGTTAGCATGGAATTGATTAGGAGGCGACCACCAGGGTGGATATGATTATCGATACCATCCCACCAATAGTTAGGAATACCTTCAAGTTTTAGAAGTTTATCAAAGACTGCGATTTGATATTTGAATCGTTCATAACATACCCAGAAGTTATGATGTTTTTTATAGTAATCATCAACATCAATTTTGTGCCAATATTCTTGGTTGAACTTTTGTTCATCAGTCATGCCAGGGAATAAAACCATTGAGGCAGCTTCAAAATCATCTTTATTTGAAATATGCTGAATTTCAAAGATAATACCAGCGACTTTGATGCCTCTTTTTTTATACTCAGGTAACTTACGAATAATTACTTTATTCAAGTGGTATTGGAGAGTATCGTTAGATGCCCGTTTGAAAGATATATTCTTTAGTCGCCAGTTATATTTGTCTGCTAAGATATGTGCCCATGATTTTTTAGGGTCATCTTCTGCAAGAGTCCATGCACCACCAATGACGATTAGGACTGGGCGAAGATCATCAATAGGAGTGCCACCATCAAAGGTCTCCAAAGTTATCCCTCATTTCTTCACGATGGTTCTTGAGGGATGTGAAGGCACCATCAATAAAACCACGACGATATTCCCAGGTATCACCCCCGGTTTTACCTCTAGAGGCATTGATGCACTTTGCAGCATCAGGATCATCTTCTCTAAGGTTATTGCATACTAAACCAGCAAGATCAAGATCTTTACCAGGTTTGCCGGTCCCTCCCCAATAGAGGACTCCCTCCATCCAAGTAGCACCACACTTTTCACATTTCTTCATGGGAACCTCTGTGGATTATAAAAAATATTTAGAAGTTAGTATGTTCTATAATGTAGTCAGCAATGATTTTGTGTTGATCTGCATTTGGATGACCTTGACCAGGGGTCTGGATCATCTTCAGAATATCCTCGTAGATATGATGCATTTTCGGGTCATCCATTAGGTTTCGCCAATACCCCATATCTTCTAGAGGATCACAATCATTGAATAGTACAATGTAGGGAACTTCATGTACTTTAGCAAATTGTTCAAAAAGAAGTAAGTTTTTGTATAAATTCTCTGCCCCATGTGTCTTATTCCATACCCAACGGTAGTAGGAAGACATTGCTAGGGAATGTGGTACTTTCTTCTTATTACCTGAACGGAAGTTGAAATTAGAATTATCTTGTCTAAACCTAAAAGGGCAGAAGAGGTGAGCACCATCTTCTGCATAGAACTCAATACGAGTGGGTACTGTAAGTTGTAAGACTACTGGTTGAACCCCATTAGTCTTTATATGATGTAGTACCCTATTTACGATATAGTCATTGGATGCCCCACATTGAGACAAATCAGTTGCTTCACACTTGTAGTGTTTTTCAACATGATGAATGAACCGTTCTGCTAGACGGTCCTTCAGTTCATCACCCCATGTATACGAACAACCCGCAAATATCATGCCGAAAGATCAATCATTTTCTGTATGTAGGTCTTTGCTTTTTGTAGGTCATCTTGACGAGAGTTGCCAGATTTCCTACCTGCACGACTAACATACTTTACAACATTACCAGCAAAGAAGTCGAGTTCTTGATCTGCAATGAAATCCCAGACTTCAATTTGTCCAGTATTGTAATAATCGGGATGGTAACCGAGTGCATCAGAAACCGAAAACGTAAGGTGATCTTGTCCTGGTCCCCCAATGCCTCCAACTTGGAATGTGAAAGGGACTTGCTGAGCTGCTTGTACAGCATCGTCAGGAACTTGGATATCTAATGCGTCACCGCCGTCGAATTGAATGGTGTCGTCTGCCATAGAACTAATGAGCGTCACGCCAAATAGTATTGTAGGGTTTAGAATCTTTATTAGATTCCTTATATGAAGTATAGCACTTGGTTAGTATAGGGTCAAGGATCTCTGCAATTTGTTGATGTCCTTGTATAGTTGGGTGAAATGAATATGGATTGAGAACTCCTTTTTTCTTCAAGAAGTCAACACGATCACAATCTGCTTTCCAATCAGAGAAGTGATACTTATCATCCATTGGATCCCATCCATTCTTGTATGCCAACTGACTTAGTAAGTCCTGATTGCAGTCATACGGCAATTCATCAAATGGTTTATATACACCACCAGTATAATTATTGACATTCAGTGTGTCAAACCATATTTGAGGAACGTTGAGTAACTCAAAATACTTCTGCCAAAAATGGACTTCGTCTGCTAACGTCCGATTGGCAACACGTTCATAGAAGTGTTGGCGGAAATACTCCTTTGGTCCACACCAATCAGGTCCATGAATATGTTTACGTTTCTCTTGACCGGGTTGAAAGCATGAAAATGACTTTCCATGATTGAAAAATACTTCCATCCTGTAGATAGAAGTTACCCCCCAGATGACAATAGTGTCATTTAGATCATTCTGATGTAAATATTTTCTAAGTCTGCGAAACTGACATCCATTAGATGCTCCTCCAGAAGCAATATTGACGTTTTCTAATCCATGCTTTTTTGATAAGATAGTTCTAAACGCATTTTCCCAGTTGTCATCATCGTTATAACAGCGGTCTTGATACGTTTGTTTGTCCCAAGGATCTTCAGAATCATACCCGGAACCAACACCAGCAATCCAACTGCATCCTAAAGTCAGTAATCTCATCTGAGTCGGGCAATCTCACCATCAATCTTATCTGCTAACCACTTATGGTACTCTCTAGTGGGATGTTGAGAGAAAGGATTGACTTCTTTCTGCTGTTCTAGATATTGAATGCGAGTAGAATCTGAAGAAGAGAACTGCGAGACGTGATATCCATCTGCTTTTGGGGAGAATTGTAAGTCTGCACACTTCAAAGACATCAGATCCCGCCTAGGTTGATCGTCAAAGAGCATCCTATCGATTGGTTTGGGGTATTCATGATGGTTGAAAGTATCAAACCAATAATTTTCAATACCTGCTGCTTCAAAAAAGCGGTTCCAGAAGCGGCATTTGTGTGCAAGTAGTTCTACTTTCTCCTTGTGATCATAGTGATGTGCTAAATGTGCCTTGCTATCAAACTTAGCACGCGCCATTTGGGTGTCAGCACCCCATCCATTACCAAAAAGAACACTGATATATTTTCCTTTTTCCTTAGAAAACACCTCAGTGCGGGTTGTAACAGTCAATCCCCAGAGCACAACTGTGTTTTTGTACTCACTTGGATCTAATTTACCAAAGTATCTCTCAGCAAACCGAAACTGACGCTCATTGGAAGACCCCATTTGAGCGAAATTTTCGTTCGTGCACTCCCACTTATCTGCTAGATGCTTACGAAAGGCATATTTGTCTCCGAACTTTGCGTCATGATTGTCAGAACCTTGTTTATATTCAATCTTAGTCATCCCTGGAGTATAGTTGGTACCCACACCAAACATCCAAGAGCATCCAAAAGTAACAAGATTCATAATAGATCAAATCTCAGAGGTAGCATTGCGGGGATTCTGCCGTATTTATCATAACATAGTTTGGCCATCATACTCAAAGTCATGACAGTGACTTGATAGCACTCTATTTTCCCCATGCTTCAGGTAAAGTTTTGAATACGTACTTCCAATCTTTATAAAATTTACCCATATACATTCCTGCAACGTTGATATCTTCTGGAGTAAGGTCTTCAACGTCGCTTATCCATTGATCTTTTAGGTATTCGTGGTGTGGTGCCTTACTTCCCATGTCTGGGACATAGACATTTTGATGAAGCTCTGTAATTGGGTACTCAAAAAACTCAGAAATAGCACCAAGTTGCTCTGTTTCTTGTTCAGGATCCCAAAAATCTTCCATCACCACTGGATAAACGTTATCTTTACCAAAAGCATCGCAATATTTTAGGTAACCAGCGATATAATCGCAATGATCTGGCACTCTATTCTGTTTTAGGTTGTGAAAAAACAATTTTCGGTGATTTTGTCTCTTTGCAAAGGCTGCTGCGGTAAAATCTCCGCACCAAGAATCTACAACATTGACTTTTCGGGTCAATAAACTACCAACTTCCGAAAAATAGCGCCTAACAGGGTCACGAAACTCCATCAAGATCTTGACTTTGAAGTGCTCCTGCAATTTTGGAGCAATTTCAAACAAAAATGGTCGAGGAAGACTGAAATTTGTGTTGGAGAAGTCGCAAACTCCCTCATATTCGTCTTTGATGTTTTCCCAATGCCCTAAAAAGTATTCAATGTACGCATCGAGTGACTTTGGATTTGCCATAAGCATTTCCAAAGACGTATTTTTGACAAATCGGTTACTTTTTGATAAATATTCGCCATACGGATGATCGTTTGGTCTTTTTTGATAACTAGCACCGTTCCACATTAGATCAAAGGCACGTTCATGCTCCTCATCTTTCTTACAAAGTGCTTTGAGGTACCAATTTTCTTTTTTATGCCCCATATGAACATATTGGTTGTCCATCGTCACTGTGTAGTGCATTGGACTTGTTGCTGACCAGCCAACGCCGGGATTTAGAAGCAGTGTTGGTTTCATGGTAAACTATATAAATTCAGGAGGTGGGTCGTATGCCGTATGATGTCTATCTAGACAAGAAAATCATCTTTGAATCTCTATCAAAAGAAAAAGCAGAAGGAATTCGAGATACCATGCAAAATATGATTATGGCAGGAATCAACACTACTTATAAAGTTGAAGATATCCGAATTGAACCTTGTAAAGGATGAAACCTACATTATTTTTGAACGTAGGAACTGGATGGTCAGGGACTACTCCATTATACTACACTTTGGGTTGGTATAACAACTATTGTCATGCTGGACACCGTAAAGAAAAAGGATATCTGTGGTTGCTTCAGTTACAGAAAGATAATAACACGTTTGAGCGAGTAAAGTTCTACAAAAAGTTTTTTGGACCATCCAGGCAGTCAATTACGACTCGGAAACCCAAAATCTTCACTCATGAATCTAAGTACGTTGCTGGAAAATGGACTGAGGAAGAAATTGAGTATTTTTGGGGTCCCCCGTTTGAATTGAGAAAGTATGTTCAATATTATTTGAAGCATTGGGATAATATCAAAGATGATTATAAAGCAGTTGCTGATTTTAGCAACCCCAATGGATATTGCGATGCAGAGTACATAAAATATCTTGCATATCATTTACAGAGTTATTTTGACGTAAAAATCCACATGATTTTCCGAGATCCCATTCGTAGACTGTGGTCTTGTCGTCAAGCTCAGAAAAGAGACAAACCTGTTGAGCATTTTCTAAAGTCTGGCATGGATTTTGACTATATCGATTTCTATAACAAATGGGCAGATGCATTTGGCAATGATAATACCCATGTAACAATCATGGAAGACTTTTGGGCAGGAGACACTTCTTTGCTGTCAAGTTTTATTGGTATGGATATCAAGGAGACTCATGTCAATGCATATGTCCCAGATCTCGGTCCCTGTGCTCCACATATCCAATATTTGAACGATCAGTGGGAATCTGACGTAATGCATATGCCAGATCATGTCAAGGATAAAGCAAAGATTATGATGGAACCTTGCTATTCTCATTGGAAGCAATATTTTGGCAAATTGCCCGAATCTTGGGGAAAGTGATATTATACATAGGAAGCATTTGAGGTTGTTATGCGCCGACTCTGGTATTGGATTGTAGGTGAATGGAATCTTCGTAAAATCCGCAAAATGGATCCGTTTATCTACGAAGCAGATCAGATGGATGAGATGGATGATCCTTTTGCTGATGATGGGGACGATAAAGGATGATTGGATTTTCTGAGGGGTTTCACGACGCCGGACTGGCGGTTGTTCGTAATAAAAAGATTATCTTTGCTGCACATAGCGAAAGATACTCTAAGAAAAAGCATGACAAACGATTATGTGATGAACTTGCCTTTTATGGCGAATCACTCAACACAGGTGATGACGTAATCGCTTTTTATGAGAAACAGTTCCCAAAACGTGTCAGGCAATTTTTCGCTGGACAAAACCACTGGCGTAAACGAAGACATCTAGCGTTACGACCAAATATCGGTTTTCCTCATCATCAATCACATGCTGCAGCAGCATTCCAGACTTCATGCTTTGAAGAAGCAGCATGTGTTGTTGTAGATAGTATTGGTGAATGGGATTGTAGTTCTGTATGGACTGCAAAGATGGTTGATGGTAATGCTGTCTATAAAAAACGTTGGTCCCGTAGATATCCAAAGTCTATAGGTCTTTGGTACTCTGCTTTGACTGGATGGGCAGGTCTTCGTCCTTTAGACGAGGAATATATCTTTATGGGTATGGCAGCGTTTGGTAAACCCCATTATGTTGAAGAGGTAAGAAAACTCTTGTCTCAAAACAACCATCGTGGTTGCCATTTAGATATTGAGAGTAAGGAAGACGTTGCTGCTAGTGCACAGGTCGTTCTAGAGGAAGAGTTAGATAAGATTTTTGATATTGCTCTTAGATACAGCGATAATGTCTGTTATGGGGGTGGTGTTGCATTGAATTGTGTTGCTAATACCAAACTACGTAAAAGGTGCAACTTATGGATCATGCCCAACCCAGGTGACGCTGGTGGGGCACTTGGTGCTGCTCTATTGGCATCAGGTAAGAAAGTAGAGTTCACTCCTTACACTGGGTATAAGATCGACCGTAAAGTTGATCCTGAAGCAGTTGTAGATGTTCTTTTGAAGGATGGCATCTGTGGTATAGCAAATGGTAAGGCAGAGTATGGTCCTCGTGCTTTAGGTAACCGTTCTTTGATTGCGGACCCCCGATCATTTGCAAATAAGGATCGAGTCAACGAAATCAAGAAGAGACAGAAGTTTAGACCATTTGCACCCGCAATTCTGGAGGAGCATTGTCAAGATTACTTTGATATGCCAGAGCACTCTCGATACATGTCTTATGTCTATCAATGTAAGCGTCCAGACGAGATTCCTGCCTGCGTGCACGTCGATAACAGTGCAAGAGTACAAACGGTGCCCGAGACTAGTGAAAGCGTCTTCAGAGCGATTCTAGAGGCATGGTACAAGCGTACAGGTTGCCCTGTACTTCTAAATACATCATTGAACATTCGTGGCATGCCAATGGTCAATGAATGGTCTGATGCACTTGATTTCTCTAACAAGTATAACGTTACTGTATTATGAAAATACTATTTTCCGGCGATTCCTTCTGCGAAGGCACTGAACTAGACGGTCGAGAACATAGTATGGAACAAAGGGATACATTACGATATTCAAACGTTGTAAAAGAATATTTGAACGATCTTTTTGGCATTCAAGTCACATTTGACAATATCGGATATTCTGGTTACTCCAATGATGAGATTACTCGCGATACAGTTGAGTATTGTGAGAAAACCGAAGTAGATGTTGCTGTAGTTCAGTTCTCACACCCTCAGAGGTGGGCATACTACAGTGAGGTGAAAGAACGCTGGTTTAGTATGGATCAGTATGAACATTTTTATGGTTGCCACCCAGAACACAAAGTAATTGAAATTTGTGAGTGGTGGGACACTAATGTCAAGTCTAGAACTCAATATATTGACAATTTTTTCAAAAACGTATTTTTACTTGAACAATACTTCAAAGCAAAAAACATTCCTTATGTTTTTCTTCAATTAGAGGAATGGACTAATAATGAAATTGCAAGTTGCGATACTAAGTGGAAAGAGTTGGTAGACACCAAGCGTGTCAAAGGTGTGACACCATCACAAGAAGAATTTGGTAATAGGGAGTATTTTGTCGGAGAAACAGATGCTATTTGTCCTACATGGTGGATGAAGGACGAAGAACTAATGAGGGAGTACAGAACTCTTGATCAGAGAGATGAAAAAACAGAATTTGCCGTTGGTAATGATGAAGACACTCATCGGTGGTTAGGTGGATGGCATCCAGGTAAAAATGGTCATATTGCCATTGCAAAGTGGATTATTCAGGAAATGACTGATAATGAAAAACTCCACCATCTGTTTCCTGGAATATGAATAGAAAGGAGGTAATTGATAATCAAAAAAACAATAGTCTTTGTGCATATCCATTTTTCTCTGTTAGAAATGGACAATCACATGGATATGCTCCATGTTGCTGGGCACACCGCCAACAACTAGTTGGTCCTGCTACTGACACTGTTTTTGAATATTTTGATGGTCCAGAGGCAGTTGAGTTACGCCGTGGAATGTTGAATGGCGAAATAACCAATCAGTGTAAAGGAATTTGTCATTTGTGCCATGAGCGAGAAAAAACGAGTGGTACGTCTGCTCGTTTGATGATGAAAATCGATGAAAACATGCTTGCTCTTTATAATGATGATGGAACCTATAATCCTGATCACAATCCAGATATTCGTGAAGTTCTAAATCTAGAACTGAATTTTTATGGTAGTTACTGTAATCTGGAATGTTATGGGTGTCATCCTGCAGATTCAACAACTAGAACTGCTAGATTAGAAAAAATCTCAGACCTACGAGTTTCTGAGGGAAGAGACGACTGGTTTGCCAAAAATGTTGATGATGTCTACTGGTTACCTACAGATCTCAGAAAAGTTGACCCAGATCAATTTCGTAGACTTGTAGAAGACATTATTGATAATGCTGACCGCATTGGTGCCATGGGATTCTGTGGTGGAGAACCAATGGCGATGAAGGCACATTTTCAAGTTCTAGATGCTTTGATTCTTGCAGGAAAAGCATCACACATGAAATTGAACTATGTCTCAAATATGACTATGTGGGACATGAAAGTAATGGAAAAATACCTGAAAGAGTTTAGATACATCCATGTTCAATGGAGTTGTGATGGATTACGTGAAAGAAACCATTATTTGAGATATCCAACAGATTGGGATAAAACATGGGCAAATGTTCAAGCACTGCGAAAATATTGCAAAGAATCAGGAAAAGGTTCTATGCAGACAACATATACACCTTCTCTTCTAAGTGTGTACAAAATCAAAGAAGTATTTGAGTTTTTTGAAGAGCAGAATCTAAAATCACGTCCATTTGAAATCTATAACCGATTAGAGAACCCACATTTTCTAAGAGTCAATAATCTGCCAGAACCACTCAAAGAGCAGATATTAGATGAAGTAAAAAGTGTTAGTGAGTCAGTTGCTTTAGATATGATGAGACCATGCGAACCTGGGTCTTGGGAGATTGCAAAAGAGTATTTTGATGATCTGGATAAAACCCGAGGAACCAATTGGAGACTGACTTTTCCCGAACTTGCGGGGTACTAAATAATATGGTATCATGCATTTAGGCGTGATGCCTTATCAAAAATTGACCTACATGTATGGCTAAAGGTTTCAAGGTGGTAACGACTCCGCCCGAAGGCGAACAAACTACAAAGTCGGACGAGTTCAGTGTTGAAGCCGCAAGAGAGATGGTAAAGGGTAAGACCTTTGTCTTCTGTCTCCCTGGTCGCGGCGTATCATATATTTTCCTGAAAAACTTTGTGCAACTCTGTTTTGAGATTGTGCAGCAGGGGGGTGCTATCCAGATCTCTCAAGACTACTCTTCAATGGTCAATTTTGCCCGTTGTAAGTGTCTAGGAGCAAATGTCCTCCGTGGTCCTGATCAAGAACCTTGGGATGGCAAACTCCAGTATGACTATCAACTGTGGATCGACAGCGACATCGTTTTTGGTCTTGAACAGTTCTATCGCATTCTCTGGATGGATAAAGAACTTGCTGGTGGTTGGTATGTGACTGAGGATGGTAACACCACTTCTGTTGCACACTGGTTAGAAGAGGACGACTTCAAGAATAATGGTGGTGTAATGAACCACGAGATGCTTGATGGTATTCAAAAGCGTCGCAAACCTTTTACTGTTGACTACACCGGTTTCGGTTGGTTACTAATCAAGAAGGGTGTGTTTGAACACAAGATGATGACATACCCTTGGTTTGCTCCTCAGATGCAAGTTTTTGAATCTGGAGAAGTCCAAGACATGTGTGGTGAAGACGTATCTTTCTGCCTCGATGCTAAAAAAGCAGGGTTTGAAATTTGGTGTGATCCTAAGTGTCGTGTCGGTCATGAAAAAACTAGAATCATTTGATTTTATAGATATATCAAGTGATCTCACTCTGATATGGACAGATACGATATTTTCGTTGATGGAACTAAAATCCACGACGCTATAACCGAAGACGAAATGGAAGAATTTACACAGGATCTCGCTGATGAGTTTTATAAAACAGGTACCCCTCATCCAGGCAGTGTAGACGTAGTATACATTGGTACAGACCAAGAATAAATGAAAGGGGTTGAGAGACCCCTTTTTTTTGTACTCTAAATAAATACAATGACAAAACACTAGGTCGCGCAGTGCCTCTTCAGAGAACATCGCTACCTTTCAAAGACATTTCACTGTCTTTCAAAAGGCATCCGGTCACTCATGATATTATTCCTCTAAAAAATGAGGACGCTATCAAGCGAGCTGTTCAAAATCTAGTACGTATTCAATTGGGTGAAGTATTCTTCAATACCCTATTGGGAACTAGGATTACCGGATCTTTATTTGAATTAGCTGATGGGGACTATGTCGATCCTATCAAGAATGAGATTGAAACTACTATTACTAACTTTGAGCCTAGAGTCCGACTTACTGATGTAAAAGTAGAAAGTTTCCCAGATAGTAACTCCCTTGATATAGCAATCTATTACGACATTGTTGGACAAAATAGTCCATCACAAAGGGTATCATTTGTTCTTGAACCTACTAGGCTATAATGGCACTAACACAATTTACAAATCTGAACTTTGAGGACATAAAGACCTCAATCAAAGACTATCTAAGGGAAAATAGTAATTTCACAGATATGGATTTTGAGGGGTCTAATCTCTCAATGCTTATCAATGTTCTTGCATATAATTCGTATAGCACTGCCTATAACACCAACATGGCGGTGAATGAGACGTTTATCGACTCAGCAACGCTTAGAGAAAATGTTGTATCTCTAGCCCGTAATATTGGTTATGTACCTCGTTCTGTTCGTGCTTCAAGAGCAGTAGTGGATATTGATATTACTGATCTTCCAACTACCACAGAAACTGTATCAATTCAACCTGGGGTTATTGCTAACGGCAGCATATCTGATGTAAACTATATTTTCTCTATTGCGGAAAAGATTACTTTCCCTGCAAAGGATACTGCAGCAGGTGCTTCTATTGAAATCTATCAAGGACAATATCTAGAGAACAATTTCACAGTCAATAATTCTCTTCCTAACCAGAGATATATCCTTCCTAACAATGGGGTAGATACATCCACTCTTTCAGTAAAAGTAAAAAACAGTGCTTCTGATAATACTATTATTGAGTATAAATTAGCAAATTCTATTGTTGGTGTTACTTCAGCATCTAACATTTATCTTATTCAGGAAACAACTGACGAAAAATATGAGATTCTTTTTGGTGATGGAGTCTTTGGTAAGAAACTAGAGTCTGGCAACGTAGTTACTATTGGTTATATCAAGACCAATGGTAAGGCAGGAAACGGTGTACGTTTCTTCAACTTTGTTGGGACTATGAAAGATCAGGATGGAGTTACTGAAAGTGGGTTTGCTGCTAACCTTTTTTCTGTTACTCCTTCTGAAAATGGAGACTCTATTGAGTCCCTAGAGAGTGTCAAGTATTATGCACCCCGTCTGTATGCCGCTCAGAACCGTGCTGTGACGGCAAATGACTATGAGGCAATCTTACCTTCTCTTTACCCTAACATCGAGTCTGTGAGTGCCTATGGTGGCGAAGAACTGACTCCTCCACAGTATGGTCGGGTATTCATTGCTGCCAAACCCAAGAATGGATTCTTTCTGTCTGATCTGACTAAGAAGCAACTTCTTACATCTCTCCGCAATTACACGATTGCAGGTATCCTACCATCTTTTGTAGATCTAAGTTTCTTGTATGTTGAGGTAGATACCTATGTCTACTTCAACACCAATTTTATTGGTGACGTTGACAATCTCAAAACCAATGTATTGAATTCTCTCACTCTTTATGGTGGGGGTCGTGAAATCAATCAATTTGGTGGTCGATTCAAATATAGCGGCATTCAAGCAACTATTGATGGTGTGGATAATTCCATCACCTCTAACATCACGTTAGTAAGAATGCGTCGTGACCTGGTTGCCAAAATCAACCAGTTTGCACAGTATGAAATCTGTTTCCTAAATCCTTTCTATTGTTCTGGTAGTTCTTACAATATTCACTCTACTGGGTTCAATGTATCAGGTGTAGTGGGAACTTGCTACTTCTCAGACAATAAACTCAACGATAAGACTGGTGATCTGTTCCTCTTCCAAATCTTAGAAGATGATCGGGTTCAAGTTATCAACTCCAAGTTTGGACGAATTGATTATGAGAAAGGTGAGGTTATTCTTGAAACAGTAAACATTACATCAACTCTGGCAGAAAACAATATCATCGAGATTGAGGCAGTTCCTTTATCTAATGATGTTCTTGCCCGAAATGAAATGTACTTATCGTTTGATGTTGCAAAAAGCAATGTCTACATGCGTGTAGATAGTGTTGCAACTGGTAACAATAGTTCTGGTTCAAGGTTCCTTGCTCAGTCTAGTTACTTTACAGATAAGAACGTTCGTGGAACCATTATAACTACTACTGCCGGTTCTACTCTAATCGGTTATGTAAACGGCGAAAAATATTATGGCGATTACCACGTCATGTCTGACGGAACCAAGATGACTGGTTCTTCACATTTACCTGGAAGTAGGTTGATTACTTCTTCACCAATAGTCACTACTACTCTTGTTAGTGGGACTTCTTCCTCTTCATCTTCGTCACCATCATCTAGCGGATACTAATAAACGTGATTGAGACCTCTCTTACACGAGTAAAAATTCATGAAGTAGTCCAAAGTCAGATTCCAGAATCTATTGATTCAGAGAGTCCGCTTTTTGGGGAGTTCATGAAGCAGTATTATCTCTCCCAAGAGTATCAAGGGGGAACAATTGATATTGCTGAGAACTTAGTTGAGTATAAAGGTCTTGATGTACTGAACAATAACAATCTGATTGGTTTTGCTTCAGTTAGTCAATATATCGGTGGTAGAGATAATATCATCTATGTGGATTCTACTAATGGATGGCCTGCATCCTGGGGTCTGCTAAAGATCAACGATGAAATTATTACATATACCGGTATAGGCAGCACTTCTTTTACAGGATGTCAGCGTGCCTTTAGTGGTATTGAAAATAATCAAAAAACAAATTCTCCAGAGTTCCTTACTTTCACTAATAGTGGTTTAGGAACTCATGGCATCGGAGCAAAAGTTACTAACCTAAGTAACGTTTTTCTTCAGACTTTTCTCAAAAAACTCAAAAAGCAAGTTTTGCCTGGGTTTTCTGAGCGCCCTCTGAACGAGAAAGTCAATCAAAACAATTTCATTCGTCAAGCAAAAGACTTTTTCAGTACAAAAGGTACAGAAGAATCTTTCAAAATCCTCTTTGGTGCGCTTTATGGCGAAGAGGTTGAGATGCTTCAACCCGCTCGTTACATGATTCGTCCGTCTTCTGCGGACTACTTGACCAATGATGTTATCCTAGCAAAGGCAAAACGCGGGAATGCTCTGAAGATTGATGGACAAACCATCAGTCAGGGTAATGGTATTAGTGCAAGTGTATATTCTGTTGAGTCTACAATCGTAGGCATTCACACTTTTTACGCAATTAGGTTGTCTCAAGATACAACCTTCGGCGCATTTCAACAAACTAATAAGAGTTTTGTAACCCGTGAAATCCCTTCTGGCGCAACGGTTCTTGACGTTGACTCTACAGTTGGATTTGGAACTGCTGGTTATTTTGGGATGGGTGGGAAAACCTATCAGTATACAGATAAAAACTATACTCAGTTTATTGGAATAACATCCACTACAGCAGTTACTGCAATTGGATCCACCGTAACATTTGGCGTGGATGCCATTTCTTATGAGGACGGGGATCTTACTAAACCAGTAAGTGTTGAAGTCGTAGGCATTCTGTCTAAATTTGTTGGCAATTCTGTAAACCAGCAAAGAGAAAGTATTATCAATGTCAAGCAACTTGGTAATATTGAAACTGATAATAGATTTACCACCTGGATCCAAAACTCTACACCAAAACATACTCTTGTTGGTTGGAAAGTAATCGCTCCTGGAAAGTATCAATTAGATCTAAGTAGACCTCACGATTTCTTAGTAGATGATACATTTGATGTTGTAGATCCTGACAACAATATCAATCCGGCAACAATTGTTAGTATCATTGATAGCACTAGTATTATTGTCACTACTGCTGCTCTAGATCCTACTATTGTCTACTTTATTCGTAGAAATCTAAAACTTCAGAATAATTATACAGCTAACGTTCAAGCAACTTATAGAGATCCTAATGATGCAGTGTTTGTAGCATCAAACAGTCTGCCTCATTGGCCAATAAATGCTTCTAAACGTTCTCGGACATTATATCCATTTTTGAAACCGTTTGGCACTGAACTTGAGATTATTGACCACCACTTTGCTGATGGTGATATTGTTACATATAATTCTGTTCAAGGTTCAAAGTTAGAAAACCTTATTGAGGGTGACTCATATTATGTAAAACGTATCAATGGCAATAAGTTCTCTCTTGCTTTTACTTCAGAGAATGTTCGTAATGGAAACTATATTGTCGGTATTACAACCTCAGATTCTAATACAAATACTGAGCATAGTTTTACGCCTGTTCAATTTGTCGATAAGGAAAACTCTCCACAGAGTTTACTTCGCAAGTTTCCTGTCGCGACTTTTGATGAAATTTCTCCAATGTCTGCACCTGGTCCGATTGGACTATTTGCAAATGGTGTTGAAATTCATTCTTATAAATCAACTGAAAAAGTATTCTATGGTGCTCTGAATACGATTGATATTTTGAACTCTGGTTCAAATTACGATATTATAAACCCCCCTCGGTTATCCGTCTCACAGAGCGGTCACACTGGAATAGGTGCATCTTGCGTTGCTCAAGTCAAAGGCACCTTGAAGGAGATCCTGGTTGACACTGAGGGCGTAGATTATCAGGAGATGCCTCTGGTAACAATCAAAGGTGGTAATCATAAAGGATCTGCAGTCATCATTCCCCAGTTGAAGATTGTTGCTCAAGAAATAGAGTTTGATGCAACCTCTTCTGGTGGTGTTGTCAACACTGAGGAAGATAGGTTTCAGTTCAAGGCACCTCATGGGTTCAAACCTGGTGAAGCAGTTATCTACACCACTGGTGGCACCAGTGAGATTGGCATTGGCACTACACCGGGAAATTTGATTGATGGTAACCCATACTATGTGGTTGTCAAGGATGATTTTGAAATTATGTTGTCCGAATCTCCTACAAAGGCAATTGCAGGAATCGGTACTATCCCTATTGATAGCAATGGTGCTGGTGTACACAAGTTGTCTACTATTGATCGTAGAAATAAACTAGACAAAATTTATGTTGATCAATCAGGAACTTTCTATAATAGAACTCTTAGAGTTACGTCAGGCACTGTTGGAATAAACACGTTTATTGATGCTTTCTATTATCCTAATCATGGATTTGTCAATGGAGATCAAATTAGATATGAGGCACCAGACGCTATTGCTGTTGGTGGACTGAATAAAGGGTCAGATTACTACTGCCGAAAGATTGACGAAGATAGTTTCCGTCTAGCAACAGTTGAAGATGGTGATTCCTATGTCTCACTCCTCAGTAATGGTAGTGGCAGTCATTTCCTGTCGGATCCTCCAATCTTTGTCAATATTGTTGGTCGTCAGGGAATAACTACATCAAATGCAACGGCAACTCCTGTTATACGGGGGGACATTATTGGTGCTGAGGTTACTGAGAACGGAACTAAGTTTGGTTCTACTGTTATCAATGATAACCATCGTCCAGAAATCAAGGTAATTGAAGGTAAGAATACTTTCTTACAACCATTCATTGTAAATGGTCGTATAGATCAAATTATTATCAAAGCAGGTGGTCAAGACTTCTTCAATATCCCAGATATTATAATTTCTGGTGATGGTGTTGGTGCTAAAGCAAAAGCAATTGTATCAAATGGAGAAGTTGTTGATATTGTAATGATTGAAAAGGGTGCAAATTACACCCAGGTAATGACTACTGCAAAAGCAGTAACACCTGGTACTGGAGCATTATTTTCCGCTAACGTCAAAACTTGGACAATCAATAATGTTGATCGCTTTGCCAAATTAGGTGACGTTCAAACTGATGATGGATTCTACGGTTCACCTCGGGAATCAAAGTTTGGTTTACCTTACATAAACTATTACGTCCCAAGACAACTTCGTAGTTATCTGGGTGATGAAGGTATTGGGCACTCACCTATTTTGGGATATGCTTATGATGGCAACCCAATTTATGGACCTTATGCTTTCAGTGGAACAAATGGAGGTTCTCTCAAGTACATGCAATCCAGTTATGTCAAGGTAACTGGTCAGCGTTTTGATGGACCCCAATTACTGAATTTCCCAGCAGGGTTCTTTGTTGAAGATTACAAATATGTTCCTGGATCAGGTGATCTGGATGAACATAATGGACGATTTGCAGTTACTCCGGAGTATCCTAATGGCATCTACGCTTATTACACAACAGTATCTACTAATCTGGTTTCAAACGCTGGAGATCCTTTCCACAATGCAAGATCTCCAATCTTCCCATACGTTATAGGAGATAGTTATAGATCCAAGATTGAATCTAAAAACTTTGACTATGATTTTGACCAACGTCAAGATCCTAATCAATATGGGGTAGTCAAAAATACTAAGTCATTCAATATCACTGAATATGAGTTTATTTCAAACTCAAATCGCGGATCAAGTATTCAATCAAGAATTCTTTCGACTGAACAGGGTCCAATTGAAACTGTAAAAATTATTGAAAGTGGTGAAGGATACTATGTTGGAGACTCCTTGTCTTTCAACAACACTGACACCAATGGTTTTGGTGCTATTGCCAAAATTAGTAAAATTGTTGGACCCGAAGTATCTACGATCGATTCTAGTCGCCTTGAACTTGAAGATGTAGAGTTTATTTTCAAAGAAGGACAAGTAACAGGAATTACTACCCTTCCTCATAATCTAGGCAATAACTCTTTTATTCTAGTATCTGACCTTAGTTCAACTAACCATATCCAGATGGAAGGTATCCATCAGATCGTGGTGAAGAGTGTAACTTCTGGTATCTCCACTCAATTATCTACTGTTGGCGCTACTGCTGGTATAACCACTAGTATTCGCGTATTTGATAACGTCAATATTTTTGAAGTAGATGACATTATCCAAGTGGATAATGAGCAGATGAAAGTGTTTGAAATTGACACTCTTCAAAATCAAATTGATTTGATTCGTGCAGTCAACGGAACTGTATCCGCAGCACATACATTTGGTGCTGCCATCAAACTTTTACCGACTAAGTTTGAATATAGAATACCTTTTGTTCCTGCCACACCTAATAACTATACAGTCTATTTTGACGCTGGTAACCAAGTTGGTTTGGGCCTTTCTTATGGTGCAGCAAACAATCATACCGTTGACACTGTTGACTTTGGACAGCAAACGATTCCTACCCGGTCGTTATTCATTCCTCGCCATAGTTTTCAACCTGGTGACAAAATCAAATACAACTCAGAGAATGGCACTCGACTGAATTATCAACCTACTACAGGTGCTGGTGGAACATCAAGTGGTTGGACTTCACCTCTTCCTGAGACTAACTTGTTTGTTCAAGTTTTGAGTCAGAATACCATTGGTATCGTTACCACGTTTGCTGGCATTGGTTCTGCTGATGCACGGGTAATGTACTATCCAGATCAAACTGGTATTGGTAATACTCACTTCTTCAAAACTGATAGAGGTTCTGTTACTGGTAAGGTTAGTACAACTAATGTTTTGGCAACCACAAAAGAGGCACATAGTCTGCGTCCTCTAGACACGATTGAAATGACTGTGGTATCGGCGGCAACGTCCTCCGTGGCATTAGTTTACAATCCCGGCGATCGTTTTGTCAGTATCGGCAACTCTGCTAACCCACGTATCGATGTCACTCGTGGGGATACACTTGAGTTTGATATTTCTGATGCCAGCATGCTGGATACTAAGATTCAATTCTTCCTTGATCCCAAATATCATAAAGAATTTGTTGGTTCTGGTAATACTACACCACAAGTAACTTACGACGGCATTCCTGGAAATGCAGATGCTAAGGCAACTGTATCAATGAATAGTGATGCTCCTGAGGTTTTATTCTATAAGATCAATTCTTTAGACATTGGCAAAAATATTGACGAAAACATTGACATTGATGATCATAATAAGATTGTTGTAAACAATAGTATCTACACCGCATCTGGAACTATTAGCACTGTTGGTAGCAACCAATTTACATTCAATATTTTTAGAGAACCTGAGCGTGTTGGTTATACAACTCAAACCGCCAATATTGCTTATCTTACAAACACCACTAATGATGCTGGTCCAATTGGAGCAATTGAAATTACCTCAGGTGGTCTAAACTATCGCGATATTCCTCAAGTAAGTATTGCTTCTACCTCAGGAACATCCGCATTAGTTCGCCCTTCAGGTCCTATGATTGGAAAACTCAGAGAAGTCAATATCTCTGGGTATGGATATGATTATCCTTCAGATAAAACCCTTCGTCCAGAAGCATCTGTTCCTCAGGTAATCTACATAAAAGACAACTTTACAATCACTGATGTTGGTATTACTTCTGCCGGTAAGAAGTATCTGACACCTCCAGATCTGGTTATCTACAACTCCAAGACGGATCAAATTAGTGATACCACTAAATTCCGAGTAGATATACAGGGATCTGGTGTCAGTGCAGTCAAAATTATTAGTGGTGGTGGTAATTTACGTAGTGGTGACAATAAAATTGTTGCAATCAATAATACCAATGGAGTTGGTATTGTTAGTGCCAGTTATGCATTCCCAAATGTTACTCTGACTCTCAAAACACCTCAATCTGGATTTACTAACTCTGTTCCCATTCCTTTTGCTGTGGGTGACAAGGTGTTTGTTGAAAACGTTGGTGTTACCACTGGTCATGGATATAACTCCGCTGACTTTGGTTATCAGTCGTTTGAGTTGACAGAAGTCAATGCAAACCTCAATGTCTTCAACGGTGCTTTCATCAAGTATCAGACAACACAAAACCCTGGTTCCTATGACAACGGTCAGTTTGGTTCTGTAGCAAATGCTGTTGATATTGCTCAGTTTGAAGCGGTTCTGAAAGAAAGTGAGTTTGACAGTGGAGAAACTATTCGCAATGAAAGTGACGCTTCTGCCAAGATTGTTTTTGGTAAAGGAAAACGCCGTAATGTACTGCGTGTAGATACCGTTGAAGGTTTTGAAGTTGGCGACAAGATTACTGCTGAATTGTCAAACTCTGGCGGTACAATCGAACAGATCGATAAGGCAGATGGTCATTTTGAGACTGGCATCGTCTATAAAGGTCGTTTTGGATGGGAAACTGATACAGGCAAACTGTCTGATATCACTCAGCGTATTCAAGATAGTGACTACTACCAACAATTCTCTTATTCTCTAAAGTCTAAGATTGGCATTTCTTCTTGGAGTGAACCAGTTGATTCGCTAGCACATATTGCTGGATTCAAAAAGCACTCTGACATGCTGATCAACTCCTCAGTTGTTGGATTAGGAACTACATCCATAATCACAATTGCTGGTGACGGTGGTGATGCACAAGCAGTTGTATTGATTGAAAGTGAAGACAAACTCTCTTGTTTCAAGGCATTTGACACTGGGTTTGAAGAACCCGATCCCACTAACACTACTAGTGACAAAATTGTATTCTCATCCACTAGATTTGGTGCCACAATTATTAGTAACACCAATCGGGTTTTAGAAATTGATGATATTAGTCCTCAATTCTATAATGATCCAGATGTTATTCGTGCTGTAATTATTGACACCTTCCCTGGTGCTGATAGTGGTATTGATCCCGTATCCGGTATCAAATATCATGCACAAGTGGTTTTAGATGAATCTCTTGGTCTAACTTTCAATACAACTCAGTTCTGCGAATTTATTGTCTTCTCTGACGGCACTAACAGTTTTATCAACCAATACTCGGATCTGTCAGATTCGTTTGATTTGGGAGAGTTTATTGCAGAAATGTCTGGTAGTGATGTTATCGTCAAGTTCCAACCTTTCAACAATACATTTACTTACGACATCACATTCTATAAAGAAGAACTGCCTCGTACTGTGACTGCTGGTATTGGTAGCACTTCGTTTAGTCATGTAGAGAAAATTGGTCTTAGTTCTGCGTTCACTGCAAGTGGATCTCCTACTACGGTATCACTGCATGACATTGATGGAACTAAGTTCCGATCAGGTCTCATTGTTGTAGCACATGAGACTTCTACTGAGACTGAAATGGAAGAGTACAACTTCCTTATGGATGGAGCAAATAATGTTATCTACAGTGACTATGGCAACATGGACACTAATATTACTCTAGGTGATTTTGATATGGATAATGCTAGCAATGTTCTTAGTTTGACTTACACTCCTGCCGCCAATCAAGCGGTTGATGTTCACCTGATGGTGACTCAAGTTGGCGTTGCTCAAACAGCACAATCTAACGTTTCCGGCATCAGTACCTTATCAGTAGGAGATAGTGAACTAGAAGGTGCTTATATAGAAATTGGTGCTGCTGGAAGTCCTTCCAATACTCCAATATCAATCAAGGATACTGGAACCTTCACATCAGTCAAGTATTTTGTACAAATACATAATACTACGGATGATGAATACTCTGCGTTTACTGTTGCTGGTAATTCTACAAACGGTAATCTCAACTATAACACCTACAACAACTTGTCCAACGCTTCTAATGAAAAGCGTGACATTCGTAATGTAGAAATGGACCTTGATGGCACCGACATGCGTCTAATGTTTATGCCCCTAGCAAACAAAGAATATGTTTGCCGCACTTACGAGATTCGACTTGATCGACCCGATAGTATCGCCCAAGATACGACGATAAACCTCTAATGACATTCAAACTCGGTTCTGTCAACAAACAATTCAACTCTGAAACGGAAAGTTTCAAACGCTCGTTCAAATTGCGTCATAAACTTGATCCGATTTTTAGAAAGGAGTTTGATGGTGCCAGCACAAGTGCGGTCATTGTAGGTAGCAATACTATTGTTATCAATAATCACTTCTTTGTTACTGGGGAAAAGTTACACTACACGGCACAGGCAGGTAATGAACCTATTGGTATTGAACATGGTGTGAATGGTGTGGGTGCTGCTACCACATTACCATCCGAGGTTTTTGCAATCAAAGTAAATGAGAATACTTTCAAATTAGCAGCAACAAAAGCACTTGCACTTACAGCAGATTCTATTGGAATCTCTACTGTAGGTATTGGTTCAACACATACATTCCAGGCACTAAAGCAAAATACTAAATGTATTATCTCTGTAGATAATATTATACAGTCACCCCTATATCAAAAACATGGTGTGACTACTACGTTAGATTCTATCGCTAACAAAAATGTTATCTTGACAGATGGATCTATCTTTGAAAGATTTGATCTATTCAAAATCAACGATGAGGTGATGAGAATTCGCCTGACTAACGTAGATGGTAATTCCAATAAGTTTACGGTAGATCGTGCTTGGATGGGAACGACAAAACAGTCCCATTCTAATGGCGATACTGTTCAGTTTTTGTTAGGCGATTATAATATTATTGATAATGACATTACATTTGTAGATGTTCCGTTTGGTGGTACTAGAAGAACAACCGGAATATCATCAAATAGTTTCAATATTACTGCAAATTATTTTACTAGTCTAACTGATGATCTGGATACTGGTACAAAAATCAAGTTGAGATCTCTCAACCCACCAGTACCTTTAGAATCAAATAGAGATTATTTTATTATCAAAAATGCTGCAAATAATTTTTCATTTGCAGATACAAAAGATGACGCTATAGTCGGCAATAAATTAGCACTAACTAGTGCTGGTATTGGTACTCACAATCTAGTCAATGCTGATGTTTTGGTGGGTAGCAGTTTCCAAGGTCGTGTGTTCCAACGTAGCAACTATGATGGCAACATAATTTTTGATGACATTGCTGATCAGTTTACTGGTATTGGTAAAACATTTACGCTGAAAAAAGATAATACTGATGTCACTGGTATTACATCTGACTTCGGTGCAATTCTAATCAATAATATTTTCCAGAAACCTGATGTTGATTATGAGTTCATCAGTTCACCTAGTCCTGGTATCACTTCAGTATCGTTCAAGGGCAATGATCAACCAGGATTTATTGCTAATACCAATCCCAATGACGTAAACGCTAATCGTTTACCTAGAAAAGGTATTGTTGTTTCTTTCGCCAATACTCAAGGTATTGGTTATGTTCCAGGTGCATATGACGATATTGCACTAGTCAGTGGTAATACTGGGATTGGTGTAAGTGTAAAGGTAACTGTTGGTACTGGTAAAAGTGTTGGTCAAATTGATATTGTAAATCCTGGTTATGGATATACTGTTGGTGAACTTCTCCAGGTGGTTGGTATTCCGACTATCTCTACCTATGGACTTGATTTTACTCCCGCAGCAGTCACGGTCCTAGACACCTTTGATGATGAGTTTGCTGGATGGGTATTTGGTAAATTACAGATTCTTGATAATTTTTCTAGTCAGTTTGATGGAAAGCGTAGTGTATTTCAAATAACTAAAAACAATGTTCCCCTGAGTATTGAGAAACGTGGTGGGTCCGTAGTTGAGTTAGATCAAGTTTTATTGATCTTTATCAATGATGTTCTTCAAAAACCTGGCAAAGCATATATTTTTGAGGGTGGAACCAGAATCCGATTTACTGAACCACCTAGGGCAGGTTCAAGTCTTCAGTTCCTATTCTACAGAGGAACTGACGCTGACATTACTACAGCAGAAGATTTCCCTGATGTAAAAGAAGGAGATAACCTGACCCTAGGTAGACAAGACAGTCGTGTTATGCGTGGTGTATTGAGTAGAGATACTGTGCAGACCACGAACTACAAAGGTCCTCATATTACTGATGCTTCTATTCCTACGCGGGTTATTGATCTATGTAAGCAGACTGAAGATAGATTTGTTGAAGGCGTCAAAGTTCCTAAGTCTCGTCCTTCACTGGGAGCAAGAATTTTCCCCGCAGCACGAGTTATTCGCAACATTGCTGCCCTTGACACTAATGTCTACTTGAATAGTGGTTCTTTGATCTTCAGTCTTACTGAAGGAAATACTTACAACCCACAAGAAGATTGGCCTATGCTTCTAGTAGATAATGAAGTAAACCCTGTAGGATATGGAACAACGGGTTTCAAAGTTGAAAAAGTTGAAAAAAATGTAGCTAACATTGTAGGGGATAGTGGATATGTATGTGGTGTTGGTTCAACGGACCAAGGCATGCAAATTCACTTCCATATTTCATTGAATGATGCTCAACGCCAAAACCAATATGGTGGTAAAATAAAAACTGGTATCGGTACAGGTGATTACTTTGTAATCTCTAAATCAAACGTTGGAAATGGTTTGACTGCTCTATCTCAAGATAGAAATGAAATTGTCGGCACTGCTGTCACATGTATTGACGGCATTTACGAGTGTTCTCATATCGAAGATCTTGCATCTGATGTAGTCAAAGTGCACGTCAATATTGTTAGTGGTCATGGACTTGATTTTACTGGCCTACACAGCGATGTTGGCACTCACTATGCAGAGTTTAGTTGGGCAAAAGTGACTGCAAATTCCGCCATTGGAACTAGCTTTACTATCAACACAACTGGTCTTACTGGTATAACAACTGCGCCTACTTTGATTCGCGAGCAAAAACTTCTCGTGGATTATCCATAAATAAGTTGAATCGAGAAGTCATTTAGCATAATGCCAGCCATTATCACTGATCAAATTAGGGTATTGAATGCTTCTAACTTTGTCAGTGGAATTACTACCACTGATAATAGTTATTATGTTTTCATGGGCTTGCCTAATGCTACCGATGTTGCATCGGATTGGAATACGGATACGCCGTCTCCAATAGACAATTTCAATGAACATGATAATATTTACGACACGCTAATTAGTGCAAAAAAAATCACTAGTAGTGATATTTTGCGAGTAGTTAGAAAAATATCTTGGCTAAGTGGTACAACGTATGAGATGTATCGCCATGATTACAGTGTAAATCGTCTTACTCCTAACACCAGTGCAACTGGACTGTATAAGGCAAACTACTACGTGATGAACTCGGACTTTAGAGTTTATGAGTGCCTTTACAATGGCGCTGATCCTGCCAATGGTGGCAAAGGTGTAATTTCATTGCAAGAACCAGTTCACACTGATTTACAACCTCGCACAGAGAGTGATGGATATATTTGGAAGTATCTTTACACAATCAAACCTAGCAATATTGTCAAGTTTGATAGTGCAGAGTTCATTCCACTGCCCTCTGGATGGTCTCTAAGTACAGATACTGCAGATGTACGGAACACTGCTATTGAAGGTCGTGTAGAGGTAATTGTGATTGAGGACGTAACTAATGCGTCTTATCAATTCACTGGAACAAAAAATAGTGTTCCTATAAAAGGTGATGGTGCCGGTGGTATGGCATCAGTCACGTTTGTGAATGGTAAACCTACTGCTGTCCAAGTCACTAGTGGCGGTACAGGATACAGTTTTGCGACTCTAGACCTTGACTCTGTTGTCACTGGTTCAGGTGCAGTGTTTACCGTCATCATTCCCCCTCCTGGAGGACATGGTGCTGACATCTATCGTGAACTTGGATCTAATAAAGTTCTCATTTACTCTCGCTTTGAGAACAGTGATGTAACAAACCCCGATTTCCCAACAGGAAATCAATTTGCTCGACTTGGTATTATCAAAAACCCTGAAATGCAGGGTAGTTCCAATATTCTTACCGACCCCACGGTGTCCGCGATGTATGGCGTGCGACTAGCAGGCGCAGCATCTTCGACCATGGTGGTTGCCAACGATGGAGTTGTAAAACAAACAGTTGGTGTGGGATCTACTGCTATTGGAAAAATTATTTCGTATGATAACACTACAAAGGTTCTGAATTATTGGCAAGATCGCTCTATGGCAGATGGATCTGCCAGTGCCCTTCACCAATACTCTCTAAATAGATTTACCAAAACCCCTGGTACGGGTGGATCTTTGAACATTGTTGTCAAAACAATTGGCGGAGAAGAAACCCTCACCGTCGATACAGCGTTTACTGGAGTCTCTACGACTATCAATAATCGCACTTATTATTTGGGTCAAACGTACAATTCTGGTATTGCCTCCCCAGAGATCAAGAAGTATTCTGGCGACATTATCTACGTAGATAATCGTCCTGAAGTAACTAGAGCGTCTAACCAGCGAGAGGATATCAAGATCATCTTAGAATTCTGATACGATGCCACAGAACACCAATCTCAACGTTAGTCCATACTTTGATGACTTTGATTCTGCAAAGAATTATACCAAAGTTCTGTTCAAACCAGGATCTCCTGTCCAAGCAAGAGAACTAACAACTTTCCAGTCTATCCTACAAGGACAGATTGAAAAGTTTGGTAAACATATATTCAAGGAGGGATCTGTAGTTATCCCCGGTAAATTCAACTACGATCCTGACTATACGTATGTCAAAGTAGAACCTACATTTTTTGGTGTTCCTGTAGAGTCCTACTACGATAAACTTATTGGTGCTCGCATCAAAGGTAAGATATCTGGGGTGACCGCTAAGGTGGTCAATATTCTGTCAGGATCAACTTCTATTACTGGAAATACGACTCTCTACATGAAGTATGAGGGAAGTTCTACCGACCTGAAAAGTGATTCTTTTCTTGATGGAGAAAACCTTGTTACTCTAAAGGATTTTACTTACGGCGTCACTACTGTAACTGAAGGATCTGACTTTGCTACGGCAATTGCTGCTTCCGCAACTGGTACTGGTTGCTCCTTCAAACTAATTCGTGGAGTTTTCTTTGCCCGTGGTGCCTTTATTGAGGTTCCTACTGATACAATCATACTTGATCAATATACAAACCAACCATCTTATCGAATTGGTTTCCAAGTTTCCGAAGAAATTGTCACTGCTATTGATGACAATAGTTTGTTCGATAATGCTGCAGGATTCTCCAACTTTACTGCTCCTGGCGCAGACCGACTAAAGATTAGTCTGTCTCTGACTAAAAAACCTTTGACAGATTTCAATGATGAAAGTTTCATTGAACTGTATCGTACAGACGAGGGTAAAGTCAAACAACTGGTTGACCGGACTGTTTATAATGAGATTGCTAAGGAATTTGCTCGCCGTACTTACGACGAAAGTGGTGACTACTATGTCCGTAAGTTCCCTATTGAAACTAAAGAATGCCTGAACGATAGGTATAGTGTCTTTGGGCAATTCTTATCTAATCGTCTGACTGAGGATGGCAATATCCCATCTAAAGACTTGCTGTGTATTGGTGTGGGTCCTGGTAAGGCATATGTAAAAGGGTTTGAAAGTTATCTACAGGGTTATCGTAATATTGATGTTCCCAAACCTCGTACTACTAAACTAATCAAGGATCGTGGCATTCCCTTCGTTGCGGGTAACCGCATGCGGGTCAACAATGTCTATGGTAATGCTCAAATCAAATTGAACGCAGGTTCAGCAGATTTTGTTGATCTACGTAGTAAAAGACTGCTTGCTAATAAAACTACTGCGGTTGGCGACAGCATCGGTCGTGCACGTGTATATGACTTCAAATTACAAAATGCTGGGTATATAAACGATACGTCAGTTTTTGAGTTGATGGTTTTTGACATTCAACTTGATACTGTCATTACACTAAATGAAGCACTAACTTTAGAAGCACCTGCTCGTGTACAAGGTTCACAGTCTGGTGCTAAGGGAATGCTTAGGACTGCTATGAGTAACACCGTTTCTATGGTGTTGACTGATGTTGCAGGTACCTTCCAAGAAGATGAATCTTTGATTATCAATGGAGAACAGCAGGGTCGTGTAATCAACAGTGTTCGTGACTATGACATGCAAGATGTCAAGTCTGTTAGATCTACTGGCGGTTCTCGTACATTTGCTGCTGACCTCGTTCTAGAGGAAAAAACTGCATTCTCCAGCACGTTCCAACTGACAAGTGGTGGTGCTCTAACTTCTTCTACCACTGGATGGGCAAAGAATCTTCGTATTGGTGATATTGTTTCTTACACTGATGTTTCCCAGACGGATCCTGTATATCTTGAAGTTAGTGTTGTTGCCGGAACTAATCAGAGTGCAACTCTAATCAACAGTTCTGATGGTGCTGTCAGTGGTGTCGCTCACAATGCTCTGCATGGTTCTGGCAACGTCACTATCACTGATCTAACAGTAATCTCTGGAAAAATCAAAGATGCTGATCAAGGTTATCTGTATGCAGATATGCCTCACAAATATATTGAAAGTGTTGACCTGACTGACGCTATTTTGTTTATCCGTAAAGAATACGGAAGTCAAAATACTAGTAGTGATGGACAGTTGACCCTACCATCATTAGTTGGTACAGATTTTATCTATTCAGGATTTGATGAGGAGCGTTACTGTGTCAGTTATAGTGACGGTTCCGTTGAACCTCTTACTTCTGACCAGCTTGTTCTAACTGGTGGTTCTAAATCTGGAACTATTTCTGGACTGACCGCTAGTCAAAGCAATTTGGTTATTCAGACTGCCCAACAAAAATCATCAGTGTCTTCTAAGGTAAAGGCACTTGTCAAGCAGGCAAGTTTAGTTGTTATTGGTTCTGCCAACGTAAATTCTGGTATCTCTACTGGTATTGGTGATGGTCTTACTCCAAGTGGAGTATATGGCAAGCGTGTCCAAGACGATGAAGTCTCTCTGGATGTATGCGACGTAGTCACTGTGCACGCAGTGTTTGAATCTACAGGTGCTAGTTCTCCCACCATTCCTAACTTACAACTCTCTTCCTTTACTGGAAGTGCAGGTGACAATAGTGATTTGATTGTTGGAGAAATTGGTGTTGGTAAGAGTTCAGGTGCTGCCGCTATGGTGTTGGCACGTGAGGGTAGTAATACAGTTGAAGTCTGCATCAAGAACTCTAACAACTTTATTGTAACTGAAGAAATTGAATTTTCTGAAAGTGGAATCAAAGCAAATATTTCTAGCGTAAATCCTGGAGATCCTAATATTCGCTCAAACTTCCTTCTAGATAATGGTCAACGTGAAGAATTTTATGACTTTGCCCGTCTTGTTCGTAAACCTAATGCCACTAAACCTCAAGGGCAATTGAAGGTTTACTTCGACCACTACACTATCAACTCTCAAGATGGTGGTGATATTCTTACAGCATCTAGTTATGAAAAACCAGAATACGACAGAGTGCCTGCGTTTGGAAACATCCGTAACACTGATATTATTGATTTGCGTCCTCGCGTAGCACCTTTTAGTGGATCTACTAGGTCACCATTTGAATTTGATTCTCGCAGTTTTGCAGGTGGAGGTCAGTCGGGTTCTAATGTTTTAGTTTCAGATGAAACTATTCAATTTGATTATAGGCATTACTTAGCACGTAAAGATCGCTTGTATATCAATCAAACTAACACATTTACAGTCATACAGGGCACACCCGCTGAGCGTCCGGTGCTTCCTGATCCTATGACCGACTCATTTGAGTTGGCACAAATTGATTATACACCCTATGTTTACGATGCTCGCTTTGATACTAAAGTAACTTTCAAAGCAAACCGTCGATATACTATGAAGGATATTGGCAAACTTGAGAACAGGATTGACGATCTTGAAGAGATCACCTCTTTGTCCTTGCTTGAGGCAAAGACTGATAGTCTGACTATCAAAGATCCTGACACTGGACTTGATCGTTTCAAAAATGGTTTTGTTGTTGACCCTTTCAATAACTTTGATATTGCAGATAAGACTCAGACTGAGATCAAATATGAATTAGATAAGGGTGTTCTTATTGCTAAACAGCACCGGGATAGTATCGATCTGTTGATTGGTTCCAATACTATTGTTGGTCTAAATGGAGCTCCTGATCCTACAGTAGATCCCCGTTATACCAATGATCTAGGTTCTCCTAACATTGTCAAGACTGGTGATGTGGTGACTCTGGCATACGAAGAAATTATTTCCGAAAGTCAGAATTTTGCCACACGCCTCGAAAGTGTGAACCCATATATGTACCGCGATTGGGGCGGTATCATGAATCTGACTCCTGATTCTGACGTTTTCATTGATCGCAATCAGGTTACGATTACTGAAGGTGAAGGATTTGCTAATGATTTCTTTGCACAAACTGAACCTCTTCCATTCCTACGTGAGCAGAACATTCAGTTTGATTGCACTGTGCTAAAACCAAATACACAGCACTTTGCATATTGGAATGGTACTGATATGACAGATGATAACTCATATGTTGTACCTAAACTGATTGAGGTTACTCCTGGAAGTGGTTCTTTCCAGATCGGTGAAGCAATCCGTGGATATGCTTTTAGCAATCAAGTAAACAGTCAAGGATTTGACATTCGTTTCCGTCTTGCTTCACCAAACCATAAGGATGGTCCATTCAATTCTCCGACCATCATTTATAACCAAAACCCATACAACACTAATGTGGGTCTGTCTTCTGCATACTCTGAGACTACTACCGTACTGAACGTTGACACTCAGGCATTGAACCAAAAGTCTGATGCTAATTTCTTTGGCACTCTGCAGACTGGTATGGTTTTGGTAGGAGAGTCCAGTGGTGCTCAAGCAACTGTTGCAGATGTTCGTCTGATTACTGACGAAACTGGATGTGTCCAAGGTTGTTATTACATCCCAGGAGACCTGTTCAGGGACGGGGATCACACTGCATCAATGCGTCAAGTTCGTCCTGAGAATTTGATTCCTGGTAAGAACGTTAGTATTACTAGTTCTGAGTTCTTCAGTGAAGGTTTTGAGATCACTGAGACAACTGTGATCAGAACAGAACCTGCTCTGCCTGAACCAGTGATCAACAACATTACTAATATTACTAACAATACTACAAATAACATCACCAATGTTACAAATAACGTTCGTAACGTCCAGAACGTCCAGAATGTTACAAACGTTACAAACGTTCAGGAGAACAACAACGACGATCCTTTGGCACAGTCCTTTGTAGTTACTGATAGTCCTGGTATTTTCATGACTGGTGTGGATATGTTCTTCCAGAGCAGATCTGAAACCATTCCACTCAAGGTTCGTATTGTTCCTTTGGAAAATGGTTATCCTTCTGTGAAGGTGATGAAGCATAGTGAAGTTGAATTGAACCCAGATCAAGTCAATATTTCTAACAACGGTTCTGTTCCTACTCGCTTTACTTTCCCTGCACCTGTCTACCTGCCTGCAGGTGACTATGCTTTCTATCTTGGTTCTGCATCTGGTGATTATGACGCCTGGATTTCTCAGGTGGGTGAATCAGACATCAACACTCTGAACATCAACCAGTTCCAAAAAGTTGTAGTTGCTAAGCAACCTGCTCAAGGGTCTTTGTTCAAAGCACAGAGCAACAACACCTGGACTGCTTCACAGTTAGAAGACTTGAAGTATGTGTCTTATAAAGCAAAGTTCACTGCAAATACAGCAAGCATTCGACTTTATAATCCACAACTAAATCTCTACGGCACAAGAAACAAACTTCCAACTAACCCAGTTGAAACATTTGCTAAGCGGGTGTTTGTTGGTCTATCCTCCGGTATGGAGAACAACCCTCATATCGTTGAGGGAACCATCGTGTCTCAAGCAAATAACACTACCGCTCGCGGTGTGGTTGCTGAGAAATTATCTCACCTGGGAGTTGCTGCAAACACAATCAAAATCACTAATTCGGGTTCTGATTATGAAGATGGCACTTACAGCAACGTTTCTTTACTGACCGTCACTGGTCGTGGTCTGTCTGGAGTTGGCATTGTAACCGTCAGTAGTGGTGCTATCACCCAAGCAACCGTCAAGGGATTCCAAACTGGAGAAGGTTATAAAGTTGGTGATACTCTGACTGCCAACCTTGGTACTAAGGGTCTAGGAAACAACCTTCTTCTAACTGTTGGTGTTACCACTGCTGTTAGTGGTTTGGTCTTGACCAATGTGTCAGGTTCTGATTTCAATACTAGTGATGCAGTCTCTTATATTCCTACTGCTGGTGCTGGTGTTGGTATTGCTTCAGTGCAGGGGGCAATTGTTCCTGACACTGTAACTATCAATACTGATGAGTACGATGGTCGCCATTTCAAGGTCAACCATCCCAATCATGGTAACCACTCTGGCACATCGTTTGTGACTCTAGAAGGCATTACTGGTGACAGTGTTCCTACTCGCCTCAGTGTTGGTTATGCCGCAAGTGTCACCTCTGTTGTGAGTGTGGCAAGCAGTATTGGATTCAACATGTTTGAAGGTGCTCAAGTCACTCCTAGCAATCCCGGTTTTGCCGTGATTGGTGATGAGATCATCAGTTACACATCTGTTGGTACCAACCAACTGACAGGAACAATTACTCGTAACATTGATAACTCTATTGTTATGAACCATGAAATTGATGCTCCTGTTCAGAAGTATGAACTTGCTGGCGTCTCCCTCCGTAAGATCAATAAGCAGCATAATTTCACTGATGTCGCTAATTCTATTGATGGCAAAATCGGTTTTGATTATTATTATCTGAAGCATGGTGGTAGTAACTTCTTTGCTAAAGATAAAATTGGTGGTGGTGATCGTGGACGTGGTTCTGCAAACATTGCATTTGATACCGTCAACCCTAACATTGCTCATAGTGCTCCTACCGGCACACAAGTGACAGGCAAAATACGTACCACTTCTGGTACTAGTGTGGACGGTTCTGAGGCATCATTCTTGGATCAAGGATTTGAGGACATTTCTTTACTTGGCAAAACTGAGTTCAAAACTACTCGAATCATCGCTTCCCGCGATAATGAGCAACAGAAGAATACCTTGCTGACTTTGCCTGGTGCTAAGTCCTTCACTTTTGAAGCAACTATGAGTAGTGATAATGAGAATGTGTCTCCTGTAATTGACGTATTCAAGTCATCTATCCTTACAGAATCTAATCGGATCAACAATCCCGTTTCTAACTATAAGACTGACCGTCGTACTAATGGAACTGAAGATCCTCACAATATGATCTATCAGACAAAGGAAGTTCTCCTTGAGAACCCTTCCACTTCTCTGAAAGTTCTCTTCGCTACCAACCGCCCTGCTGCAAGTGACATTCGTGTCTTGTATCGTTTGAAGCGTGAAGACGCTGCTGACTTTGATAAGGTGTTTGAACTGATGCCTGGTTTCAGCAACCTGGATTCGGATGGTGACATCCTCAACGCGAAGAACAACGATGGTAAGACCGACAAGAAGACTTCTGCAAGTCTTGAGGGTCACTTCAATGAGTACGAGTACACCGCAAACAACGTTCCTGCTTTTACAGCATTCCAAGTGAAGATTGTATTCAATAGCACGAACTCTGCAGAGGCACCCAAACTTCTAGATTTCCGCACCATTGCAGTTGCATAAATGAAAGATCAAAGCGATCGTAAGGTCGCTAAGAGAATCATCAAACTTGCAAAGAAAAATCCGGAGTATTACACTCCGGAAGAAATACTTTATGCTAAAATGATCAAACGTGTAAATAAAAAGAAAAAATGAGTTGGGGTTTTCTCTGGGAGTTTCTCTATGAACAAGAAGATCAAGGTGAAGGATCATCCGAATCTAGTGAGGGATCCGAATAATAACGCTATTGTATCCACAGACAAAAGAGGATACCAAAAATATATTGCTGAACGTGAAGAAAAAATTAGCAAAAATAATAAAATTGCAGAGTTGGAAAAACGACTAGCATATCTAGAGAAAGTATTACTTGAAAGGTGAACTATAAATAATAGTACCAAAGAACTCGGAAAATGGCAGTCCCCGTCGTCAATATTCAAATTGAACAGGGGACTCATTTTTCCGCGACATATAATATTACTGGAGCTGATGGGAATCCTTTAGACCTTTCTAATCATAGCATTTCAGCTAAGATGGGTAAGTATGAAGGTTCTCAAGGTATTGGATTTGGTGTAACTTTCGGTGGCACTCCTTCCCAAGGTAAAATTACTATATCACTTACTGATGTAGTAAGTGGTATTGTCACTTCTGGTAGATATAATTATGATGTTTTGGCTAAGAATGATATTACCGGAAAGTCCACAAAAGTAATTAGTGGGCAGGCTCAAGTAAATGCGACGATTACCTGATGGAAAACCAGTATTTCGTATCACTTTCAAGCGATGGTGGTTTTGCAGTTTCTTTATCTGATGATGGTCTTGCTGCATTAGAAGCAGGATCTTTTTCAGTTTCTTTGCAATCTTTAGGAGATACATCTAGTGGAGGAGGAGGTGTGAGTCGGTTATTCAATCTTGATGATGTCAACACAACTAATTTGACTGGAGCAACTGACAAGTTTGTTCTAATTTATGATGGTCCATCAAACTCTTTCAAGTTTGTAAACCCAGATGAGGTTGTTGACAATGCAATTGCTGACTCACCGGGTCCCGCAGGACTTACTGATACTGCTATTGACTATCTTGACACTGCCCTTGATGACAAGATAGATCTAGATGGTGGAACTTTCTGAGTAGTTCTACTTCTAAATATAGAAGATGAATGCATTCGTGATTCTTCAGTGAATATTCAAAATCACAAATAAAGTAAATGGCTGCACCTGTTTTACAGTTCAAGCGCGGTAGTCTTGCCGCCCTCCCCGGTCTGCAGGCTGGCGAACCCGGTTGGGTGACCGACAGTTATGACCTTTTTGTGGGTATTGACTCCAATACAAGTAACAATAAAGTTGTTGGATCTGCTCGTTACTGGACCCGCGAAGGCACTACATCTGGTAGTGCAGTCCGGATGGTTGAGGGTACGAACAACGGACAACACTACGTCTCTTTAGGTGCTCCTGCCGCACTAACTTCTAGTGAGGAGTATATCCTTCCTGCCGCTGCTGTAGCAGGCGGGTACATGAAGGTAGACGGATCAGGCAATATGTCCTGGTCTACAGAAATTGATATTGATACCCCTCTCTCGGTGTTGGACATCGACGGTGGTACTGATATTGGTGCTGACCTGGCTGATGGCGACCTCCTGATTGTTGATGACGGCGGCGGAGGGACGAACCGAAAGACGGCACTGTCTCGCGTCAAGACTTATGTTCTTGGTGGTGGTGCTGGTGCTAGTTTTGCTGCTATCAATGTTTCTGGCATTGGTTCTATTGCTTTTGTCAAGAGCAGCACTGGTACCTTTACTGGTGTCGTTACTGCCTCTTCCTTTGACGGCGACCTTGCTACTAGCAACCTGACTGGTACGGTTGCTAATAATCAACTTACTAATAGTACAGTTTCTTTTGGTGGCATTTCACTGGCACTGGGTGCCGCTGATGCTACTCCTGCTTTCAACCTGCAAGATGCAACCGGTTATCTGACTTCCAACTTGGTTGGAACGATCACCAATGCTCAGTTGGCTGGTTCGATTGTTGATGGCAAACTAAATCAGATCACATCTGCTAATAAGGTTGATGTTTCTGCTATTGACATTGATGGTGCTACCGACATCGGTGCTGACCTAGTTGATGCTGATCTTCTGGTTGTAGATGACGGTGCTGGTGGCACCAACCGTAAGACGGCAATGTCCCGCGTCAAGGATTATGTCCTTGGTGGTGGTGCTGGTGCAAAATTCGTAAACCTCCAGGCAACTGGCATTACGACCACCGTCCAGTTACAAACAGTTGACATCAATGTGTCTGCTGGTGCAACTGTTACCGGTGCTCTTGATGTTGATGGTGGTGCAAACATTGCTTCTGGTCTGACCGTAACTGGTGGACTGACTGCAAACTCCGCAATTGTTTCTGACCTGACTGACGGTCGTGTCGTTCTTGCTGGTACTTCTGGAGAACTGGAAGACAGTGGCAACCTGACCTTCAACGGTTCAACTCTTGCTGTAACGGGTGCTGCAACTGTATCCACAAATCTAGGAGTTTCTGGAGAGGCAACTCTTGCTTCTGCCACCATTAGTGACCTGACCGATAACCGGGTTCTGATTGCTGGTACTGCTGGTGCAGTTGAAGACAGCGGCAACCTGACCTTCGACGGTTCTGATCTGGGCGTGACCGGTGATGTCACCGCTTCAGGCACTGTCCAAGCTGCAAACGTCACTGCTACTACCGCAGCAACTCTTGCTTCTGCTGCTGTCCAAGACCTGACTAATGGTCGGGTGGTTCTGGCAGGTGCTGGTGGTGAACTGGGTGATGACTCTGGTCTTACCTACGGTGACAACGATCTCCGTGTTACTGGTGGCATCAACGCTACTGGTATTGCCTCTGCTACCTCGTTTGCAACGGGTGCTGAAGGTTCTGCAATCATTGTTACCAGTGACACGATCACTGGTCCTTCTTCGATCACCCTTGACCCTGCTGCTCTCAACGACAACAGCGGTACGGTGTTCATTCTAGGTGACCTGCAAGTCAAGGGCACCACGACTCAAGTTGACTCCACCACGGTTTCTGTTGCCGACTTGGCAATCGAAGTTGCTAAGGGTGCTGCCAACGATGCTGCTGCCAACGGTGGTGGTTTCACGGTTGATTCAGGTGATGGTGACAAGACCTTCCACTTTGAAGCACTGGGTGACAACTTCGGTTCTTCTGAAAACCTGAACCTCGCTTCTGGCAAAGTCCTCAAGGTCGCCAACACTGAGATTCTGAGTGCTGCTGCACTTGCTTCTAGCGTTAGCGTTGACGTTGCTTCCATCAACTTGGATGGTGCAACTGCAATCGGTGCTGACCTGGTTGACGCTGATCTCTTCCTGGTTGACGACGGTGCAGGCGGAACGAACCGCAAAATCACTGCTACTGAGATCAAGGATTACATGCTCGGCGGTGGTGCCGGTGCAAACTTCGCTGCAATCAACGTCTCCGGTATTTCTACCGTTGGGTTCGCTGAAGCTACAACCCTGAAGGTTGGTGCTGGTGCGACTGTCACGGGTGCTCTTGACGTAGACGGCGGTGCTAACATCGCTAGTGGTTTGGTTGCAAACTCCGCTAAAGTTTCTGACCTAACTTCTGGTCGCGTCGTTCTTGCTGGTACTGACGGTGAGATCCAAGACAGCGGCAACCTGACCTTCGATGGTTCTACTGTCGGCGTCACTGGCGGCATCACCGTCTCTGGTGCTGTTGATGCAAACGGCGGCATGGATGTCGCTGGTGGTTTCGTCGCCAACTCTGCTAAGGTCTCTGACCTGACCTCTGGTCGCATTGTCCTTGCTGGCACTGCTGGCGAACTGGAAGACAACAGTGCACTTACCTTCAACGGATCAACCTTTGCTGTCACGGGTGCTGCAACTGTCAGCACTAACCTAACGGTTACTCAAGAACTGAGTGCTCGCGACGCTTCACTACGTAACGTAGTTTCCAGTGGTGTAATTACAGCAACCAACCTTCGCAACGCTGCTGCTGGTCTGCTTCCTCTGGTTGGTGTATCCAGTGCTTCTGGTCACACCGGCATCGTTACCGGATTCAAGTTCAACGGTACTGGCGTTGAAGCATACAAGGTTGAAGATGGCACTGCAACTGTCACCCTGTCGGGTGTTGCTGCTACTACCTTCACTTCAAGCAACACTATTGTTGCTACTCAAGGTCAAACTTCTTTCACCGTTGCCTCTGGTTTCCAAGAAGGTTTCTGTGATGTCTATCACAACGGTGTTCGCCTGATCACCGGAACTGACTACACCCAAGGCGTTGATGGTCAGACCATTACTATCAACTCTGGTGCTACCGTTGGTGACGAACTTGAGTTTGTTGCCTGGAAGTCACTGGGTGACATTGTAAACATTGCATCACTCAAGACTGCCGGTAACCTAACGGTATCTGGTGTTGCAACTGCTACTGGCGGTTTCGTTGGTAACCTTACTGGTGATGTCACCGGTACGGTTAGTAGTGGTAGTGGTTTAGGTGCAGGCACTGTTCCTCTAACTTCTCTGGATATCGACGGTGGTGCTGATATCGGTGCTGACCTGGTTGACGCTGATCTGCTGATCGTTGACGACGGTGCTGGCGGCACTAACAAAAAGACAGCACTGTCTCGCGTCAAGTCCTACGTGCTTGGCGGTGGATCTGGTGCAACATTTGCCGCGATCAACGTCACGGGTATTGCCACTAACACCTTCCTGCAATCTACCACCGCAAACGTGGGTGCTGGACTGACAGTTGGCGGTGCAATTGACGGAAACGGCGGTGCAAACATCTCTGGTGGTGAGACCGTCCTTTCTTCCGCAACAGTCTCCGATCTGACCGATGGTCGCATCGTAGTCGCGGGTGGATCTGGTGCTCTGGGAGATGACAGCAACCTCACCTGGGACGGATCAACCCTAGGAGTTGGTGGTGCTATCAGCGGTTCCGGTGGTGCAAGCATCTCCGGCGGTGAAACCGTCATGTCCTCCGCTACAGTCTCTGACCTGACTTCTGGTCGTGTCGTGCTCGCGGGTGGATCTGGTGCTCTCCAAGACAACGGTGGTCTGACTTACGACGGTTCTACCCTCGCAGTCACTGGTGCAGTAACCGTTAGCACCAACATGACCGTTAGCGGTGACCTGGTTGTTGAAGGTTCTACTACCCAGATCAACACAACCAACACCACAATCGAAGACGTTCTGCTTGAACTGCAGAAAGTAGACGGTGGTAACCTCAGTGCTGATACCAACAAAGACGTTGGTATCGTAATGAACTACTACAGCGGATCCGCTAAGAAGGCAGCAGTCTTCTGGGATGATTCTGCTGGACGTTTCGCTCTCGCAAGCGAGGCAACTGAGTCCGCAGGCGTCTTGGGTAGCATTACCTACGCTGGTCTGGAAGTTGGTTCCCTGTACCTGAATGACTGTGCTGGTCAGTCTCAAGTGATCTCCTGCTCCGGCACGACTCGCTCTCTTGAGAACATCACCATCGACGGGGGATCGTTCTGATAGGTAAATAAAAACCTGATATATAGGGGGAGTTGACTCCCCCTTTTTTTATGGAAAAAGAACAAGAACTGCAAAATCTTTTGCAAATCTATGTGAAAAGACTTTCAGATGAAACTGCTAGATCAGTTGCATATGAAGCACGCATTGGTGTGATGGGTCAACAGTTACAAATGATGGCAGAAGAAATTCAAAGACTTCGTCCAGCACCTGGAGATGCAGGACAGTTCCCTGAACCTAAAACTGGAGTTGGTAAAACAACTAAAAAATAATGGAGTCATATTTTGGCGGCATTTGGAAGGATGACTATGTTGGTCAACTGAAGCACTCAGGAGACGCTGTAGTCGATTACATCAATAAGTTATCTCCATCTAGTGTATTGGATGTAGGATGCGGTTACAACCGCCTCAAGGACCGTGTACCGGGGTTAGTTGGTATTGATCCATATAACAAAGAGGCACACTTACATATGTCTCTGGAGGAATACTATGAGTATGAATTTCCACCTGCTGATGTTGTTCTCTGTCTAGGATCAATCAACTTCGGAACTGAAGAAGATATTGATAAACAGATTAGTATGTTAGATAAATTGTTTCTAAAAGATATTATTTTTAGGGTCAATCCAGGTATTGCTCATGATTGGGCAAATACTAATATTGATCAGATACAATGGTATGATTGGAACATTGAAAAGATAAATAAAATTACTGAAGAATACCAATACAATTTGATATCACTGAAAGAAGAAACTACTTCTCAAGGACATCTAAGGTATTTTTTTCATTATGCTAAATACTCACGTTGAAAGGAAATCCAAAATGCTTTCTGGAACCGATTTCGTAAAGAAAATCAAGGAAGGTAATAGGGAGCTGTTTGAGGCTTCCCGTAGTAACGTCCGTCGTTTCTTCGCTTCTGCCCCTAGCGAGGAGTACCTCGTCGAGCACTTCCGTGGCCGCATGGTCAACGAAGCACAAAACATGTATGCGATTGCTGGTCAAGTAGCATCTGCCGACCCTAGCACCGACGTTCGCGACCTGGAGCTTCTTAGCAAGCAGGCATTGGACGAAGCAAAGCACTTCCGCATGGTCAAGGAAGTCATCGAGCACATCACTGGCGAAGAACTAGACGTTGCTGCTGCTTTCGCTGCTGAAGCAGGTAAGCCTCAAGCAAAGGGTGCTTCCCTGCTTGAGAAGTACGAAGCTGCTCAAGATCCTGCTGCCCTCGCTGCCTATCAGCTCGTTGCTGAAGGTCGTGCACAAGCAGTCTGGTCTGAAATGGCCGAGTGTGTTGAAGATTCGTTTATCTCCACCCGCTACGCCTCCATTGCTAAGGATGAAGGTTTCCACAGCAACCTCGGCGGACGCTCACTGAGCCGTCTGGTTGAAGGTAGTGTGGAACTTCAAGATCGCGTTCTTGCTCTTGTCGAGCGTATGCGTTCTGATCTTCTGGAGATCTCCCGCCAGAACACGGCTACACCTCTTGCCGTTGTTTGAAGGTCTGACGACCTTCTCTAATAGTCTCGTCTAACCAATGGTCTTTGACGGGACTTACATATTTTCCGTTGGCATCGCCGGTTATAAACTGGTCGATGCCATTGGTCGTTACAGGGAACTTTAGAATCTCCCCACAGTATTTGATATAGTCTTCCTTCCACAAGAAAAAAGATTCGTGAGATAGGAAATGTGTTTCAATATATGGATCCTCTAAGAGGGATTTATAGTAACCTTTGGCAATCGGTAGGGTTACTTCTCCACCAACTCTTTCTTGTTGAAGTGCATTTATATTTTGATCTCTTGTAATAATTGCCACTACAGGTGTGTAACCAAGATGCATTGCTTGATGACAAACTGCTGAAATCTTAGGTACCTGTCTGACACCATCATAGAAGAAAGGAACACTTACATTTGCTAGAAAAAAATCTCCCTCAGGAAACTCTAACAACTCAGGATATACCCAATACTTGGCAAATGGTTCCTCATCAGATGGAACCCAGTAATTATCTTTGAGAGAATCCCACCCTACAACTTCTGGGTGCAAACTAAATATTCTTGCAAATAGGTGATTGCCTGATCCTTGTGGTCCGGTTGTGATAAGGAGTCTTTTCATGAGTAAACCGAAGTTTATATTTTTCTTAGGAGCATCATTTTCAGCAACAACTCCGCTGTATAAAATGCTTCGTAATCACATTACGAGTGGATTTGCTAAAGAACATCATTTGGCAGAAGTAGCAGAGATAGCGCAACAAATAAGATCTGGAATTTATACACCGACCGATAGAGATAATTTTCCCTTTTTATCAAGTTCAAAAAAATCTTCTACCTCATCATGGGTCGGTGGGGAAGAGTATAATGAAAAGTTATTGAGATGTAAAAAGAAGATTGATTGCGCCCAAAATTTTGGTACTAGTTCTGGTGAGATTATAACAGATTATCCGGATTTTAGTAATTGGTCAATACAAAAATATGTTGATTACTACAAAAAATTGTGGGACAATAGAGGGGATGGTAGAGATGTATTAGTTGATTGGTCTAATAGTAATGGTCGTTTAGATTATAATTTTATAAAAAATTTACTGGAAGCATTGAAGCAAGAGTTTGATGTCAGTGCTCTGATTATATGTAGAGACCCTGTGAGAAGGGCATGGTCTTGGTTGAACTATGCATGGAATGATTATTCAAAAGTTTATATGAAAGATCGTTACACTAATATTGACTCTGCCGCCAAAGCAGAATTTGCAAAAATAAAACCATATCATCCACTCATTGAAAGTGTAGAAAAATCGTGTCCTGTGCACGTTTTGGTTATGGAAAAAGTATGGGAGGGTAATTCTTTTCTATCTAAAGAAGAGTCTCAAATAATTACTCAGTTGATTGGGAAACCTGACTTTGCCCCAAACCTATACTGTCCCGATAGAGGAAACAAAGCAATCCGTTATAAACATCAAAAAGACCAGTGGTGTTCTGATCATTTCAATATGTCAGATAAACAATACTATGAGTACAAAAATATTATGATTGATCATTATGATGGATGGAAAGGAGATCTTCCTGAGGGGTGGGGATCTCCAATGGATTATGAAACAAACTGTTCCTTACCCATAGATGGCATAGAAGAACAGTACATCAAACCTGGAACTTATCGTAAGAGTGATGGAAAATTATATGTAGACTTTGATGGTTATGATGAATTATATAACGTTGAATATGTTGACCCATATTTTAGTGATAAATTTTCCAACCCATAAAAAAAGGCAGGCGTTATGCCTGCCTATAAAATCAAAACAGAAGTTTACTCTTCTGCATCGGTACCGTAGGCACGAATACGATCAGCAACTCCCGCAGGAAGAGAAATCGTATCATACAATCCAGCAGTAGCTTGCTTGAATGCAGTACGCTCATCAGTAGTCATTTTGTTGACGGTAATTCCTTCATTCGTGCACTTGACCTCAAGGTCAAACATCTCATCAACAGACCATTCTTGTTCCGCATCTGCGGTAACAATTGCTGCGTTTGCAATTTTGCCACGAAGTCCAGAATCTTTATCCAAAGACTTCCAAAAATCTTTCCGACAAACAATAGCTGCAACATTCATAGAATGTCGTGTATCATTGAGAGTCTTCATGACATCATCGCCTTCATTGGCGAAGAACTGAGTGTAGTTAGCATCTGCACCAGCAACGGTGCCATCTGTGACGGCTTGTTTGATCTGCTCTACTTCAAGAACAACAGGAGTAGCACCAATTGCTTCAAAAGTTTTTTTAGCAATTTCGTTGTCGTCGCATCGAATGGAAACCCCTAACAGATCATCGGTTGTATCGATTTCTTTAGTAGCAGGAATCATATTGTATCCACCAGCAAAAGTATATCCCAGACCCCTAACTACAGTATCTTCACGTCCCCATAGTCCTTTCAAAAGCTCAATTCCAACTTGACCCGCTAAGGCGTTACTTGCCTCAACATAACTACTAAACAAATAAGGCATATCAAGAACTCTCAAATCTGAGTTGAGTTCAGCCAACTTGGACGTATATATCTGACACATATCCAACTTACCCTCTCTAATGAGAGTAATAAAATCATTCCTGGTAACTGCTACACCTTCATTGTACTTCGTAGCAAACTCTGATAGTGTAAGAATTTCAACTTCAAATTCCCCAGGAGCAAGGATCTCAATTTCAGTAGCAAACTTCTCAGCAGTACGACGGAAAAGTTCAATAGGTTCATGTACCCAACGTACTTTTTTCATGCCTTATTGAGTTATGGTTCTATACTATATTTATTGTAATGTAACTGTTCCTAAATTATTATGATGCTTGTGAAAGGATGAAACCTAAATTTATTTTGTTTCTTGGAGTAGGTTGGTCAGCAACAACTCCACTGTTTGCATCTATCAAAGAACATTTACTCTACGGCATTGAGAAGGAATGGTTTTATCCCCAGATGTTGTTTGAAAGGAATTTTTACAAGTTCACAAATGATCATTTATGGAGAAAATCTTTAGATGAACTCAAGGTAAGAATAAGAAAATTTAGAGAGGGTGAGATACAGTTTCATCATGTGTCGAAGCACGATGTGTCAGAAAAAGCATTGAGTATCATAGAGCATCATGATCCTACTATCGAGAGATATATTGATTTTTACAAATGTCTCTGGGAAGAAGGGGTAAGTTACGATAAGAAGGCACTTGCAGATTTTTCAAATACAAATAGTGAATGTTTCTTTGTTGATAAAGGAATTCGATGGTATAGAAACTTTGTATCAGAATTGGATAAACATTTTGATGTTATTCAAGTTGCAATTTTTAGAGATCCAGTTAGGAGGTTTTTCTCAAACGAGGTTTGGTTATATGACAACGCCGAGCATCTAGACATTGACACGGGTGGTCAAACTTTAGATCAGTGGTTTGAACATCGTATAGAACATCAGATTCCTTATGCCAAACTTATCAAGACTGCCATGTCTTGTGGTAAGACTGAATTTTTTGTTATGGAAGACGTATGGGAATCTGATACTGAAACCCAAATTGCTCGACTACAAAAACTTTTTGCTGTCGATAGAGTAGAATTATATGACAATGCTTACTGTCCTGATAGAGGATCTAAAGCAATTAGATATAGTAACCTAATAGATCAATGGACTAGTGATTCATTTGATATGCCAGATGATTTATATTATAAACTCAAAAAAATGATGAGTTTTCAGTACGAAGATTGGATAAAAATGTATGGCAAATTGCCTGAAACTTGGGGCAGTCCTGCAGACTATAAGAAGAATCAGAGTTTACCGATAGGGAGACTACAGCACAAAGAGAACTTTGTTTATCCAGAGTTTTATGAAGAGATTGATGGTCAAAATTATTGTCATAACTAGTAAAGTGATTGTATAAAAAAATGAAACCTAAATTTATACTATTTGTTGGTTATGGATGGGCAGCAACAACTCCATTATTCAATTCCCTAAAAGAACATCTACTTTTTGGTACTCAAAAAGAGATGCATTATTTTGAATTGATCTATAAAAAACAATATTACAAAGATCCTAAAAACTGGGGGGAAGGAGCCAAAGACCGTAGGGGATGGGAGAAAACTTTTGAATTACATTTAGCACGTGTCAAACAGACCAGGTATGGTGAAGATAATTATGATCAAAATATTTTTGTGCCAGATAAAGCATTTGATATTCTTGAAGATCCTAATACTTGTATAGAAAACTATATCAATTTTTATAAATCCATTTGGGAAAAACATGCAGATGAGGGCAAGATACTTGCAGATTGGTCAAACTCAAATATTCTTCCGATAAACGATAAAACAGTAGGACTGCCTTTGTACAAAGAGTTTATACAAAGACTACAAGAACATTTTGATGTTACTCAAGTAGGAATTTTTAGAGATCCAGTTAGACGACTATTTTCAGAACATGTTTGGCATTGGGACAATGCAGATCTCCTTAGAATTGATAAAGGTTTACATCATACCGTAGAAACTTACTTAGAATTATATGCAAAAAAAGTTTTACCTTACAGTGATATTATAGATGTCACTAGAAAATATGGTAAAACTGAATTTTTTGTTATGGAAGATATATGGGAGAACGATACTAAAAATCAACTTAGTCGATTAGAAAATCTTATTGGTAAAGATATAAATTTATATGATAATGCTTACTCTCCTGATAGAGGATCTAAAGCAATTAGATATACTCTTTTGATTGATCAATGGAATAGTGATTCATTTGATATGCCAGATGATTTATATTATAAACTAAAAAAAATACTTCAGTATCAATATGATTATTGGCCTAAAGTATTTGGTTGTCTTCCTGAGCAGTGGGGAACCCCTATAGACTACAAGAAAAATCAAAGTTTACCTATAGGAAGAATTGAACACGAAGGTAATTTTGTTCCTGAAGAAAATCGTGAACTAATTGATGGTGAATATTATTGGAAAGATTTCGATAATACATTTCTGCTTGATGGAATGGATGATTTTTTTACTAAATTTGAGGTTGTAAGTAAGTGATCAACAACACTTAGATGGTTTTTCTGGTTGTGGTCCTGTAGGTCCTTCAGTAAAAGGATCTAATGGAGCAGGAATTCCAGTTTTATTGCAGTCATCCAAAGGATTGTTTGCAACATATTGAATATACTTGTCGTTAGCATCTCGTTTCAAAATTTCATCTACACGTTTGTCATACCATGCAACTGGGATACCAATGTCTAGGTGTTTTAGATACTCTTCTTTATAGAGATATAAAAGTTCGTAACTAAGAAAGGTTGGGTTGGGGAATTTTGACATCTGATCCAAGAAATACTTGGTGGTTAGTTCGCCCCTCAACCGCTGTTGTTGATTACGAAGTATGTTTTGATCACGACCAATTACAACTATTTTAGTTTTGATCCCCATATTTTCGGCAGACTTGCAAAACTGCAATACGTTTGGACACCAATGGGTCCCTTTTTCTTTGATGCCGAGGGGGACACTAATAGAGGTAAAGTAATATTCCGACTGAGACCAATCGAAAGATTGCAGTTTATTGGGGTCTCTCCAATATTCTGCAAAAGGTTCTGCAAATCTATGTGCTTCCCAATAATTGTTCAGCAAAGATTTCCACCCATAGACATCATCGTGCAATGAAAAGATTTTTGACCATAGATGGTTTCCCGATCCTTGAGGCCCAGTTAGTACAACGAGTGTCTTCATAATATAGTAACCTTCATACTAATTATAACACCTAAATACTCCTATGCGAGAGTATATACTCTCAGTATCTAACTAGATGATCGCTACATAGCGACTACGTGAATGTCATCTCCAAATATTAGGGTCAAACGCTCAGCGATTGCTGGCAAGGTCCCACACTATCCAAACAGCCTAGAACTTGGCGAATTTGCGATCAACACAGCGGACGGCAAAGTCTTTATTGCCGCTGGTGTTGGAGCAGGTGTTACTGTACGCGAAGTTGGTATAAGCACCGGCAAGATTCTTAGTGGTATCGCTACGATTACCACGCTTGAAGCAACAAATTTTAGTGTAAGTAATACTATCGTTGGTATTTCCAGCGGTGCGAACAAGGTAGATACTGCAACTGACGGTGGTAACCAATGGCACCACGTTGGATTTTTAGATAATAGAACTGGATATCAAAAAATAAAGACTAACGGTCTTACTTACAACCCTAACACTGGCAAACTCTATGCTGGTATTGGTAGTTTTGGTAAGGTTAGTGGAGAAGCAACGGTTTCTCAACTAGTAGTCACTGGAGTAACCACTGTATCCACGATCAATGCTGATGCATTTGTTGGTGATGGATCTGCTCTTACTAACATTGGTGCTGCTACATCTATTTCATCTCAAGTTACAACCGCTACTCAAGGTCAGACCGCATTTACATCACCTGGTGCTCACAATGATGGAACTAAACAACTTACTGTAGAAGCATATATCAACGGTGTTCGCCAACGTAAAGATACTGACTTCAGTGTCTCATCTACAAGCACAGTAACCCTTAGTAGTGGTGCCAAGGTAGGTGATGAGGTTCAAATTCAAGTTCATTATGGACATACTCTCGATCAAGAATCTTTTACTGCAACACAAGGTCAAACAGTATTTACAATCTCAGGTGATTTTGCTGCACAAAAAAACTTCAAAGTATTTTTGAATGGTATAAAATTACGTAAAACTACAGACTATACTACCGGTGCATCTATTGTCCTTGTGACCGGATGTAAAGTGGGAGACGAAGTTGATATATGTGGAGATCTTTCAGAAGATCAATATACTGCAACTGAAGGACAAACAACATTTATTCCAAGCGATACAAATATTTCTACTAAAAACGCTCAAGTATATCTAAATGGGGTTTTACTACGAGCAGTAGATTGGTCATTTGGAGATACATCTATATCAATTACTAATGGCACAACTGTAGGTGACGAGATAGATGTCGTTGTAAGACGTAACTAAATAGAAAAAAAGTCTTGGAATAAATGGCGAACCCATCTACAAGACAGGAGTTAGTCGGTTACGCTAGGCGTCAACTAGGTGCTCCAGTCCTTGAAATAAACGTTGCTGATGAGCAAATTGAAGATCTGATGGATGATGCCATTCAGGTTTATCAAAATCGCCATATGGATGGCGTTGAATTGATGTACTTGAAGCATAAGATCACGCAGGACTTCCTTGATGCTACTCGCGCTAGGGCAGAAGATAAGTCAACTGGTATCACTACCAGTACAGGCACAGCAAATATTACTGGAATTGGCGTTACCACCTTTAGTTTTGAGGAGAACCAGAATTTCATCCAGGTTCCTGACGCGGTTATTGGGGTCGAAAGAATTTTCAAATTGGACAATCGTCTAATTTCGACGAACATGTTCAACATCAATTATCAGTTGATGCTGAATGATGTGTATTTTTTCAGTTCAATGGAACTGATGGGATATACAATGACTAAAAGATATTTGGAAGACCTAGATCATATTTTACATCCTGAGAAAGCAATTCGTTTCAATCGTCGGCAGAACAGACTTTATCTGGACGTTGATGGCAACAGTATGCAGGAAAATGATTACATCATTATCCGTTGCTATCGGGTTTTAGATCCCAACGATTTCCCAAAAGTATATAACGATATCTTCCTGAAACGTTACTTTACTTCTCTCCTCAAAAAACAGTGGGGACAAAACCTAATCAAGTTCCAAGGTGTAAAATTGCCAGGTGGTGTTGAACTGAATGGTAGACAGATTTATGAAGATGCGGTTGGAGAAATTCAAGTATTAGAAGATAAGATGGCAAATGAGTATGAACTTCCTCCGCTTGATCTGATTGGATAATGGCACTAAATCCCTTCTTTCAACAAGGCACCCCTGGTGAACAGGACCTCGTACAAGATCTGATAAATGAACAGATCCAAATGTATGGAGTGGAATTTATTTACCTGCCTCGTATTTTTGTCAATACTAAGACTATTATGAGGGAGGTAACTTCTTCTAAGTTTACCAAATCATTTCCTATTGAAGGGTATATTGAGTCTTATGAAGGTTTTGATGCTGGATATAATCTACTAACAAAATTTGGAGTTCGTACTAACGCAGAGATGAAAATTGTCATCTCTCAAACTCGTTATCTAAACTATATCACACCTTTGATGGTTGGTGCTCGTGGATTGACAAATGCACCCGTACGTCCTTATGAAGGAGATCTTATGTATTTCCCATACAGGGATCTACTGATGGAGATCAAGTATGTTGATGACGTTAGTAACTTCTATCAACTACGTAAGAACTATACGTACACTCTGACGGTTGAACCGTTTGAGTATGAGGATGAAGTCATCCAGACTGGAGTCAATGTGATTGATGATGACTTCAAGACTGCTGGTTACAATGCTACTTTTGTTTTACTAGATGTTGGAAGCACTGCATCAGCAACTGTAGGACTTGCCACTGGTATTCGTTATATCGATCTATTGAATGGTGGTAACGGTTGGAGTGCTGCCCCTAGAGTCAAAATTTCTCCTCCTGTAGGAGGGGGCACTACAGCAACTGCAGTTGCCATCACTAGCACTACAGGCACAAGTGCTTTCCGATCAACTTATATTAGTGACATCTTTATTACTAATCCTGGTGTAGGTTACACTGCAGTTCCTACTATTCAATTCATCTCTGAGGATGGTCTAGGATCTGGTGCAATTGCAAAAGTTGCTATCTCCACCAGTGGAGGCATTAGTAATGTTATTGTTAGTAATGTTGGATCAGATTATGTACAGGCGGATCCTCCAGATATTACTTTCAATGCACCTCCTTCTGGGGGGCATATTGCCAAGGCACTTGCAGTCGTAGATACATTGGGTCGTTTGAATGCGATTCGTATCACTGATGCTGGTTCTGGATACACTTCCAACCCTACAATTACAGTAGGAGCAGCAGGCACAGTTGGTGTTGGTACTTTCAATTATGGAGAAGTTATAAAAGGTCAATCCAGTCTCAGCACTGCGTTTGTTACTACTTGGAATGCTCCAACTCTTACTCTCAAAGCACGCAATCTGAGTGGTAACTTTAGTGTTGGCGAACTTATCGTGGACAATGAAGGAAGTGCGTATCGTCTAAATACCATCGATTATAATGATGACGACTTCGCTCCCAGTTACAACTCGGGAGATACTATTCAGAACGAAGCAGATAGCATCTTAGATTTTACAGCGAAAAACCCCTTTGGTGAAGTGTAATGGTTGGCAATTACTTTTACAATGAAACAATTCGGAAAACCGTAATTGCTTTCGGTACACTATTCAATAACATCAGCGTCAAAAAATTTGGCACTGATGGTAAGAGTATTAGTCAAATCAAAGTTCCTATTGCATACGGACCTATTCAACGGTTCCTTGCACGGATTGAACAGCAACCAAACTTTGATGACAATATTGCTATCAGTCTACCTAGATTGTCGTTTCAGTTGACATCATACGTCTACGACGCAAGTAGAAAAGCATCTCCTATTCAGAAGTTTACAATGCTGTCACCGACAGCAAAATCTAAAGTAAAGAAGATGTATATGCCTGTCCCATATGACGTGGGATTTAGGTTGAGTTTTGCAGCAAAACTGCAAGACGATGCACTACAAATCATTGAACAAATTTTACCATTCTTCCAACCTTCCTATAGCGTGACTATCAACATGCTTGAGGGAGTAAGTGAGAAACGTGATATTCCTTTTACTCTAACAAACGTTGGGTTTGTTGATGAATACGAAGGAGATTTTTCAACACGCAGATTTATACAATATGATCTTGATTTCGTAGCAAAGACGTATTTCTATCAAGAAGTGCCTACGGACGAAAATGGAATTATCAAAAAAGTTCAAGTGGATTATTCTTCCGCTCTCCGTGCTCCAAGGGAACAGAGATACACCGTTGTTCCCCAAGCATCTAAAGATTATAATGAAGACGAATCGGGAAAAATTACTGCCGCCGTCGATAAAATAAAAACTCTTATCAAGGTAGCAAATGGATCACAGTACACAGTTGGTGCATTCATTGAAATAAACAATGAAGTTATGAGAATCAAAGAAATTGATTCTAATAACCTGATTGTTCAAAGGGGTGTGTATAACACCAATATTGTTGAACATGCAGCAGATGACAGAATCAATCTAGTAAATAGTGTTGATAATGAACTAATTGAATTTGGGGACACATTCGGTTTTAGTGAATCTAGATCATTCTTTGGTGCAGATGGAAAATCGTTTAGTCCTAAAACTGGTACTGATTTATGACTCAACATTTTGATGCTATCGATAAAGCACTAGAGACTAAATCTGAAATTGTAAAAGAAACAAGAGCAATTTCAAAAAAATTGAGACCTGAAGACCCCGATAAAGATTATGAGTATTCTCGTGCTCAACTTTATAACTTAGTTGAGAAAGGACAAGAAGCAGTAAATGGTATTCTTGACGTTTGTATGGATACTCAGCACCCCAGAGCATATGAAGTTGCTGGTCAGTTGATCAAACACGTCGGTGATGTCACTGACAAAATTGTTGATTTGCAGAAAAAAATGAAAGATCTGAGTGCAGAAGATGGTCCCAAAAATGTTACTAATAATGCGTTGTTTGTAGGTAGCACAAGCGAACTACAAAAAATGATCAAGAAGGGTCTTCTAAATAATACTGATAAGTAGTTTCTCCAATGTTATACACATATAAATTACCTATCTTTGAAGCACCTGGTGATGGTTTCGCTCGCATGAGTGATGATCAGTTCATAGATTACCAGAAGAAAAATCCTGGTGCGGCAGAAAAAGCGGCACAGGTAAGAAAGCAAGCACAAGCACGTGCCAATAAATCCAACAACACATCCAACAACACATCCAACAACACATCTACAGCAAAACCTTCAGGAAAGAAGGAGGTAGGAACCAGTGCCCTTGCCAAGCGTGGCGGTATTGTCAAAAGTAATTCACAAGGCAATCAGTCTAATAAGGTTGGTGGCTCTAGTGATAGCAAGCGTGTTGGTGCTGCTGGGGGCAAGGCAGTAGACATGGGTGTGAAGAAGGTGAATGTCCGTGATGTAACTCCTGGACAAAAGAAAGTTTCTGGTTCTTCTTCTTCATCGGATTCCGTTTCAGGAGGACAAAAGAAACTTTCTAGTGGAAGTGGATCGAATCAAAACCGTCCCCCTTCTGGGGCAGGTACTGATAGAGTTGCTCAAGGTGGTGCACTTGCGAAGAGAGCACCTGAGAAAAAGACTGGCGGACCTACCAACTACACCGCAAAGAAAAATTATGTCAAGGCGAAGAGAGTTGCTGGCAAAGTTGGTGCTGCAGCACGAGTTGCAGGAAAAGCCGCAGTTGTTGCAGGAAAAGTTGGTAAGTACGCAATTGGAAACACTGCGGCTGCTTTTGGCAAGTCTAGTTGGAAGACCGAATCTAAACAACTAAAGACATTTGGTCAGTTCATGATTGAAAGTGAAAACGGAAAGTAATTTATGACTAGGAGTGACGTATACCTTGGTAATCCTAATCTAAAAAAAGTAAATACCAAACAGGAATTTACCGAAGAAAACATCATCGAATATGTTCGATGTAAGAATGATCCCGTTTATTTTACAGAAAAATATATAAAAATTGTGAACGTGGACGAAGGTCTTGTCCCGTTCAACATGTATAAGTTTCAAAAAAAACTTATCAAAAATTTTCATCAAAACAGATTCAATATCTGTAAAATGCCTAGGCAGACTGGAAAGTCTACCACTGTTGTATCGTTTCTTCTTCACTACGCAATCTTCAATGATAACGTCAACATCGGAATCCTTGCAAACAAAGCAGCAACAGCTAGAGATCTCCTCGGCAGATTACAACTGGCGTACGAAAACCTGCCGCGCTGGATGCAGCAAGGCATTATAGCTTGGAACAAAGGATCTATGGAACTGGAGAACGGTTCTAAGATCATTGCTGCATCTACCTCAGCATCTGCTGTCCGAGGTATGTCTTTCAACATTATCTTCCTGGACGAGTTTGCGTTTGTGGCAAACCACTTGGCGGATGATTTCTTTGCGTCAGTATATCCTACAATCTCATCTGGTAAATCTTCTAAAGTAATTATCGTATCTACGCCTCACGGCATGAACCACTTCTACAGAATGTGGCATGATGCTGAGCGTGGTAAGAACGAGTATGTTCCTACTGAGGTACACTGGTCTGAAGTGCCAGGTAGAGATGCTAAGTGGAAAAAGCAAACTATTGCTAACACGTCAGAACAACAGTTCAAGATTGAGTTTGAGTGTGAATTCCTAGGATCTGTTGATACTTTGATAGCAGCATCAAAACTAAAAGCACTGGTCTTTGAAGACCCAGTGAAAAGGAATGGCAAGTTATCTTTATATGAAACTCCACGTGAAAAACATGAGTACGTCATTACAGTTGACGTTGCACGTGGTGTAGGCAAAGACTATAGCACGTTCTGTGTTTTTGATATCACAGAGTATCCATATAAAATTGTAGGAGTTTATAGGGACAATGAAATCAAACCCATGATCTTCCCATCAATTATTGAGGAAGTGGGTAGGGCATACAACAACGCACATGTTCTGGCAGAAGTCAATGACATCGGTGATCAGGTGGCATCTATTTTGTTCTATGACTTGGAGTATGAAAACCTGTTGATGGTTGCCATGCGTGGGCGTGCAGGTCAGCAAGTTGGTTCTGGGTTCTCTGGTGTCAAGACTCAGTTGGGTGTGAAGATGAGTCAGGTCACCAAGAAGGTGGGTTGCTCTAACCTCAAAACTCTGGTTGAGGATGACAAACTAATCTTCTGCGACTACAACATCATTGCAGAACTGACAACGTTCATCCAGAAGAAACAGTCGTTTGAGGCAGAGGAAGGTTGTAATGATGACCTTGCTATGTGCCTGGTTATCTTTGCATGGTTAGTTGCACAGGATTATTTCAAGGAGATGACGGACCAAGATGTTCGTAAAAAAATATATGATGAACAGAAGAATGCTATTGAACAAGACATGGCACCTTTCGGTTTTGTATGCGACGGTTTTGATGAGATGGGTGGGGAAAGTATAGAGTCAGACGGTACGATTTGGAAAACTGATGAGTATGGAGATCGCTCTTACATGTGGGAGTACCATTCCTAAAGTCCCACTAAATAACCTTTTCCCTAAATATCTCTAGTCATCGTAGGGACAACAGGGAGTTAGAATGGCACTTCGATTAGCATCTCCGGGTATTTCTATACGGGAAGTTGACCTAACTCGTGGTGGCGTTGATTTTACAACCAACGTCGTAGCAGGTTTTGTCGGTCCCTTTCGGAAAGGACCCGTAAACGAGATTACTCGTATCAATAACGAGAAAGAACTCGTTGATGTTTTCGGGCAACCGGGAATTGGCAAGTCTGATTATCATTATGAGGTTTTTCTTTCCGCATCACACTTCCTCTCATATGGAGGAAAATTAGATGTGGTACGTTGCAAGGGTGGAGACCTTGTAAACGCAAACGCAGCGGCTGGTTACGCACATACCACCAACCTTTTGGTTGAAAATGAGGACGATTATTACAACAATCAAGCAGACGATCTTCACTGGTACTTTGCTGCTAAGAACCCTGGTGCTTGGTCAAACCAAGTAAAAGTCGCAGTTATCGATAACTTCGCTGACCAGACTGTTACCCCTACACTACAAACTGGCACCATTGCATCCAACGTGGCCGTTGGTATGGGTGTCACTCAGCATCTGACAGGACAAACTGTTGGTCTGGGAACGGTGACTGCCGCAACAGGTGTCCTAAAAGGTATCGTTACTGCCAAGACTGCTACAACAGTAGATATTCGAGTTGTTAGCACAGTTATTGCAGGAACTGAAACTATTGTTGATTATCAGCAAAACTCCCAACGCGAATTCAAGACGGGTTCTCCCCTGAACTTCGTGAACAGTTCTGGAAACACTACTGCCATGGGGCAGACAGCTACTACTGCTGACTGGTACAACTCCCAAAACATTCTAACCAGTATTGCTGATGGTGGTACTGACTTAGTTACCTTACCTTGGCGCTCTGTTCTGAACCGTCCTCAGACCAGCAACTATACTTCAAATCGTGATGGCAACAATGATTCCCTTCACATTGTAGTTGTTGATGCTGGTGGTCAGGTAACTGGTGATGTAGGTTCTGTTCTAGAGAAGTTCGGCAACTTGTCTAAGTCCAGCGACGCTGAAGTTGCTGGTGGTCGTGATATTTACTACAAAGATTACATTGCTGAGAACTCTGCTTATCTCTGGGCAGGTGTTTCTCTGGTAAATGGAACTGACACTTTCAACAACACTGCACCTATTGCTTCTGGATTTAGTGCTGGGTTTACGCCTCTCACCTCTGGTGCTGGTGCATGGGGTCAAGAATCTAAGGACCTCAAGTTCAACCTCGTAGGTAATGTCAAGTACACCCTTCTGGGTGGTCTGGACTACACCGGTATCGGAGTGTTCGATGCACCTCTAGGAGACCTCCTAACGTCTTATAACAAGTTTGCCGATCCTGTGGACAGCGACATTCGCTTCCTCCTTCAGGGTGGTGCATTCAAATCTAAAGAAGAAGAGCAGGCAAAAGCAAACAAGATGATCCAAATCTGCGAACTGCGGAAGGATTGTATTGCGTTTATTTCACCCTGCCGGAGTTCTCAAGTCAATGTGACTGAGTCTTCTGACAAACTGAAGAACACTCTTGAGTTCTTCTCACCCATCACCTCCAGTTCATACGCCGTCTTTGACTCTGGTTACCAGTACGTATACGACCGCTTCAACAGGCAGTTCGTTTACATGCCGATTTCTGCTGACATTGCTGGACTTTGTGCACGGACTGACCGGGATAATTTCCCTTGGTTCTCTCCTGCAGGTCAGGTGCGTGGTGGTTTGAACTTTGCTATCAAACTGGCGTTCAATCCTGGTCAGGATTCCCGAGATCAGCTTTATTCAAACCGGATCAACCCTGTCATCTCTCAACCTGGTGGCGGTATTATCCTGTTCGGAGACAAGACGGGTCTTTCCTTCGAGAGTGCGTTTGATCGCATCAACGTTCGTCGCCTCTTCATCACCCTGGAGAAAGCGATTGAGAACGCTGCTAAGTCTCAACTCTTTGAACTCAATGATGCTGGAACTCGTTCCAACTTCATCAACATTGTCGAACCTTTCCTCCGCGACGTGCAAGCGAAGCGTGGTCTAACCGACTTCCTGCTCGTCTGTGATGAGACGAACAACACCCCCGATGCAATTGACCGCAATGAGTTTATTGCTGACATCTACCTCAAACCCGCCCGCTCGATCAACTTCATTGGTCTGACGTTTGTTGCTACCCGCACTGGCGTTAGCTTTAGCGAAGTCGTCGGCACCGTCTGATCAATAGGAGAATCAACTAATGGCTTTAGATAGGAACATTTTTTCCATACCAAACAACGAACGATCTATTGATTCGTTCAAGTCTCGTCTGACGGGCGGCGGTGCTCGCGCTAATCTGTTTGAGGTTGAACTAAACTTCCCTCGGGGAGTTGGCATCTTTGATGAAGAAATCGAAGACACCACATACCGGATGATGATCAAGGGAGCACAACTCCCTGCTTCAAATATCCAGGAAGTGCTTGTCCCCTTCCGGGGTCGTCAACTCAAAGTTGCTGGGGATCGTCGTTTCGATCCTTGGACCATCAGTGTAATCAACGATGGTGACTTCAAACTCCGCGAAGCATTTGAGCGGTGGTCAAACTTTATCACCAAAGTGTCTGATGGTTCTGGAACTGTCAACCCCAGTGAGTATTATGCTGACTGGACTGTGAACCAATTGGGTCGTGCAAGCACGAACCTCAATGTTCAGGGTAAGGACAACCCCGCACAACTTCCTGTGCTGCGTCGTTACTCAATGAAGGGTTGCTGGCCTAGTTCTGTTGGTGCTGTTGAGTTGTCTTACGACTCGGCAGATACCATCGAAGAATTCCAGGTTACCCTGCAAGTTCAGTGGTGGGCTGCTTACGACAGCAATAACGGTGATTCTGTGGTCTGATAAATATATTGATTAGACTAACACCCCTATTATTATGACCAAACTTTTTGGTTTTTCAATTGATGATGAATCAAAAAAATCGAAAGGTATAATCAGCCCTGTCGCTCCTAACAAGGAAGACGGATCTGATTACTACCTTTCTTCGGGTTTTTATGGACAGTATGTTGATATCGAAGGTGTCTTCAGGACCGAGTTCGATATCATCAAACGCTACAGGGATATGTCCCTGCATCCAGAATGTGACACTGCTGTAGAGCACGTAGTCAATGAGGCAATTGTCTCAGATCTAAATGATTCCCCAGTGGAAATTGACCTTGACAACCTTCAAGTCGGGCAATCTCTCAAGAATGTTATTCGTGATGAATTCAAGAGTGTAAAAGATCTTCTTGAATTTGATAAGAAGTCGCATGAAATTTTCCGCAACTGGTATGTGGATGGGCGACTGTATTACCACAAGGTAATTGACGTACAGAAACCTGACGAAGGTATCAAAGAAATTAGATATATCGACGCCCTCAAGATCAAGTTGATGAGGATCAAACCCAATGAAAGGGGTAAGGGTGTTCCTGATATGCCCATGCCGGATAACGCTGCAATTAGTGTTACCAAAGATACTAAGATTCAAGAATTTTACACGTACTACCCTGCAGGTGTAGCGCAGAAGTATGGTTCTGTTGCAGGTAAGGGCGTACGAATCGCTAAGGATTCTATCTGTCATGTCACCTCTGGTCTGATTGATCGTAATAAGAAACTTACCCTATCTTACCTCCACAAAGCAATCAAAGGTTTGAACCAACTGCGGATGATTGAGGACTCCCTTGTCATCTACCGTATGTCACGGGCACCTGAACGTCGCATTTTCTACATTGATGTTGGTAACTTACCAAAGGTCAAGGCAGAGCAGTATTTACGGGACGTAATGAGTCGTTACCGTAACAAGTTGGTGTATGACGCTAACACTGGTGAAGTCAAAGACGACAAGAAGTTCATGTCAATGTTGGAAGACTTCTGGCTTCCTCGCCGTGAAGGTGGTCGTGGTACAGAAATTACTACACTGCCTGGTGGACAGAATCTTGGCGAACTTGCTGATATTGAATACTTCCAGAAGAAACTGTATCGTTCATTGAACGTTCCTGAGTCCCGCATCGCAGGTGACAGTGGATTCAACATGGGTCGCTCTAGTGAAATCCTTCGCGACGAACTGATGTTCAGTAAGTTCGTGGGTCGTCTCCGTAAACGTTTCTCTGCATTGTTCCTTGATCTACTAAAAACTCAGTTGATCCTCAAGAACATCGTTACTCCCGAAGATTGGGAGAAGATGGCAGAGCATATTCAGTTTGATTATTTGTATGACAATCACTTTGCAGAACTCAAAGAAACTGAGTTGATGAATGAAAGATTGAATGTCATGGTTCAAATTGAACCTTACATCGGTACCTACTACTCACGTGATTATGTGAAACGTAAGGTCTTACGTCAGACCGACGAAGAGATTATTGAGATGACACAGGAGATGGAAGAGGAAAATGCAACAGGGGAAGGAGTGCCGTTAGAAACTCAAAATGCAATCATGCAAGGTCAGATTGAGAACGGTCAAATTGGTAATAATCAGAACGGTGCATCGGGTAAAGTCCCCACTGATCCTAATGATGGTGATGCGCCCCTTCTAGATATCAAGAAAGCCAAGATATAAATAACCTTTAGCGTTTCTACTACTTCGTAATGGATACTGATCAACTTCTCGATATGATGGGTTCTAAAGAATCCACTCCCAGTGAAATTCATGATGCCATCAAAGCTTTGTTGACTCAAAAAGCTGCCGACACAGTAGGAGAAGTTACTCCTGCTGTTGCGGCAGGTATTTTTGGAGATACTTCAGGTGAAGATGCTCCAACAGATGAAGTAGAAACTGAAACTGAAACCGAAGAGGAGTCCGAGTGATGCAAGCACTGAAACTTGTAGCCGACCATGGTGAACTGTCAAGTAATGATGCAACCACGGTTGCGTCCAGTGCTATCACTATTCAAAGTGGTCTGTTATATCTGGCATGTAGTTCTGAGAAAAAAAGTGGACACATCTCTGTGTGTAACACTGTCGCAGAAGCTGGCATCGGATCGTTTCATATCGAGAAAGGACAAGGGTTCCTCTATCGTTATGGTCACCCGGCACATGCCAAGATCACTGGTGTCACTAAAGGTGCAACCACGGTCATGGCGATCGATTTTGTAGACACCAAAATCAGTGTAGGAGATTTCGTAACTATGACCGGCGCTGCTGTCGGAGCATATAACAGCACTTTAGCACACGTTGAAGTGACTGCGATTTCTGATCCTCAATCATATAATGCTTACTCTAAGACCATTACGGTCGATGCTGACACAGCATCATTAGGAGATTTTACTGGAACTGCAGAGATTTCTAAGTCCGTCATTGTGCGGCTTGCCCCTGAAACTTCTGATGGTTGCACTATGCATGTACACGAGGTCAATCTAGCATGAAACTTATCTCAGAAGAAATTGAAGCAGTAGATATTCTTACCGAAGAGAAAGACGGTAAGAAAACTCTGTATATTCAAGGACCTTTTCTCCAAGCAGAAGTTGTAAACCGGAACAAACGGTGCTATGGCCTCGGCACTATGGTCAAAGAGGTTGCTCGTTACAACGATTCTTATACCAATAAGGGTCGTGCCCTTGGTGAACTGGGTCACCCAGATGGTCCCCAGATCAATCTGGATCGAGTGTCCCACAAGATTGTGTCGTTGACTCAAGAAGGTAATAACTTTGTAGGTAAGGCACAAATTTTGTCTACCCCCATGGGCAAAATTGCTGAGTCTCTCATTAGTGAGGGTGTAAAACTTGGCGTTTCCTCTAGGGGAATGGGATCCATTACTCAGCGTGATGGTATCAGTTATGTTGGCGAAGATTTTATGCTCGCCACCGCTGCTGATATTGTTGCCGATCCTTCTGCTCCCGACGCTTTTGTGGACGGAATTATGGAAGGAAAGGAATGGGTCTGGGAAGGTAGTGTACTTCGCGAAAAGTCTTGTAAGGCAATTGAAGAGAGTATAAATACCGCTGTAGACGAAGGAGTGCTTGAGGCACACAAGTTGCGCCTTTTTGCACAATTCCTTTCAGATCTATAAAACTCTAAATAATAACAGCAATAACTAGGACTTACGGAAACTAACCGATGGCTGAAGCGAAACAAACACTAGATGAAATGGAGAACCAGGTTACTAAAGGTGCGTCTAAAGCGGATCCTATGCCCAAGGCTCCCAACTACGTGCCTGATAACGCCGCGATCGAAGATCTCGGTGGACCCACTCCTACTAATTCCAGACCAGATGACGACAGCAATAAGCTGAAGACACCTGGCGCATCCTTTGCCCAATCAGGCGACGTTCAATTTAGGAACGCCGCTGGCAAAGTTCAACTTCCAGGACCTGCTGCTCTGAAGAGCACTGGTTATGGAAAAGGTGCCAACGAAGAAACCGAATCCGAGGAAGAGGTGGTTGCAGAAACCCCCAAAACCAAAGATCCTGTTGTTGCTGAAGAAGAGCAAGTCGAAGCCATCGATATCGATGTGTCTGAAGACGTTGCTGCTTTACTCGAAGGAGAAGAACTCTCTGCCGAGTTCCAAGAAAAGACCGCTACAATCTTTGAAGCTGCTGTACGTAGCAAGATTGATCAAGTGGCAAGCACTCTGGAAGCTCAGTTCAGCGAAGCATTTGACCAAGAGGTCTCTAGCTTCAAGACTGAGATGACCGAGCGTGTTGATTCATACCTAGAGTTCGTTGCGAACGAGTGGATCAACGAGAATGCGCTGCAGGTCGAATCAGGAATCCGAAGTGAACTTTCGGAATCCTTTATGACGGGTCTCAAAGCCCTCTTTGAAGAACATTATGTTGAAATCCCTGAAGATAAATATGATGTCTTAGAAGCAATGACTTCTAAGTTAGATGAAATGGAGACAAAACTCAACGAACAGATCGACAGCAACGTCGCATTGACTCAGCGACTGTCGGCGTCTGTTTCTGACAACATCCTCGATGAAGTAAGTGAAGGTTTGGCGCTGTCCCAAAAGGACAAGCTTTCGGAACTCTCTAAAGGTGTTGAGTTTGAAAGTGAAGAACAGTACCGGGAAAAGCTCGCTACTCTCAAGGAATCGTATTTTACGAAACCTGTAGTTGAGTCCCAAGAAGTTAGCAGCGAAGAGAGCCTCGTCGAAGATTACTCTCCGTCAATGAACGCATATCTCAATGCTCTAACTAAGTTCCAATAGTATTAGAACAACACCCCCCCAACACCCTAATAGGTATACCCAATGTTCAATTCTGGATCTCTCCAGAAGAAGTGGGCACCTCTGCTAGAGGCCGAAGGTCTTGATTCAATCAAGGATTCCCACCGCAGAGCTGTAACAGCCCAACTTCTCGAAAACCAAGAACGTTTTCTCCGTGAGGAGCGTGCCTTCCTGAGCGAAGGACCCCCTACGGTCAACACAGATCCCGGCGGCGCAGGCGTTGCTGGTTTTAGTGGCGGCGCTGGTGCCGCTGGTCCTGTCGCAGGTTTCGACCCTGTGCTGATCAGCTTGATCCGTCGCTCCATGCCCAACCTGGTCGCTTATGACCTCGCTGGTGTTCAGCCGATGAACGGTCCTACTGGACTGATCTTCGCAATGCGTTCACGCTACGACGGTCAGTCTGGCACAGAAGCATTCTTCAACGAGCCCGATTCGGCATTCTCCGCACAGAACTCTAACGCCAGCTTGGCACAGGGTGACTACACCGGAGCAACTGATGGTGGTACTGCTGTTGGTTTTGGTACGACCGCCCAAGGTGGTAGCAACCCATCCATCCTCAACGGTGGTGCAGACAACGCTTACAGCACTGGACAAGGTTTCAACACCCAAGCTTCTGAAGCACTGGGCGATGGTTCCTCGAACGACTTCCGTGAGATGGCGTTCAGCATCGAGAAAGTCTCGGTGACCGCCAAATCACGTGCCCTGAAGGCCGAGTACAGCCTTGAGCTTGCTCAAGACTTGAAGGCAATTCATGGTTTGGATGCCGAAGCGGAACTCGCCAACATCCTCAGCACAGAAATCCTTGCTGAGATCAACCGCGAGATCATCCGTACGATCTACAAGTCCGCCGAAGCTGGTGCTCAAACAAACACTGCCACAACTGGCGTGTTCGACCTTGACACCGACAGCAACGGTCGTTGGATGGTTGAGAAGTTCAAAGGAATGATCTTCCAACTGGAGCGTGATGCTAACGCCATCGCTCAAAGAACTCGTCGCGGGAAGGGTAATATCCTCCTTTGCTCCGCTGATGTTGCTTCTGCTCTGACCGCCGCTGGTCAACTGGACTACACCCCTGCCCTGTCAGCCAACATGACTGTTGATGACACCGGCAACACCTTCGCTGGTGTGCTCAACGGTCGCTATCGCGTCTATATTGACCCGTTTGCTGCTAACTTGAGTCCTGATCAGTATTACGTGATGGGCTACAAGGGTTCTAACCCTTATGACGCCGGTCTGTTCTACTGTCCTTACGTGCCCCTGCAAATGGTTCGCGCCGTTGGTCAGGACACCTTCCAGCCCAAAATTGGCTTCAAGACCCGCTACGGCATGGTCGCCAACCCTTACGCCGAAGGCACCACACAGGGTCTCGGACGTATTACCGCTGGTTCTAACCGCTACTACCGTCGCGTCAAGGTCCAAAACCTTATGTGATCACGGATCACAGTCACCAAGACTCCCTTCGGGGGGTCTTTTTTTATGAGTATCTAATTACAATCTTTTTATGTTGGGTAGTCTTATCACTACACTGGTAATGCGTTACTTTACCGTTTAGTAGACCAGTTGCTCTAGCAATGAGATCCATAGCAGCAAGTCTATCTGCTTCAGGACCTGCTTCAGGTTTCATTCTATGCTTCTTCCACATCTCAGCAACCATATCAACATTATGAACAACACCAATATGTTGTGGTGGTTGTGATTGCCACTCGTCTAGTTTCTCTTGCGTAGTATCTTGAATATTGAAAGGAGTATCACTTTCAATAAATTCTTCGTTCATTTTTTTATATGTTTCTGGCGTAATTTTCATATTGTTTTTCATTGACCAACAGGGTTTACAGAGAGGAACCATCCTCAATTGAGGGCACTGATCCGCTGGAGTTAGTTTACCACAAGAACTACATTCTATCTCCCACATTTTCATAATGTTCTTTCTAACCTTTCTGTTGGTTGGTCAGGGAAGTCTCTTGGTCTGCTATCAGTAGCATTATCAGTTTTAGGTGAACCTTCGTTTGCCTTCATAGTATGCTGATAGTTTGCTCTTGGGTATCTGATACGAAAAGGATCAGGCATCCAGTAGGTTACCTGCCATTCCTGTTCAGGACATAGTTCAAGATGTTTCTCTACAGTATGAGAAAAACTCCCAATTTGAATGTACCCATCGTGACTAACGCATCTTCCGTTCCCAGTATCAACCAGGAATAACATCTTACTACTCATAGCATTTCTTGCTCTGGGTTGAGATTCTTGACAAATTGCACAGGATCCCTTTCGGACTTGTGTACCCAATGATATCGCATGCATTCAAACATGTGATCCCACATTGTAACACACGTGTAGTCAGATTTTTTACTTTCTGTTGTCACAATTTTTGATTTTATTTATAGTAATGTAAATAAGTTAGAAATGTTAGTAAACAAACACAAAGTTGCATAGATAGTATGTCGAATTGGGATTTCACATGCACAACATTATTTCAAACAACCAGTTGAATGAATGGGGTCGAATCCAAATGCTAGAAGAGGAAAATACTAGAATCAATGACTACTATGAATGCATCATTGAATGTGATGAGGGAGGAGCTGCCTGTAAACGAATATGTAAAGAAATTTTAGTATAGGTACCACTACAAACCTCCCCTTCCTAGGGGGGGTTTTTTGCTATAGTAAATAGGGATGACGCTGATGCAACCATGAAAGACCAGAACGCTATTTTGGATTCCGAAAGCAAACAGGTCAAGTGGAACCGTGGGTTAGATCTTTTCATTGAATCAGTTTTGAAACCGGATTCAACACTTAGAGACTGTGCTCACAACCAGCAGTGCTATAATGAACTTATGGATGTCAGGCAAGACGTTCTTCAGTATCTGAAATCTAAACGTTGGTATGCCTAAAAACTCAGTAACTAGGGAAGAGTTGATCACCCGAGTTCTCAAACTAAAAACAGAATTGTATGATGGTTCCTGGTCTGCTAAAAACAGGGACTGGCACGAAGGTGGACAGAGTTCTTTGAATAGAGTTCTTGATCTATTAGAAGAGTATCGCTTCTAAATAGCTCGTTGCTGCTATTAGCTTTTGAAAACTGGAGTTAGGGGTGCTACTCCTCCATATCAACTAAACGAACCCACAAACAGGAACTTCCTGAGTATTGTTGGATTCAATTTTATTTTGAATCGTTGCCCTAAGGTTAGTTTTTATTGTAACCAGGCAAATATCCCAGACATTACTTTAGGGGTAGCAAACCAGGCAAGTTATTTGAGAGACATTCCTGTACCTGGAGACAAACTTCAGTATGGAGATCTTTCTCTTCAGTTCATGGTTGACGAAAACTGTGAAAATTATTTGCAGATCTATGACTGGATCACAGGACTGGGATATCCAGAGTCCTTACAGCAGTATGAAGATCTAAAACGAAACAGCAGGTTCTATCCTAATGAAGATGCTCCATTCAATGAGCGTTCTGATGGAACTTTGATTGTCTTGAACAGTGATTATAACCCAGCGGTGAAAATCAAATTCAAGGATATGTTTCCAATCAACCTGTCAGGCATACCTTTCAGTGCTATTGAAACAGAAGAACGTTACTTTACAGCATCGGTAACCTTCAAGTATACTATTTTTGATATGATTGATGTCCTTGGAAAGAAAGTCTAGTCCTCTTAGTCTCGAAAACATCCAAGAGATGTGGACTAAAGATGCCGTAATGAATCAGGATGAGTTGGACACGGAATCACTGAAGATTCCCCAATTACATGCCAAGTATTATGGGCTATATAATACAATCCTACTGATGAGGAAACAAAACGAACAAATTTACAGTTCGTTGTTGCTTCAAAGGAGAAATTTTTACACTGGTAAGGCAACTGCTGCTGTATATGAAGCAGAACCATTTCCTTACAAGGTCAGAGATAAGGATGACCTCAAGTTATATCTTGAGTCTGACGAGAAGTTATCCAAAACGAGACTAAAAATTGAATACTTCGATTCAATGTTGAAATACTTAGAAGAAATTCTAAGGCAGATAACGAATCGCACGTATCAAATCAAAAATGCGATTGAGTGGCGCAGGTTCTCTTCAGGTTATGGCTGATCTTATCATAAAAAAGAAGAATGAAGTATATCTCGTTGTAGAATGTGATCCACATATACAGCATGAACTTCAGGACCAATTTACTTTTGAGGTTCCTGGTGCAAAATTCATGCCTCAATACAGAAGTAAGTATTGGGATGGTAAAATTAGATTATTCAATGTCCAGAAAGGAGAAATCTACGTAGGTCTTCTGGATAAAGTCTGTCAATTTTGTAAGAGATATAATTATACCTTTGAATTCAAAGACTCAAAGCACTACGGTCTACCGTACCAGGAAGATCCCGGTATCTCTGTACGAGGAGTAAAGGATTGGTTGGAGGTAATCTCCAAATATACTCCTAGAGACTATCAAATTGATGGCGTCTACGATGCCTTGAAAAGAAAACGACGATTGATTATTTCCCCGACCGGTTCGGGCAAGTCTTTGATGATCTACGCTGTTGTGCAGTATCATGCTGCCCATCAAAGAAAGATCTTGGTCATTGTTCCTACCACATCTTTGGTAGAACAAATGTATAAAGACTTTGACGAGTATGGTTTGGATGCTCAAAATGAATGTCATAAAATATATGGTGGTCGAGATATAAACAGTAGTAAGAATATTATTATATCAACTTGGCAGTCAATTTACAAGTTAGATAAAAAATGGTTTAGACAATTTGACGTAGTTATTGGTGACGAAGCACATAACTTCAAGTCTAAATCTTTGGTAGGCATCATGACCAAGATGCATGACACTGCCTATCGTTACGGATTCACTGGTACATTAGATGGTACCCAAACTCACAAGTGGGTATTAGAAGGACTGTTTGGTCCCTCGTATAAAATTATCAATACAAAAGAACTGCAGGATGCAGGTTACTTAGCACAGTTGAACATCAAAGTTTTACTGTTGAAGCATAAACAAAATCCATTTGATACGTATGAGGAAGAAGTGCAGTATCTTATTGGTCATGAAAAGAGAAACAAGTTTATAAAAAACCTAGTCCTAGACATAAAAGGCAATACGTTGATCCTGTTTAGTCGGGTTGCCGCACATGGAGAGGTTCTTTTCAACCTCATAAATACTGATGACCGGAAGGTATTTTTTATTCATGGTGGAGTTGATGTCGAAGAACGGGAATCAGTTAGGTCTATTGCAGAGACTGAAAACGACGCCATCATCATCGCTTCTTTCGGAACTTTTTCAACAGGTATCAATATAAAGAACTTACACAACGTGGTCTTTGCATCACCAAGTAAGTCTCGAATCAGGACACTTCAATCAATCGGGAGGGTGCTACGGAAGAGTGATTCTAAATTGAATGCAACTCTATACGATATAGCAGATGATTGTAAGAAGGGTCAAAAAACAAACTACACGCTGAACCATCTTATAGAACGTATCAAATACTATAACGAAGAAAAGTTCAACTATGACATCATCCAAATCAAGCTCTGACAATCCATATGACGAGTTCATAGCAGCAGTCAAGCTGGTTTCTGGTGAGGAGATTCTTTCTACGATTATGGTTATTGCAGATGATGACGATAAAGTCATCTTTGATAATCCTATTATCTGTGAAGAAATCCGTTCAAGAGGAGGTAAAGGCACTCCAGTGGGATATAAGTTTGAACCTTGGATGAGAATGACAGACGAAGAAGTCTTCATTGTAGATATGGATCGTATTATTACTATCTCTGAAATAAAAGATGAAGATGTAATCAGTACCTATAAGAACATTATTGCATCAGGATTCACTAGAGAACATCCTGAACTCTCTAAAGAGATGGGGTTTATAAACACAGTAGAGAAAGCAAGAGATACCTTTGAAGGAATCTATAAGGCAGAAGATGCCTCTAAGAATCCTAAAGATGCTTTATAGTGTTCTAAAGTAAGCTATAGCGTCCCGATCAACCCTGACAGAGTTAGTCTATATGCATTCTGCAGTCTTGTCAAGCTGTGCTATACTATGAAGATGAAGATCCAATAAGATGACCCGAAAGCGTTCTGAACACTACGTAAATAACAAAGAGTTTCTTGTTGCGATCATTGCTTACAAGCAAGAGATCTCTGATGCGGAGGTACTTGGGAAACCAAAACCCCGCATTACAAACTATTTGGGTGAATGTTTTTTGAAGATAGCAACGCATCTATCTTACAAACCAAACTTTGTCAACTACATGTTCAAAGATGATATGGTTTGTGATGGTATTGAGAACTGTGTCCAATACATCAACAACTTCAACCCAGAGAAGTCTAAGAATCCTTTTGCTTACTTCACTCAGATCATTCACTACGCTTTCTTGCGTAGGATTCAGAAGGAGAAGAAGCAGTTAGAGATCCGTCAGAAGATCATTGAGCGGTCAGGGTTTGAGGAAGTGTTTTCTACTGATGACAACTCCAATCATTCTGAGTACAATTCCATCAAAGATGCAGTTCAGTACAGGAACAACTACCGATGAACATTCTTTTTGAAAAGTGCGAAAAAGAAAAAGCAGAAGACAGAGGTCTTCCTTACACTGCCTATTTGATTACATACAAAGTCGATGGAGTTGAGACATACGACATTGCTACCTGTGGAAAAACTACCGATCTGTTTGACCACTATTACGACACCTATAAAAAAGATTTTATTAGGTTTGACCAAGCACAAGGTAGAGTCAGTCCTAAACTTTACGGTTACAAATCTCCAGAAACTTCTAAAAAACGGTAATGGCTTTTTTAGTCCACAACTTACCTCCTATACCTGTCAAGGTTAGGAAAGAGTTTCTTTATGATCATGAATATGGACATGGAGAATTTACTGAAGGTATTTGGGTAAGTGTCAAGAGTGTTCAGTACAAAGCACTTTATTTTGAAACTATGCTTCCTGAGTATGGTGCTTTATTTGATAAACTACCTTTGAGTGCATTTGTTTGGAAAGAAGATCATGGCGATCTTTCACTAGATACGCTACAATTGTGGGACTGCTTTGATTACAATCTTACTGTAATTGAAAAACCTATACTTTCACGTTGTGAATTCTTTGGTAAAGATAAGCAGATGCACCCTGGTGAATACATGTTCACCATAGATACTTGCCATAGCGAGTCATCTACACTAGACACTGGTTTCAGTCAAGATGATCCTGAGCACAAGTCTTTCAACATCATTAGACTTGACAACGGACAATTTGCTGCTCAACCAAACAATCGTGTCATCTGGAAAGACATGAGTCTTATTCCAGCAGGCACAAAAATGCCAGACTTCAAAGTTTGTACTCAAAACTACCGAGTTGAAAACTCGGATAAGTGGACAGTAGGACACTCTGAAGAATGGATGTACAAAACAGAGGACGGAGCATGAAAATTCTCACTCTTGAGGATTACGAAAAGGCTGGTGAATTATTCTGGCCAAAGTATTGGTACGTTGCTAAGGAACTTGGCGAAGGTGCTAAATCAGAAGACATCTTGAAAGTCATGGAGTCACTCGGTGGGGTTGCTCTAAAACTTGCAACAGAAAATAAAGAAGGACCCTTTGGTTTCAACAAAAAAAATGATCAATGAAAGTTGCTATCATCACAGACCAGCACTTTGGATTCAAGAAAGGATCCAGACTGTATCATGAATACTTTCTAAAATTCTATGAAGAAACTTTCTTTCCTATGTTGGAAAGAGAAGGTATCAAAACTGTACTTGACCTTGGAGATACTTTTGACAACCGTAAAGGTGTTGATTTATATTCTCTGGACTGGGCGAAAAGAAATTATTTCGACCGTCTTCGATCTATGGGGATATCTGTGGTTTCTGTTGTGGGCAATCACACCGCCTTCTATAAAAACACTAATGACATCAATACTATCGATCTACTCTTACGAGAGTACGATAACGTTCGTATTATTGGTGACTGCGAAGAAGTAGATATTGGTGGTCTTCCTGTTCTATTCATTCCTTGGATCAATCAGGAAAACAAAGAGCACACATATAAAACAATCAAAGAGTCCAAAGCAAAAGTTGCTATGGGTCATTTGGAACTCAATGGTTTTGTTGCTACTCATGGTCATGTCATGGAGCATGGTAATGACATTGAGGTTTACAAGAAATTTGACCGTGTTCTTTCAGGACACTTCCATACTAGGTCTAGTAATGGACAAATCTATTACATCGGTAATCCATACGAGATGTTCTGGAGTGATGTAAATGATAAGCGTGGGTGTGTGATCTTCGATACCGAAGACTTCACCATGAAGAACGTAGATAATCCAAACACTTTATACAAAGTGATCAAGTATTCTGACACTCCCCGTCAGTTGTTCAAGTTCAGTGAGTATTCGGGAAAGATTGTCAAGGTAGTTGTATTCAAGAAGAGTAGTGATAAAGAATACAATCGTTTTATGGCGGCACTTGCAAAGGTAAACCCAGTTGAGATCAAGGTTATTGAAAAGTCAGAGTACATCTTTATGGATGCTGACTTTGCTGAACAGACAGAAGATACTATGACTCTGTTGAATAAGTACGTAGATGAATTAGAGACAAATCTAAATAAATCTAAGATCAAAGATATACTTACTGAAGCATACCAACTAGCGTGCGAGGGTATCTAAGTGCACATAATCACCCCGATAGAAACTAAGAACGAAGGCGCATTTGCCGTTGTTGATGAAACGGGTGAGAAAGTTGTATTCTTTTTTGTAGAACGTGACGATGCAGAAAGATATGTTATGATGTTAGAATGTAATGGACTCGATTCTGAAATGGAAGTTGTAGACATTGCTGACAAAGCTGCTATTGCAGCATGTGAACGAACGGGTACTAAGTACGCGATCATCAATAAGAATGACCTTGTAATCCCTGTTGAATGATTCTCTTCAAAGAAATTCGTTATAAAAACTTTTTATCATCTGGGAATCATTTTACTAAAATCAATCTAGACACAAGCAAGGATACCTTGATTGTTGGTCAGAATGGTGCAGGTAAAAGTACAATTCTTGATGCACTGACCTTCTCACTGTTTAGTAAACCTTTTCGTAAGGTGAACAAACCGCAACTGGTCAACAGTGTCAATGAACGTGACTGCCTAGTAGAAATCTTGTTTGTCATTGGCACGACTGAGTACAAGGTGGTTCGTGGAATCAAACCTAATATTTTTGAGATCTATAAAGACGGATCTAAATTCAATGAAGATTGTGATGCTAAAGAGCAGCAGCAATTCCTTGAAAAGCAAATCCTCAAACTGAACTACAAATCGTTTACTCAGATCGTCATCCTGGGTAGTGCTAGTTTTGTACCGTTCATGCAACTCTCAGCAGCACACCGCAGAGAGGTCATAGAAGACCTCCTAGACATCTCTGTGTTCTCATCCATGTCTGAGATCATCAAAGGGCGTCTGAAGGACTCCAAGGATGGTCTGAAGGTGCTAGAGTTGAAGAAGGAATCTGTAGCAGACAAAATTCTGATGCAGAAACGGTTCATCAAAACTCTGGAGGAGTCTTCTCAAAATGATATCACTTCCAAACAGGAGGAGATCCAGTTACTGGATCAAGAGTCAGGGGACTACCAAATCAAGATTGCGGATCTCCTGGAAGAAAGCGAAGACCTTCAAACAGCAATCCAAGGATTTACTTCTTCAGGCGATACTGTAAAGAAACTGAATCAATTCAAAGCAAAACTTCAAACAAAAGAACTTAGTTCATCAAAAGAGATCAAGTTCTTTGAAGAAAATACGGTATGCCCTACATGTACACAAACCATTGATGATGCATTTAGGGTAAATAAGATTGAACATCTCCAGCAACTTCTAATAAAGCACGTTGATAGTCTTACTCAAATTGAGAACGCAATCACTGCTGAGGAGGAGAAAGAACAACAGTTTCTTACTCTGCAAAAGGAGATCACTACCATCACGCATGAAATTTCTCAGTACAATCTTAGAATCTCTAATTCAAGAAAACGAAAGTCAACTCTGGAATCAGAAATTCAAAACCTTACCGATAGCATTGAGAACCGATCTACTGAAGACGACAAACTATCAGAATACAAGGAGAAATTGCGAGCGGTACTGCAGAAATTAGAAGAAACTAATAATACGTTTGACTATTTGACTCAAGGTAATTTACTACTAAAAGACGATGGCGTAAAGAGTTCGATTATTAGGAAGTATCTTCCGATGATCAACAAACTCGTCAACGATTACTTGCAGCGGATGGATTTCTATATCAACTTCACGCTGGACGAGGAGTTCAACGAGAAGATCCAGACCCCTGTGCATGAGAAGTTCTCGTATGCATCCTTTAGTGAAGGAGAAAAGATGAGGATTGACCTTGCTCTCTTGTTCACGTGGAGGGAGATTGCTCGTATGAAGAATAGCGTCGTCACCAATCTTCTTATTATGGACGAGGTGTTTGATTCATCTCTTGATGGGTTTGGAACTGAAGAGTTTTTGAAAATTGTTCGCTTTGTGATAAAAGATGCTAATGTGTTTATCATTTCCCATAAGAACGAACTGTTTGACAAGTTCGACCATAGTCTTGAATTCAAGAAAATTGGTGGGTTTTCACAACTAGCTTGACAACTCACCAGAAAAGATGTACTCTAAATAAGTATTCGTGCTTAGTCACGAATCTTTACACTACGTGGTCCTGTCGAACCACTTCCATCTACGGGATATTTCCGTAAGTAACCTAACAACCATGATCAAGCCTTTTCTCGCAGCCTCTGCTGCTCTGTTCGCTTCAGCCGGTGCAGTATTTGCTGGACCCTATGTCAACGTAGAATCCAATGCCTCCTGGACGGGTGCGGATTACAATTCGGCCACCACAGATTTTCACGTGGGGTACGAAGGACTTCTGGGTGACTCTGCTTCATACTACGTTCAAGGCGGCGCTAGTGTAGTCTCCCCTGACGGCAGCGAAAGCGACACCGTTCCTTCTGGTAAGGCAGGCGTCAATTTCGCTGCTACTGAAGCAGTAGGTGTCTATGGTGAAGTCTCCTTCTTGGGAAGTGGAGACAGTGCTATCGACCGTGGATACGGTGGTAAACTCGGAGTCAAGTACAATTTCTGATCAGAAGTAAAGTACAACTTCTAATTTTACAGGGGGGTCTTCGGACCCCCTTTTTTTCTAAATAGCCTCGAATATTATTAGTCTGGCATGGTTATCCCTCAAACAGGGAGTCAACTATCAACCCAACAGGCACCTGAGAAGCGAAGTTCATCTTTGAAATGGTTTGCCTTAGGGCTTGGTGGATTACTTGGCATTTCTCATCTCGCCATGATTGGTATGCTTGTAGGTAACAAGCAGATGGTTTACCCCAACCTCAATCTTCCCGTAAGCGACTATACTTCTTATGAAGCGGAGGTAGGACCCCAAGGTTATCGGGTCAAGTACAACTCCAATGATCCAAAAACTCTCAGTAGAGTTCAGGAATTAGAACTGGATAAGTCTGCTGAACGACCTGGAGGTCTTTTTGGTGGTGGAAGTCCCCGAAGAAGTTCTGAGAAACGTACTCAGAAAAGTGTAGAAGAATATACAATGCAGGGTACTCTCAACATGCAGAATGAGGGTGGTCTCCCAAAGATCATTGCAGCATCAGACCTGAACGTCGCGTGTATCGAGGCGGTCGGTGGTGGCAAGAGCCAAGGAAAACTCCTAGGTGCTAGTCTTGGTGCTGCGGCTGCTCCCGCTTTCATGGGGATTCCTATTGTTGGACCTCTTTTAGGTGGTATTGTTACTATGTTCTCCTCTGATAAAGCAGCCGAAATTGGTGGCAACATGGCAGAAAACTTCTCGGATGACTGCTAATCTTCATATCAATGCAGGGGCAGCGTACTCAGGTACAAAACCCCTGTGTTATAGCATTGAAAAAACTGGGTATGCACCTATGGGGGAGGATCGGAAAACAGAACCGAACCTCCTTTATTATTTGTCCCTTCAAGAGTCAGAGGCACAGTGGTACTGGGAGTCTCAGCATAGTCATAGGACCCAATCCTACATCAAAAAGAATTACACACTCTCTGACTACATTGAGTATGTGAAGAATAGAAATGGGTTGTTGGATTTTTCTAATAGCAATCAAGCATTACCTGATTATTTCCTGAAAATTATTGCCCCAATACTTCAAAAAGAATTCAATGTTACTGTCACGCTAATCTGGAGAGACCCTGTTAGGAGATCTTATTCTCAACTCTCAGACATCTATCAAAAGAAAACTGGCAAGAAACAAACTCCTCAGTGGAAAATTCACAAGACATCTAATCTCAAAAAAGATCTAGCGGAAAGGCGTAAGTGGAGAGAAATTTCTGATAAATTTCCTACTAGCATTTCTTTTTGGAAACACTGTGTCGAGAATAGAGACTGGCATATCTGTGACTATGCAGAAATCTATAAACGCTGGCAGTGCTTTGACAATATTCAACACCTGATCATGGAAGACTTGTGGTCATGTGATTCTGAACTCCTTCTGTTGGAAGAACTTCTTGACCGCCCTGTCGGTGTTCTATATGATAATGCTTACTGTTCTGCTGGGATTGCTGAAGGTCATCAGCAAACTGATATGGAAGTTTTGAGTGAAGAAGATATTGCCTGGGGTCAAGATCAAATGTCATGGGTATATAATAATTTCAAAGATAGTTTTGGTTATATACCTTCTTCGTGGTAGTCTGTAATTATGAAATTCCTAACGAATCCAGGTACGCTAACTTCCCTTCTAATGTTGGGAACGCTAGCACTGATAGGGGCACTGCATAACCATGCCCACTTCACAATGGATAAGGATGCAGATGCTTATGTGAGGCAGTGGTGTAGAGCATCAGCAGAAAACAAAAAGACCTGCATCAGTTATGGCGGAAACATGGACTATTGACAAAACTTTATCTTTACTATATACTATGTGAAGAATCATTACGGAACGTATCATGACTGTTACAACTGAGGATGGTGGACGTACAAACATGTATGCCACAGAACCTAGGATGTATATTTCAGAGACTGACGCAGAGCGTTATGGTTCCGAGACATATGCAGAACGTGCCGAAAAACTAAATGGACGTACTGCTATGGTTGGATTTGTTGCTGCTGTTGTCTCTTATGCTTTCAGTGGTAGCGTATTCTTTTTTGGTGCGTTCGGATTCTAATGATTGAACTTCTCACTTATTATGTGATTGGCGGTGCTCTTATTATTGGACCACCTGCAATCTTCCTGATCATTGCTATGATGGGAGCTATCCAAAATACGAAAGGTCGTATGGTTGGATACAAAGACCACAAAACTTACGGTGATAGTTCTATCTACGACCCATCACCAAAATTACCAGTAGATCAAACCAAATTTTACCTCACTTTAGGAGAACATTCGTGAAAGAAGCAGAACGTATCAACGGTTGGGCAGCAATGCTTGGTGTAATTGCAGCAATGGGTGCTTATGCATCTACAGGACAAATCATTCCAGGTATTTGGTAATGGCATTTATAGCAGTAGCACTACTGTTGCTAATTCCAATTGGTGCAGCAGTTAGGAAATCGTCATGAGTATAGAATGGGCACAGACAGTTATTTTTCTCGTGGCACCATTTTTCTTTATGTTACTGTTGATTGAAACTGAGGATGACGATGGTCCACCAGACGGTGGACTAATGACACCAGTATTTCAAGGGACTACTTGATTAGTCCCTTTTTTTGTGCTATAGTTTAGCCTGTAAACTTCATTATGAAACTCCGAGATACTATGAGACTGTCAGAAAAGACACTAAAGATTCTGCAGAACTTTACGACGATCAATCAGTCTCTCTTCTTCAAAGAAGGTAATAAACTGCGAACAATTTCTGTCATGAAGAACGTTCTGGCAGAAGCGGAGATCGAGGAGTACATTCCTCGCGACTTTGCAATCTACGACCTACCTCAGTTTTTGAATACACTGTCTCTGTACAGGTCTCCTGAGGTGGATGTTTCTACCAACACATCTCATGCCATTATCAAGGATGGTAACAACCGGGCAAAATTCTTCTTCTCTGATCCTAGTGTGATCGTTGCTCCTCCTGAAAAGGAGATGCAATTGCCAAGCGAAGATGTTTCTTTTGCACTGACTGAAGCCGACCTGATTCGGATTCTAAAGTCTTCTTCTATCATGCAACTTCCCGATATGTCGGTGGTTGGTGAAGATGGGAGCGTAAAACTTGTGGTATCTGATAGGAAAAACGATACATCTAACGAGTATTCAATCCAAGTTGGTCAGACCGATCGATCGTTCTCCTTCAATTTCAAGATTGAGAACATTCGTTTGATCCCTAAAGACTATCAAGTAATTATTTCTGCCAAGAATTTGGCAAAATTCTCCAATAAAGATTACAACCTCACTTACTTTATTGCTCTTGAGCCGGACTCTTCCTGCGAATAAACATGGTTACTTCACATGGGCATTGGTTAGGTCAACTTTCTCTAGCGTTAGAGAAACTTGATTGGCCTAATGATGCAGAGATCTTAGTAGAAATTGGTGGCACTCAAGTAAGTGGCATTGAACAACCAGAAGGTTACAATGAGAAGTGGGCATCTCCATTTGGTCATCGTAAGTACAACAAAGATGCCTTTATTGTTATCAAACAAAAAGAAACTGTAATTTCTAGTAAACCACCAGCACCGAAAGAACCTGATGAGTCAAAATGAAAACTTCTTTTGTGAAGTTGATGACGATGGAATTTTGACTTTCCCTCAAGAACTCCTTGAGAAAACTGGTTGGAAGGAAGGAGACGTGTTAGAGTGGACTCCTAATGATGATGGGTCTTTTTCTTTGAGGAAACAGAATGAGTGATGAATTTCTTTGGGTCGAAAAGTATCGACCTAAAACAATTGATGAGTGCATTCTTCCCAAGTCGATAAAGACGACTTTTACGGAGTTTGTAAATAGCGGTGAGATTCCTAATCTATTGCTTTCTGGTCCACCTGGAATAGGTAAGACGACAGTAGCAAAGGCATTATGTCTTGAACTTGGAGCTGACTGCTATGTCATCAACGGATCAGATGAAGGAAGATTCCTGGACACGGTTCGTAATAAAGCAAAGAATTTCGCTTCAACTGTTTCTCTTACGTCTGAATCTAAGCACAAGGTCATCATCATTGATGAGGCAGATAATACTACACATGATGTACAACTCCTCCTCCGAGCTAACATCGAGGCGTTTTACAACAACTGTAGGTTTATCTTCACGTGCAATTACAAGAACAAAATTATTGAACCTCTCCACAGCCGATGCGCGGTGGTCGATTTCGGAGTTACAGGGAAAGAAAAACAACTGATTGCTGCTGGTTTCTTCAAGCGGTTGACTCAGATTCTTCAGATGGAGGGTGTTGAGTATGAACCAAAAGTTGCAGTAGAACTTATCAATAAACACTTTCCTGATTGGAGACGTGTATTGAATGAGTGTCAAAGATATGCAACTAGTGGTAGAATAGATACAGGAGTTCTAGCAGACTTTAGTAACGTACAGGTCAATGAATTAGTTTCTTATATTAGTAAGAAGCAGTACCCCAATGTGCGGAAGTGGATTGTTCAAAATTTAGATAATGATCCCAATACAATCCTTAGAAAATTGTATGACTCAATCTATGAGCATATGAAACCAAAGTCTATTCCTGAGGCGGTACTAATTATTGCAAAATACCAGTACCAGTCTGCTTTTGCAGCAGATCAAGAGATCAATCTCTTAGCAGCAATGACAGAAATTATGGTCAACTGCGAATTCAAGTAATCTAATCAGTTCAATGAAGTGTCTTGTAACAGGCGGTGCTGGATTCATCGGATCCCATATCGTTTCACGTCTTCTTCGTGATAATCATGAAGTCGTAGTCATTGATAACGAATCAGCGGAAGCAAACGATGCTTTCAACTGGTACGAGAATGACGTAGAGAACCATATCGAAGACATTCGTGACATCGAAGCATGTCGCCATATCTTCAAGGGTGTTGAGGTTGTGTTCCATTTGGCAGCACACTCTCGAATCCAATTAGCAATGGAGAATCCTTTTGATTGTGTTACCACAAACGTGGTAGGAACCTGCAACATGCTTGAACTTGCACGAGAAGTAGGTGTGAGTAGGTTTATCAATTCTTCTACTTCTTCTTCGTATGGTTTGAATAATCAACCACCTTTGATTGAGTTCATGCCTTCTGATTGTTTGAATCATTATTCAGCAAGTAAGGTATCTGCAGAGAAGTTCTGTTATATGTACTATCGTTTGCATATGTTGCGGACAGTATCTCTCCGATACTTCAACGTTTACGGTCCTCGTCAACCTTTGAAGGGACCATATGCACCGGTCATTGGTCTGTTCCAAGAACAGAAACGTCGTGGTGAACCTATGACCATCGTTGGTGATGGTGAGCAACGTCGTGACTTCACTCACGTCGATGATGTAGTCGAGGCAAACATTTGTGCCATGAATAATTTGATTTCTATTGAATCAATCAACATTGGTACAGGAACTAATTACTCTATGAATCAAGTTGCTGACATGATTGGCGGTGATAGAGTTTATATCCCAGCACGTAAAGGAGAATCTAGAGAAACTCTTGCGGATATCTCAAGAGCTAAATCTATGCTAGGATGGGAACCTAAGATTACATTAGAGGATCAACTTACAAATCATGATCAACTTTGACAATATCAATCTTGAAGAATTTTTTGGTTGCGTTGACGCAACTAATACTCCTCAGATGAAGTCAAATACTTTCAAGACAATTCGTACATGGTTACAAGAAAATTCATTCGCTAAGTGGAGTAACGGACAAGTAGATTACGTTGGTGATTACATGGATGGTGTGGACTTCAAGTCTGCTGAACATAATTACGAGATGAAAGGAACTCTCGGTATGTTCAATAAGAATGGCAGCACCAAAAGTGTTGTGTTGAAAAACTTCCGAGGTGATGTCTCATTTGTAGATAAAACCTTTGACTACATGCTTTTGGTGGACACTAGGAATATGTCTATCGCAGTCACTGATTGGGAAACTGTTGAGAAACGTACCTATTACACTCCATCTTCCCCTTGTGCCAAGTTCAAACTAGAACCGGGGGACTATACTATGCTGGCAGAGAACGTCACTCCTTCTACTAAAAACACTACAGCAGACGTTCTCCTCAATAACTTCCAAGACATTCTTTGATGGCACTCGCCAAAACTCCTCTTCGTTATCCCGGTGGTAAATCCCGTGCAACTACACAGATCTACAATCATCTGCCTCGCCTGTCTGGTTATAGGGAGTATCGTGAATGTTTCTTGGGTGGAGGATCAATGGCGATCTTCATCACACAAAAATACCCTACCCTCCCCGTCGTCTGTAGTGACCTCTACGAACCCTTAGTCAACTTTTGGATCCATCTTCGCGACGACGGGGAAAAGATGGCAGAAGATCTTCTAAAACTAAAGCGACAGCACGACAATCATGAGTCTGCTCGTGAACTATTCATCGAATCTAAGAGACTACTCAATGACGAATCCAATAATGACTCTTTACTGCGTGCTGTCAGTTTTTATATTATCAATAAGTGTTCTTTTTCTGGTCTCACCGAGTCGTCCTCCTTCAGCAAACAAGCAAGTGTCTCCAACTTCAGTGAACGGGGCATCATGCGACTGCCAACAACTTCCAAAATAATTCGTAATTGGACTATCTTACATCAGTCTTACGAGAAGTTATTGGAAGGAGATGATGCTTTGGTATACCTTGACCCTCCCTATGACATCAAGGACAACTTGTATGGTAAGAAAGGTGGTATGCATAAAGGATTTGATCATGATAAGTTTGCTCGTGACTGCTGCTGGTCTAGCAACGATTGCATCATTAGTTACAACTCAGATCAACTAGTCCAAGAACGATTTGAAAATTGGAAAGCAGCAGAGTTTGATCTTACATACACCATGAGATCAGTCGGTGAGTATATGAAGGATCAAACAAAAAGAAAAGAGTTGTTACTTATGAACTATTAGGAAGGTACCTAGATAGTAATGCATGACTGAACTTATGCTTTCTACAAAATATCGCCTGCGTCTTGAAGGTATCTGTAGAAAGATTGTACTTGGCGAAGAAGTTCCTTTAGATGACATGATCTGGGCAAACAAGATGTCCAAGGCAAACACCACTGCTAGAACGTGGTTGAATCGTGCAAGAAGAGAAGTAATGAATCCTGGTGATGGTCTTTACAATGATTTGAATTTGGGATCACCAGATCCATCTGATCACAAAACTGCATTTGGTGATGCTGATGATATAATGGAGTGGTTCCGCGAAGATCGTAGCGATGATTGGCGACAAAGAGACTAGTCTCCAAGCATGGTTCAAGAAACTTTCAAAACCTAGTGAGTTGTTTGGTGGAATGCCACCATGCCCTTTTGCCAAATCTGCCTTTCTAAAAAATAAGGTTGAGGTAATCGACTATGTAGACTTCCCGCAGATTGTGGGATACATGGCACAGGAATGGAATAAAGAGGTAGTTATATTTGTCATGCAGGATCAGAGTGCCGAGTGGGTAACAGATCTAGCAGAAAAATGCAATAGGGTTTACCCCGAGTTTTTATTTTTAGAAGAGCATCCTGATCTTGTAGAGGAAGTTGGTGGTATGCTTTTGAACAGTGGACTTGTTCTCCTTCTAGTACAGAAAAGAAATGAGTTAGAGGAAGCTAGAGATGAATTGAAAAAGACCAATTATTATGATAAGTGGACAAATGAATTGAAGGAAAGAATTTTCAACCGATAGATACTGTGGTATACTGTTAGCATTCATTGTTTCTGATGGAAAAACCTGCTGACTTGTGGCAAGATATGGCAACCCTCAATGCATTGTATGAGGAGTTATGCTGGGATCCTGGAGTAGTTCTAGAATTTATTCCTGACTACGAGAACAACTGTATTATTATTCGCAAACAGAATGCCTGAATTGAAGGATTGGTTGAAGTCAATCAACGAGACTAAGACTAATCTTATTGATGAAGATCCACTCCTAGAGTCCAAGTATCTTCCCTATATTATCAATCGATGTTTGTCTGGGCATATTGACTCATTGATGTTTGTCAATGAAATGAATATCAATCATTCTCTTGAGTATAAATTACAATACGATTTTTTACTAAATACTCTGAGATCTAAGAAGAGATTTTCTCCTTGGGTCAGAAAAGATGAGCTAGTGAATCTCCAGATTGTCAAAAAATACTATGGGTATTCTGACGATAAGGCAAAGCAAGTGCTTCCTCTTTTATCTAACGAACAGTTAGACATTATTCGACAAAAACTTGAGACCGGAGGGTTGCAATGAATAGTGGAGAACCAATTTACGAATGGTCCCCTGCAAAAATGATTGAAGTGGTTCTGCAAGAACCCGACGACTTTCTAAAAGTACGTGAAACACTGACTAGAATCGGTGTTGCTTCCCGTAAAGAAAAGAAACTCTATCAGTCTTGTCATATTCTGCATAAGCAAGGTAGATATTTTATCGTTCACTTCAAGGAACTGTTTGCTCTGGATGGTAAGAGAGCGAACTTGACCATCAATGATGTGCAACGTCGTAATCGTATTGTCAATCTCTTAGTTGATTGGGGATTAGTCTTGATCTCTGAAGAGAACCTTGCAAATATTGCAGAGGTTTCACCACTGAATCAAATCAAAGTGATTTCTTTCCGTGAAAAAGGTGAGTGGTCATTAGAGACTAAGTACAATATTGGTAAGAAGAAAACCCAAGAAGACTGAGTTAGGTTATAAATAAGTGTGGATGCCTTCGGGGTCCACACAAAAAACATCTGCCTTTACAGGAGATCTACTATGTCTAACATCGAGAAATTTCGTGCAGCCGGTCTGCCGGATCTAATTGATCGTATCAATAAGAATTCGCTTGGTTGGGATACATCATTCAACCAATTTTGGGAGTCCAACACGGTTGGTAACTATCCTCCCTATAACATTATCCAACTCAGTAACCACGAAACACGCCTAGAGATTGCACTGGCGGGGTTCAAGAGAGAGGAAGTCAAAGTATACTCTGAGTATGGCAAACTTGTCGTACAAGGTAATCATGAAAGTGAGGATCCACGAGAAGCAAAGGTTGAGTATGTGCACCGTGGTCTTGCCAACCGTAGCTTTGAGCGTGCTTGGACGCTTAGTGAGGACGTAAAAATCGATAGTGTTACTTTTGAAGATGGACTTTTGATCGTAACACTAAAGAAAATTGTTCCTGATCATCATGCCCGAAAGGAGTACCTCTAAATACTACGATGACAGTCGTAATTTAGTGTACAATAGAGTCCTTCATCATATCAAAGCATCAGATCTGCGGGAAACTGCAGGTCTGACTTTGCGTTTTAGGGATGACTTGAATCCTAAGTTTTGGATTGCGGGTAAACTGAGACCAGAAGTGCGCCGTGCACTGATGAATTTTGCAAAAGCGTTTGCAGATTTTGTTGATCTGGAAGATTCTGCAATCCAAGACGTGTTGATGCTTGGTGGTAATGCTGGATACAACTATACTCAGTACAGTGACATTGATGTTCACCTCGTTATCGATCCAAAACTTATACCAAAATGTGATCCGGATCTAATCTCGGATTATTTTATGGACAAGAAGACGTTATGGGAACTAACTCATGATGTCAAAGTCTTTGGAGCACCTGTAGAACCATACATTGAACGCCCTGGTATTACTAGAAAGGTAAGTCAAGGTGTTTATAGTGTTCTAAAAAACAAGTGGGTGCAGGAACCGCAAAAATTTGATGGTGATATTGATGAATTTGAACTGACTAAGAAAACAAACAACCTGAAGAACAAGATTGACATCTTGATTCAGACAGAAAAACCTGAAGCACTCAAGTCAATCGTCAAGAAACTCCGCGCCGCACGTTCATCCTCGCTTGATAAGTATGGTGAGTATGGTTTTGAGAACCTTGTTTTCAAAGAGTTGCGAAACTCTGGGTATATTGATAAGATGCGTAAGTCCATGGTACAATTGAAGAACAGAAGATTATCCCTTCCATGATCCAAATTTTAGTATTGAAGAATGATTTGGTCCTAATCTCACGAGTAGAGGAGATTGGTACTGAATTGGGGGAACCCGACTGCAAACTCATCAAACCTTATAAGGTTATCTTGCATGAGGGTGGGTGTACCGATGACGTAACTTACGAATCGTGGCCAGAGTTTACAGAGCAAAAGGAATTGATGATTCACTCTGATAGTATTCTGACCATAGTTGAACCTAACAAGCATCAACTTGAAAAATACCAGCAGGTTACCGCTGAATGAGGTTTTACACTAACGTGCAGATGGTCGGCAACGATTTTCTGGTCCGTGGGTATGAAAACGGTAGTCCTATCAAAACTAGAGAGAGCTATCAACCTACATTATTTGTTCCATCACGTAAGAAAACTCATTTCAAAACACTGGACGGCAAGTATGTCCAGAGCATTCAACCAGGTACAGTTAGGGATTGTCGTGAGTTCTACAAAACTCATGGTGACGTAGAGAACTTCGATATCTACGGTAATAATCGGTACGTATACCAGTACATATCTGATAAGTATCCAGAAGACGAGATCAAGTTCGACATCAAAAAGATGAAGGTGGTTACCATCGACATCGAGGTGTCTGCTGAGAAAGGATTTCCTACAGTAGAGAACTGTGATGAGGAAATGCTTTGCATTACCCTACAGAATTACGCTACGAAGCGTATTCTTACCTTTGGTGTGGGTGCATATAATAATACTGACCCTATGGTCAAGTATGTGCAGTGTAATGATGAGTATGATTTACTTCAACACTTCATTACATATTGGCAGAGTGAGACTCCTGATGTGGTAACCGGGTGGAACTGTCAATTGTACGACATTCCGTACCTATGTAAGCGCATCACACGTGTCTTGGGTCAGAAGATGTGTAAGAAGATGTCTCCATGGGGTCTAGTGACTGCTGAGGAGATGTTTATTATGCATCGTGAGCGCCTTGTCTATGACATTGCAGGTGTTACAGTCCTTGATTACATGGACTTGTACAAAAAATTTACCTATAAGGCACAAGAAAGTTATAGATTAGATTACATTGGTGAAGTTGAACTTGGTGAGAAGAAGTTAGATCACTCTGAGTACGATAGTTTCAAGGATTTCTATGCTAACGACTGGCAAAAGTTTGTCAGGTACAACATCCAAGACGTGAGATTGGTTGACTCCCTTGAGGAGAAGATGAAACTGATCGAACTTGCTATCACTATGGCATATGATGCCAAGGTGAACTTCACAGACGTGTTCTATCAGGTACGGATGTGGGACATGATCATCTATAACGACCTGAAGAAAAAAGGTATCGTTATTCCACCCAAAGCAGACGAAGTAAAGAATGAAAAGTATGCTGGTGCCTATGTAAAAGAACCAAAACCTGGCATTTATGAATGGGTTGTGAGTTTTGACTTGAACTCATTGTATCCACACCTCATCATGCAGTACAATATCTCTCCTGAGACACTGTTAGATGAGAGATACCCCTCTGTCAGCGTCGATAAACTACTGAATAAGGAAGTAGACCTGTCGGGTCTTGAGGACGTTACTGTGTGCCCTAATGGCGCTATGTTTACCACTAAAACACGTGGGTTCCTGCCCAAATTGATGGACAGGATCTACAGTGAACGGGTGGTCTTCAAGAAAAAGATGATCCAAGCAAAGAAGGAGTACGAAAAAAATCCTACGAAGGCGTTGGAGAAAGAAATTGCCAGGTGTAACAACATTCAGATGGCAAAGAAGATCCAACTAAACTCTGCTTATGGTGCCATTGGCAACAATTACTTCCGGTATTACAAACTAGAGAACGCTGAGGCGATTACTCTGGGGGGTCAGTTCAGCATCCGTTGGATTGAAAACCGGATGAATCTATATCTAAACAAATTACTCAACACTAAAGACCATGACTACGTCATTGCTTCCGATACTGACAGTATCTATTTGTGTCTTGATTTACTTGTCAATAGTGTATTTGATGTACAAAAAGTTTCTAAAGAGAGGATTGTTGACTTCCTCAATGACGCCTGCGAGAAGCGATTTGAACCATACATATCGAAATGCTACGAGGAACTCTCGACGTATGTGAATGCATACGATCAGAAGATGTTCATGAAGAGAGAAACTATTGCTGAACGTGGTATTTGGACTGCCAAGAAGCGATATATCCTCAATGCATGGGATATTGAGGGTGTGAGGTTTGCTGAACCAAAACTCAAGATCATGGGTATCGAAGCAGTCAAGTCATCTACCCCTGCACCTTGCCGTCAGATGATCAAAGACGCTTTGAAGATCATCATGACTAAAACTGAAGATGATGTAATTGATTACATTGATAAGGTGCGTCGTGAGTTCAAAAAAATGGATCCTGCTGCTGTTTCTTTCCCCCGATCATGTAACAATCTGGACAAATATAAGAGTTCACTGTCCATTTATGGAAAGGGTACACCTATTCATGTCCGAGGTTCATTGCTTTACAACCATTACTTGAAGAAGCATAAGTTAGACTCTAAATATAATGCTATCAACAACGGCGACAAGGTAAAGTTCTGCTATTTGACCAAACCCAACCCAACTCAAGAGAATGTGATCTCTTTTGTGGGCGATTTTCCAAAAGAATTGGGTCTAGCAAACTATGTTGACTATACGTTGATGTTTGATAAATCATTTGTTGAACCGTTGAAGGCGGTTCTGGATGCTATTGGCTGGTCAGTTGAGAAAACTGCAACGCTGGACCTTTTCTTTGTCTGATGCTATAATCAAACTACTCTGAGACTCTATGGAACTTCCTATTACTGATAAAGAACTAGTAACAATCATCAACGCTCTGCGTCTTGGTGGTGACACTTCTCTTTATCAAAAACTGAATACTATTCACCAAATCCGTAAGGATAATCCTGGTGGTCCGTACAAAAAAATTGCTAGAGAGCAGTTCGGTTACGTTATCTAATGTTTTTTGAAAAAGTGAGTCTGGTAACAGGCGGGTTTGACCCTATTCATAGTGGTCATTTGCATTATTTTGACTGTGCTAAAGATTTTTCAGACTACCTGGTGGTAGGTTTGAATGGTGATCCCTGGTTGAAACGTAAGAAAGGTCAGTATTTTCAGTCTTGGACTGAGCGTGCTGACATCGTTCGCCATTTGGATATGGTTGACGCTGTGGTATCATGGGACGACGCTGATGACAGTGCCTGTGGTGCTATTGCTAAGTCCTTAGAGATTGCAGAGACAGTTGTCTTCTGTAATGGTGGTGATCGTGGTGCTGATAACACTCCAGAACTCCAACGATATAAAGATGACCCACGTGTTATCTTTGAATGGGGTGTTGGAGGACAAGAAAAAATGAATAGCAGTTCGTGGATTCTCCACGGATATTTTGAGAGGCAACGCAAACTACTAGGTATTTGACATGGACTTTTTCAAAGACATCATCAAGGAGATTGGAGATGACTTCACCAAACTCGCATCGGATGTTGACGATACGGAGCGATTTGTTGACACTGGTTCTTACATTTTCAATGCCCTTGTTAGTGGCAGCATTTATGGGGGAATTAGTGGTGACAGAATTACCGCTATTGCAGGTGAAACCTCAACAGGTAAAACTTTCTTCTCTCTCGCTGTAGTCAAAGATTTTCTAGAGAAGAACCCTGATGGTGGGGTCATGTATTTTGATACAGAATCTGCTATCAAGAAGAACATGCTGGTGGCACGTGGCATTGACTTGCAGAGGTTTGGTCATGTGCAGGTTGTAACAATTGAGCAGTTCCGAAACCGAGCACTAAAGATTGTAGACAAATACCTAAGTATTCCTGAAGGTGATCGCAAACCCATGATGTTTGTCCTAGATTCTCTAGGCATGCTTTCCACTGAAAAGGAGATCAGAGATGTCCTTGAAGACAAGCAAACTCGCGACATGACTAAAAGTCAACTTGTCAAGGGTGCTTTCCGTATGCTCACACTCAAACTAGGTCAAGCTCATGTGCCGCTCATTGTCACCAACCATACGTATGATGTCATCGGAGCTTACGTACCAACTAAAGAGATGGGAGGAGGTTCTGGACTCAAGTATGCAGCAAGTACAATCATCTATCTCAGTAAGGCAAAGGAGAAGGATGGAACAGAGATCGTCGGAAACATTATCAAGGCTAAGACAGTCAAGTCTCGTTTGAGTCGTGAAAATAAGGTTGCTGCTATTCGTCTTTATTACGACGAACGTGGTCTTGATCGCTACTACGGTCTACTGGATCTTGGTGAGTCCTCTGGTGTGATCAAGAAAGTTGGTAACAGGTATGAGATTGACGGTAAAAAGGTGTATGCTAAAGAGGTATACTCCAATCCTGAAAAGTATTTCACGGAAGATCTTATGTCTCAACTCGATGAGGCGGCACAAAAAGAGTTCACTTACGGTGGGGGTGAATGACCGAAAGGATCCCGCTAACGATCCTCAGCAATCTGGTCACAGATGAAAACTATGCACGGCAGGTACTGCCGTTCATAGAACCCGATTACTTTGAAGAAAGGACTGATCGGGTAGTCTTTGAGCAGGTTGCTTCTTTTCTATCTGAGTATGATGCTCTCCCTAGTAAGGAGGTTCTTCATATTGAGATTGAAAAACGGACAGATATTACTCAAGACGAGCACACCACTATCACTCAGTTGGTGTCCTCTTTGGAAGCAAGTGAGTCTGAGTCTAAGTGGTTGCTTGACACTACTGAATCGTGGTGTAAGCAACGTGCCATCTACCTAGCACTAATCAAAAGTATTCAGGTTGCTGATGGTGCTGATGAAAATCTCGCTCCCGATGCAATTCCTGGTATCCTTTCCGATGCTCTTGCTGTCGGGTTTGATCAAAGTGTCGGGCATGATTACCTTGACGATGCTGAGGCTCGCTATGAGTATTATCATCGGATTGAGAATAAAATTCCTTTTGATCTTGAATATTTCAATAAGATTACTTCGGGTGGACTCAGTGATAAGACTCTCAACATTGCTTTAGCTGGCACTGGTGTTGGTAAGTCTTTGTTCATGTGTCACCTTGCTGCTAGTGTTCTTCTCCAAGGGAAAAATGTTCTATACATTACAATGGAGATGTCTGAAGAGAAAATTGCAGAGAGGATTGACGCTAACCTTTTAGATGTCAACATCTCAGATATACAGAATGTACCTGAACAAACTTTCAAAAAGAAAATTGCAAAGATTGTATCCAAAACATCTGGTCATCTGATTGTCAAAGAATATCCTACTGCTTCCGCACATGTAGGACATTTTCGTGCACTGCTTCAGGAGTTGAAGTTGAAAAAATCCTTCATTCCTGATATAATATTTGTGGACTATCTCAACATATGTGCTTCATCTCGATATAGAGGTGCTGCCAATGTGAATTCTTATTCTTATGTCAAAGCAATCGCAGAAGAACTCCGGGGGCTCGCGGTCGAAACCGTTGTCCCAGTGGTCTCAGCTACGCAGACTACTCGCTCTGGTTTTTCTAGTTCAGATCCTAACCTTACTGATACTTCTGAATCATTTGGCCTTCCAGCTACCGCTGATCTTATGTTCGCTTTGGTTTCTACCGAAGATATGGAACGACTTAGCCAAATAATGGTCAAGCAGTTGAAGAATCGTTACAACGATATCAACATGCACAAGAGGTTTGTCGTAGGGATTGACCGTGCTAAGATGAGACTGTACGACTGCGAGCAGACAGCACAGGATGACCTGGTTGACGACATCGTAGAAGTACAACACATGTCTAAAGAAGACAACACCAAATCCAAATCAAAATTCGACGACTTCAAATGGGAGTAGATTTTTCTAGTTACCAACACTTTGTAAACACAGTGACAAGTAAAGAATCACAAGATTCTGATGCTTTCATCTATCGTTTGCAAGAACTTGGTAGCGAAATTCCAATCCAACGTCTTCTAACTGCTGCTGTAGGCATCTCTGCTGAAGGTGGTGAGTTTACGGAGATCGTAAAGAAAATGATTTTCCAAGGCAAACCTGCTAATGAGGAAAACTTGTACCACCTAAAGCGGGAATTGGGTGATGTAATGTGGTATGTGGCACAAGCATGCATGGCACTGGACGTGGACATGAATGAAGTGCTAGATATGAATATCAAAAAACTGGAATCCCGTTTCCCCGAGGGTACTTTCAGTGAGTTCTATTCAGAGAATCGTAAAGATGGAGACATCTAATCTTTGCATAACCTGCATCAAAATTGGAGACAAATTTGATGCAGGTTATGTGAACAAACTCTATGATATGGTGCATCGTCAGATTGATGTACCATTTTTTTGTTTTACTGATAACCCTAGTGGCATCAAAGAAGGTGTTACTGTGGTTGAGATTGATGTTACTGAATATTCTCAATGGGAGAATTGGTGGCCAGCATGGTGGAAGATCAATATGTTTGTCCGCCCTGAAATACAGGACTTCAAACGTAAAATCTTCTTTGATTTGGATGTGATTATCCATGGAGATCTTAGTAAAATTTATGAATTCAATAGTCCATTTGCTTTGGTCTATTCTTCTTGGAAAGGATTACAATTCCAAGTCAAAAACCCAACCAAATCGATGTTCAATTCCAGTGTAATTGCATGGGATGATGCAAAGCACATTTATGATCATTGGATGCAGGATGCTAAGGGATTCGTTGCCAAGTATGCTGGAACTGATGACTTCTATCATAACGAAAAGATCAAAAGATATCGTCTCCCACCTATCATCTACTCATATAGGGATGGTTGTATTCCAGGGCAACAAAATTGTTTAGAATTTAGACCATGGATGGGACTTGCTATTCTCCATCAGCACCCTAAGAACCATGAACTAGACCCAAATATACATATTATTGCTAGGTATTGGGGATAGTAATGGCAAAGATTGATCCAAAGCATCTCAAGAAATATACTGTCAAGTGGATTCTTTCTAATGAACCACTTGATTTTTTTATGAGAATTGCTAAGTCATTCGAGCATCATATGGATCGCCGCATGCCTGGTAGAGTCAATTTTGAAATTATGTCTGCTCAAGAGTATGCAGTCAAGTATAATGATGGAGTTGAGATTGATCATGATGATGTGCTTAGATTGTTGAAAGAAAATGAGATCCAACTAGCAGATTTTCCTGCACCTTTGTTTGCACAAAAGATCAAAGAGCGTTATCAGAATCGTCAAACTAGGGGGAAAGATTTAGATTTTGTTGAAAGTGATTGGTCAAGCATTGAAATGCCATTTCTTTTTAGAAATGAAACGCATGCCACTGCGTTTATGCAGTCCCATATGGGTGAACAACTTCTTTACTATCGTAATCAGTTGAAAGTAAAACCTATGGCAATGGTGTCTTGGGGTGGATCTAAATTGATTGCTGGGGACAAACCCTATATGTCACCTGAGGATTTTGAAGGTAGTAAAGTTAGTCTCCAATACCATACTGCAGTAGCAGAGAAAATTTTTGAGTCTTTGGGTGCTGAGGTCACTGATTCTGACGCTGATGCATATGAGACAGACATGCCCTCCTTTGATATGTCTAAGAAGGTGGTTACTGAACTGAATCACAGCATCAATACTAATATTATCCTTGCATCTCATGAGTTCTGGAGGAATGTAATCAAGTGTGAGTGTGATTACAGAGAGCATACTAAAGAAGAAGAGGACGGTTGTCTAAGAAAACAATTGAAACGTGCATGCAATGAAGCAACACGTGATAGAGACGTGTGGAATGATGAAATGACTGCTAAGTTTAGGCAAGAATGTGAGTCAAGAGGCATTGAGTTACATCAGGTATCTGACTCCACTCCTTTCAAAGAAAAGACTGCTTCTGTATATGATCAGTTTGTAAAATTCTTCTATGACGAACAGTTTATTGACAGTGAAAGTGAGGTTGTCAAGCATGACCTCAGAACAAGAGTCAATGATTTGTCTGACAACAGTAGAAGTGCTTGGTGTGACGACCTTACTATTGACCAATGAACGAAGAACTAATTGACTCCATCATCAAGATGTACCGATCAACCTCAGAAGGTAGTCGGAGGATGACAAAGAAACGACGAATGAATAGTTTTTGTCGTTTTGTATTGGCGCTTACTAGCAACGATAAATACAAAGAGTACCAAACACCTTTGATGGTGTGGGTTCAGAAGTATCAGGATCAAATTTACAGCAAACTAAGTGAAGAAGTTCTCGACCTTCATAACCGAAGCCCGCGTTACCAAAGCATCGCAAGAAGCGAAGCGTTTGGGACTAGTCGGGGACGGTCACGGCGATTGGTATGACCGCCAAGGAAACCTAAAAGCAAAAACTGTCTCAGGTTTACTTCAAATGTACTCAGCATCTGCTGGGGATAAGGATGGACTTGGTACGTCAGGATCTAAAGCAGCATCGGTTGTAGCAAAAAGGACTACCGGTGATGGTGAAGACTATGGTAGGAAGGTAGCAACAGGGGGACCGTCATCTGCGGAACCCAATCCTAATTCCGCCAATGGACAAGCAAAAGCAGCACTCCAACAGGTCAGTCGGGATAACCCCCTTACAATTGCCTTTGATAAGTTTGACTCTGACGAGGTAACTGCTAATATACTAGCCACAGTGGAAGAAATTTCCGGTGGCACTTACTACTATGTGTTTCCCAGTAGGGACACAAACATTCAAGAACTAAAAAATGCATATCCTGAGATTGGCGATGCCTTCGTTGATGACGCAAATGCAGAGACCATCTACGATGTCCTCTCCTCACTCTATGAAAACGGTTTTGACGCGATTAGTATCGTTGTACGACAGTCAAGAGCAAAAGAAATCTCAGAGTTAGCACTCAAAGGGAACGGTCAACTATACAACTATGTGATGCTAAACGTCATCCCTGTAGATGAACGTAGTGTTCGTGAACAGTATATTGCGGGTGATATTTTCCAGAACGGATCCTTTATTGAGTCTAATGGAAAGACGGGGCAAGTGTTCCGTAGAGGTGCTAATCATCTGATCTGTATGGGTGAAGATAAGAAAATTTTTAGAGCATGGATTTCCGACTCTAAACAAGTAGATAAGTTTCTGTTACCCCAAGACTTTTGACACACTAAATAATTGAACGGTAAAATTACGTTCGTAAGATGAGTAACCCTTGGGCACAGACGTATAATGAATTGCGTCGTCCTTATCTTGAAGAGAAGAAGGCAAAGAAAGATCATGATGGTGACGGCAAAGTAGAAAGCGGTTCAAAAGAACACGCTGGTGCTGTTCACAATGCTATCCAACGTGCCAAGGGTGGTAAAGCGGATGGTCAGGACACTCGTAAAGAAGCATTCAGCATGGCTGCTGACCCTGAGAAACGGGCACTACCTCGTCCTACTAGTAAGGCAGAGAATAAAAAAAGTATGAGCATGAGGTCTCGTGCTGTAAAGGCAGTGGGTACTCAGCGTCGCCAAGATAAGGAAGTTGGTATTTCTGGGAAGAAAAACCCAAGAGCACACGCTAAAGAAAGTGTCTGGGCTGGTAATTATCAAGGTCCTCTTTATGCTTCTTGGACTGCCGTCGAAGAAGGCAAGAAACAAATGCCTATGGTAAAGATGTACCGTAAGGCAGGTAATCTTGGACGTGATGGAAGTCCAGAGGCAATGGAACGTTCCAAGAAAATCACTGGTGTGATGAACGCTAACGCTGAAAGGCGTGCTGCTCATCGTGCAAAGGATGATGCTGCCAAGGATGCCAAGGCATCAAAGAAGATGAAAAAAGAAGAGGTTGAAGTAGAAGGTTACGTTCCTATGGATTCTGCAAAGAAGGAAAAGATTGGTCGTCAGTCTAATAAAGCTTATGCTAAGGAAGTTGTTGCTGCTCGTCATGGTAAAGAAAAGGAGGCCAATAAGCAGATGCAACGTCGGATTGCAATGCAGGATCCTGCAGGACGTAAAGCATCACTAAAGAAAGAAGAAACTGCTATTGAAGAAGGCAGCATGTCAACAGCACGTAAAAACGTTGGTGCTTCTACTTGCTGGAAGGGTTACAAGGCAAAGGGAACCAAGAGCAAGGGTGGTCGTACTGTCCCCAATTGTGTCAAGGAACGTTCTGACTGGCGTGAAGAAATGGGGGATGACGGTTTTTTTTCCGAAGCCGCTAAGCGTCAAAATGATTTAGACATCAAGACGAGCGGCGTCAAAAACAAAATTGAGATCAACCCTGAGATCAAAACTGAAGGTGTCGATAAGCGAAGAGCACCAGCAGAACTAGTTGCACGAATGAGTGCAAAAAGAGAAGGTGAGATGGCGCATGATGGTCCTAACAAACCAGCATCTGATGCTAAAGCACGGATCATGGCGAAGACTAAAAAAAAACGTGAGCAGGCAAAAGAAAACATCATGAAGGGTCCTCTTCTTCCTGGCGAAGGACGTAAGGTATTCCCTAAGGGTGCTGCACCTAAAGCGACTGGTGCAAAACTGCCTCTTCAAACGGCATCATATAATCCTATGCTTGACTCTGTAGAAGCACAAGCACTCCAGATGTTTGAGCGTACTCGTTACGCTAAAGAGAAAGGTACAGATTCTCAGACTGGTAAAGAGTCTAAGAGTGGTGGAACTATCAAACCTGGATCTGCTATGTCCAAGGTTCGTAAGAGTCTTGCTGGTCAAGGTCTAATGTCCTCTCGTGGCAAAGCGATCCAACCGCAAGGTAAAAAGAAGGATAAAGGTGCTAAAGGTTATCAAGGACAAACACCTGTAGATAAGATCAAGGGAAACCTTGCACGTAAGAGAGCACCAAAACCTAACCCATATAAACCACGTGCTGGGGAGTCTGATTGATGAAAAGTTTTAGAGATTTCTTTGAAGATGTAGAACTTACTGACGCATATGGTGAGACTTTTGCTGTCATTCATGACGTAGTAAAAGTTGAACCATTGAAACGTGCTAGATTCCCGAACGCCCCATTCCGTGAGGACGATGTAAATGAGGTAGAGGAAGGTGCTGCCATGACCCAACAGGGTAGGGCAGAACATATGGCACAGCGGATGTTGAACCAGGCAAAGGGTGCTGCTGTCAGATATGATGCTGCTAAACAAGCAGCAAAGACTGTGAAAACCACAAGTGGTAGTACGAAAACCCGTGTAATGGAGAAATTCAAAACTCAATATGGTAAGAAAGATAAGATGGCTCAGTCTTCTGAAAGGAAGACTTTGGGTCGTCGTTCTTCTACTAAAGATGGGTCTAAGCCAACTGGTTACGAATCTCCAAAAGAATTTCGTGACAAGTCTATGCCTCTCCGTAAATTCCGTGACCGGTTTCAAAAAGAAGGTGTTATTACTGGTGCATTAGCAGGTGCTGCATTGGTTGGCGGTGTTGCTTCTATGATGAATAATGCAAAGAAAGCTACAAGTAAAGATAATCATAGTGATAAATCAGTTGGTAAACCAACTCTTCAGGGTGTAGCATCTGGGATTAGAAATAGAAATGCTGCTTTGAAAAAGGCAATGAACAATTCTTTTGATCCCATTTCGTCTGGTGTTTCTATTTTTCTTGAAGGAAGTGCCTGGACAAAAAAGTCCGGGAAGAATCAGGAAGGTGGTCTCAATGAAAAAGGACGCAAGTCTTATGAGAAAGCAAATCCTGGTTCTGACCTAAAAGCACCCACGAAAACTAAGGGAAATCCTCGTCGTTCTTCGTTCTGTGCACGCATGAAGGGAATGAAAAGCAAGTTGACTTCTAAGAAAACTGCATCTGATCCAGATAGCAGAATCAATAAGTCACTTCGTAAGTGGGATTGCTGAATATATAGTGTGATGTTGCAATGTAACTGATGGCTTTTTTACTTCCACTCGCATCCAAAATTCTGATGGATGCTGTCGCCAAGATTCCCGAGAATGAGGAACTGGGCGAACTTATGATCAACGTTTGCGTCACCATTCTTCGCAAGGCGGTTTCAATGACTAAAACTGAGATGGATGACATCCTCCTCGAACAAGTTGTTGCTGCTATCAAAGTAAAGGACGACGCCTAACCTAAATATCTAAACGACTAACCTACGAGAAACACATGGCACTTTGGGGAGCATCTGACGCAGACGAATCTAAACCCAAGAATCTGACTGCTGCCGAAAAGAAAGAAGTTTATGCTGCCGAAGCAGGTTGGGTCCTCCGTGGCGGGTCTACTCTCACCGGTTGTGACAATACCAATGCTACACCTGAAGTGCTGGTCGCTATTAGCGGTCTAGCAGTTTCTATTGGTGCTGCTGATATTACTGACATCAGACTGATTACTTCATCCTTCAGCAAAGCTGCTGGTGGTACATTGTCTGTTCGCGTTTCGTTCAACGAAGAAGTGGATGTTACTGGCACCCCTCAACTCGAAGTTGTCAACGATACCAATAGCAACCACACCCTTTCCTATCTCTCAGGTACGGGCACCTATCGTCTCCTGTTTACGCTCGCCATTGCTGCTAACAATGCCGCAACTGATGCAGATGACGTTCTGTCCATCGGTGCTAATGCTGTTTCCTTGAATGGTGGCACGATCAAGGACAAAGGTACGAGCACTGTCTCTACTATCACAAACTCCGGCGCAATTGGTACTGCAGCAGGATCAATTACTGTAGTTGCATAATTTCTAAATGCGATTTGATGAACTAAATGATGACAATTATTTGCTCTTCGCTATAAAATATTACGAAAATCCTCTTGCGGCAACAATGGAGGATTTTCAAAATGATATGAGGCGGTTCAAATATATCAAAAGATTATTCAAAAAATATATGATTCAAGGAGGTGAACTAAAGTATCATCTAATTCTAAATCATCTTATTATTTGTTTCAATATCTTTGATGAAGGCGCTGTTCCTTTATTATTCTATAAGATAGATCGAGAGTATTGGTCAATGCTCAAAACATTTCTTATATTCTTGAATAGGATTCCAGAATACCCAAAATCTGGACTAGATGATCTACAAATTGATAATGAAGTATACTCTATACTAAATTCAATTGATGGATGACGCCAAGTTTCAAAGAATTCTAAATATTCTCAGAGAAGATGTACCCACGAATAGTATTTCGGGGGGAAAAATTGCAGGTTCTCAAGAAGCTGGTGACGATCCTCCGGTACGGAGGAAAAAAAAGAAATACGCTTACTTAGGACCACGTTCACGTAAAACTTGGATGCCAAAGTGAATTCTGATCAAGTCAATAGCGCCATTCTAGAACGGTTAGAAAAAATCGTTATGTCTTTGCAGGATAATTCTGTAAAGATGGGCCAGTTACTTGCTGTTCATAATGAAAAACTTTCAAAACAGGATGAGATTGATTCTGTTTTGTTCTATAAGATTGACGAGCTCCGTTCAATGACGATGGAGGAGACTACTAAGATCAAAAATGGATGTGAACGTGACATTCGTCTGGTTGATCTGCGTCTTCGGTCAATTGAGAAGAAAATGTGGAGCATTGCTGGTGCTCTTACGATCATTAGCATATGCGTTTCTCCTATTGGAGTAAGAATGTTTTCTCTATTGACACCTCAGTCCACTAGTGCTATGGTGACAGCGAAGTAAGACACGGTAACGTGCTCCACATTGATGCCAAATACATTGGCTTGGTATCAGCTCGTCTCGACAAGTTCAAACGTGTAAAGGATCATCTATACACGTTTCGGTGTCCTTATTGTGGGGACTCCAAGAAGAACAAGAATAAGACACGAGGATACTTATACCAAGTAAAGACTGACTACAACTTCAAGTGCCATAACTGTGGTGAGTCAAGGTCTTTTACATATTTCCTGAAAGACAGGGACCGTCAACTGTACGATCAGTACATTCTTGAGCGATATAAAGAAGGGATCACTGGTATTGGATCAGTTGCTCCTAACTTTGTGTATACAGGTAAAAAACCAGTCTTCAAAACGAAGATGGACTTACCTAGAGCAACTGAAAATGTAGATTCTGCAAGGTATTTGACCAAACGTGGTCTAGATCCAAAGGATTATTTCTACGCTGAGAAGTTTCAGAGGTTCTGCAACACATACAAACCTACGTATGACAACATCACACGTGATCATGCACGTATTGTCATACCAATGTACAGTAAGAGTAAAAAACTAATCGGGTTTCAGGGGAGGGCGTTGGACAATTATGTGCAACCTAAATATCTCACCATGATGCTTGATGAGGAACATCCAAAGATCTACGGGTTAGATAAAATTGACAAAGAAGAGACCGTTTACGTCGCAGAAGGACCATTCGACTCCACTTTCCTTGGGAACTCTATCGCTATGTGTGGTAGCGATGTTGACCTTGGCACTATGGATTATAAGTTCGTGTTCGTCTATGACAACGAACCCCGTTCCAGGGAGATCGTCTCTAAAATTGCTAAGACCATCGCAAAGTCATATCCGGTAGTTATTTTTCCATCATCAGTTCATGAAAAGGACTTGAATGACATGCATCTTGCTGGACATGATGTCCAAAATCTGATAGAATCTAATACCTACAAGGGATTAGAGGCGACATTGAAACTTCAAACGTGGAAACGGGTATGAGCAACGGCACCAAGGTAGTAAAGCGTAACGGTTCTATTGAACCTCTAGACCTTGATAAGATGCATTTGATGGTAGAGAAGGCATGCGAGGGACTCGCTGGCGTATCTGCCTCACAGGTTGAAATCCAATCAGGTATCCAGTTCTTTGATGGTATCAGCACTGCTGAAATCCAAGAGATTTTGATCAAATCTGCTTCAGATCTTATTTCTCTGGAAGTTCCTAACTATCAGTTTGTTGCTGCTCGTCTGCTTCTGTTTTCAATCCGTAAACAACTTTACGGTTTGATTGACGACATGCCTCCTATGCATGAACATATTTCTAAGTGTATTGGACTAAGTGTTTATGATACAAGCATCATAGATAAGTATAGTGACAAAGATATTGCCACACTTGATACTTATATTGATCATGACCGTGACTATCTGTTTACTTTTGCCGGTCTCCGTCAAGTAGTTGATAAGTATCTGGTCCAAGATCGTAGTAACGGAGAAGTCTTTGAGACTCCTCAGCAAATGTACATGATGATTTCGGCAACTTTGTTTGCTAATTATCCACAAGAAACTCGTCTGTCATATGTCAAAAGATACTACGACGCAATCAGCAGACACAAGATCAACATCCCAACGCCCATCATGGCAGGTGTCAGAACACCCCTGCGACAATTTGCTTCTTGCGTTCTTGTTGATGTTGCTGACACCCTCGACAGTATCTTTAGCTCTGATATGGCTGTTGGCAAATACGTTGCACAACGGGCGGGTATCGGCATCAACGCAGGTGCAATCCGTGGCATCAACGCTAAAATCAGAGGCGGAGAGGTTCAACACACAGGTGTTATCCCCTTCCTCAAAAAGTTTGAATCAACTGTTCGATGCTGTACACAAAACGGTGTACGAGGTGGGTCAGCAACTGTCCACTTTCCAATCTGGCATCAAGAGATAGAGGACATCATTGTTCTCAAGAACAACAAAGGCACAGAAGACAATCGGGTACGTAAACTTGACTACTCAATTCAATTCAGCAAAATTTTCTACGAGCGTTTCATCCAGAATGGAGAAATTAGCTTATTCTCACCGCATGATGTACCAGGTCTGTATGATTCCTTTGGTACTGATAGGTTCGATGATTTATATGTGGAGTTTGAACGAGATGAGTCTGTTCCAAGAAAGACTATCGGAGCACAAGATCTAATCCTTACAATCCTGAAGGAGAGGGCAGAGACTGGTCGTATTTACATCATGAATATCGACCATTGTAATACTCATTCTTCGTTTACTGATAGGGTATCGATGAGCAACCTGTGTCAAGAGATTACTCTCCCCACAGACCCTATTGAGCACATCGATGGAGCGGGTGAAATTGCTCTTTGTATCCTGTCTGCTATCAACGTGGGTACGGTGCGATCTGACACTGAACTGGAAGACTATTGTGAGTTGACTGTTCGTGCTTTAGATGAATTGATTGAGTATCAAGAGTATCCTGTCAAAGCAGCAGAAATTAGCACAAAAGCACGTCGCTCACTGGGAATTGGGTTCATTGGTCTGGCACACTATCTTGCCAGACTTGGATACAGTTATGATAGTCAAGAGGCATGGGAAGCAGTCCATCAACTGACGGAATCATTCCAGTATTATCTCCTCAAAGCGTCTAATAAATTGGCAGAAGAGAAAGGTGCATGTGAATACTTCTCTCGGACTAAATATTCTCACGGTCAACTACCAATAGATCATTACAAGCGTGATGTTGACGAGATTACAACTGCTGAATTGCAACATGATTGGGATAGTCTTAGGGTATCTATCTCGAAGTATGGATTACGGCACTCAACACTGTCCGCACAAATGCCTTCGGAGAGCAGTTCCGTTGTGTCAAATGCCACCAACGGAATTGAGCCCCCGCGTGATTGTTTGTCCATCAAGAAAAGTAAAAAGGGGCCTCTCAAGCAGGTTGTTCCCCAGTATCAACGCTTGAAGAATCAGTACACTCTTCTCTGGGAAATGAAAGGTAACCGAGGTTACATCAATGTGGTTTCTGTTATGCAGAAATTCTTTGATCAGGCAATCTCTGGTAACTGGTCTTATAATCCCAGTGACTATGACAACAACGAAGTACCGGTGTCTGTCATGGCAAATGATCTTCTAACCACATACAAGTATGGTTGGAAAACTTCTTATTATCAAAATACAAATGACCTCAAGTCGGACGAGATGGAAGAACCGGCAGTAGATCTTGCAAGTTTAGTTGCTGCGATCCAAACTGAAGACGAAGAAACCTGTGAATCCTGTGCAATTTAGAAAAACTTCCGCCGACAAGAGTATGTCTGTCAAAGGCATGACTGTGTTCAATGATACTTACGTGGACACTAAGACTCAACCAATGTTTTTTGGGGCACCTCTGGGTGTTCAACGATACGACTCATACAAGTATCCAGTCTTTGAAAAGCTGACCAATCAGATGCTTGGATACTTCTGGCGTCCTGAAGAGGTGTCCCTTCAGAAGGACCGTGGAGACTATAAGACTCTGCGTCCTGAGCAGAAGCACATCTTCACATCTAACCTGAAGTATCAGATCCTTCTGGACTCTGTGCAGGGTCGTGGTCCTGGTATGGCATTCTCTCCATACTGTGCTCTTCCTGAGTTGGAAGGTGCTATGAATGTGTGGCAGTTTATGGAGATGATCCACTCACGTTCTTACACTTACATCATCAAGAACATCTACCCAGATCCTGCTGAGGTCTTTGATACTATTCTGGATGACCAACGTATCCTGGCACGTGCTAAGAGTGTCACTAAAGCGTATGATGACTTCCTAGAAGTAGCAAATGAGTGGGGTGCTGGTAACATGTGGACAGCAGACTATGCTGATTCACCTACTGCTATCTACACTCGTAAGGAACTGAAGCGTCGTTTGTATCTGGCAATACAAAACGTCAATATCCTTGAGGGTATTCGTTTCTATGTGTCTTTTGCTTGTTCATTTGCTTTTGGTGAACTGAAACTGATGGAAGGATCTGCCAAGATTATTTCTTTGATTGCACGTGATGAGAACCAGCACACTGTACTGACTCAACAAATTATCAAGGCATGGCAGAAGGGTGATGATCCTGAGATGCTAGACATCATCAAAGAAGAAGAGCAAACCGTCACTGATATGTTTTCTAATGCAGTGGAAGAAGAGAAGGAGTGGGCACAGTATCTGTTCAAGGATGGCAGCATGATTGGTCTCAACGACAAACTCCTCGTCAAGTATGTGGAGTGGATCGCTAATAAGCGTATGCGTGCGATTGGTTTGAAACCCCTATACGACGCTCCAATCCATTCTAATCCTCTTCCTTGGACTGAGCACTGGATCTCTTCTAAGGGTCTTCAGGTCGCCCCACAGGAGACGGAGGTGGAGTCTTATGTCGTGGGGGGTATCAAGCAAGATGTTCAGAAAGATTCATTCAGTGGATTCCAACTCTAACTGATGAAACGGGTGCAACTAACAACTAACTTTTATAAAAGAGTTCAAGGTTATTGGTCCCTAGATCTTGCTACATGTCATAAAGAAGCATTTGAGATGCTGAATGACATAGACAGTCCACTATTGTTGGAACTATACGCTTACTCTAATGATCATTATGTTGCTAAGAATTGGAGTGGTAAAACTCTAGGTGAATGGTGGTGGGATAATCGATCACCTGAGTGGGCATATAAGTTTATGAATGATATGCATAATCTTTACTATGAATTTAGTAAGAGAACCTTAGTTCAGGATGGAGTGACTTATAGATTGTCTTATGTTGATATGCACCCTGGGAATGTTTTAGTAAACCAGCATGGTGTCCCAAAGGTTATTGATTATGATTCTATAGGTTGGGTCCGAGAAAAAAATATTACATATTATCAGGCAAAAGCTACATATGCTATATCACACTTCCTAGAATTAGAATGAAATTTTATTTTGATGGGGACTCTTTTACTTATGGTGGTAGTCTAGACAAAGTAGGTGCAGTTGCAGAAGAAGTTAGGTGGTCTAAGTTAGTATGTGATCACTTTGGTGCTGAAGAAATAAACTTATCTACTGGTGGTGCTAGTAACGATGCAGTTATGAGGCATACGTTTAGTAGACCCACTACTGAGGTTCATGACTTTTATTTTTTTCAAACCACTATTCCTAGTAGAGGTGAGATTTTTGACCCTAAAACGCAGGGGTGGATGAAATATGGTCTGAATGAGGATGTAGAAACCAGATGTATGGAACGATGGGGACCCATAGAAGGACCAAAATTTATACAGTGGATACGGTTTGGATTTAGTAGAGTCCATAATGAACATTATGGGAGGACTAAAGAAACTATTACATACAATGCATTGAAGTCTTACGTTGCATCTATAGGTCGAGCAAGAAGATCTTTCTTTAGTACGTTAGTGCGTTTTGAAAAAGACAAACCATGTACTGATAATAAGTATGATCTGTATCACATAAACAAAATAAACAACTGGCCTAAGCATAAAGTTGTACCACCAGAACTATTGGTATATGATAAAATACCCAACGATGGACACCCTTCTGTAGAAGGGCATAAGACAATAGCAAAATACGTTATAGATATAGTAACTGAAAGAATCAAAGATTGAAGTTTTATTTTGACGGTGATTCATTTACATATGGTGGGGGCCTCAAAAAAGTATTAGGTATAGATCCAGAAGATGTAAGGTGGTCTAAGTTAGTATGTGATCACTTTGGTGCTGAAGAAATAAACTTATCTTCTTGTGGTTCTAGTAACGATGCAGTTATAAGGCACATTTTCAGTAAACCTACTAGTGAGGTTTATGATTTTTATTTTCTGCAAACCACTATTCCTACTAGAGGTGAGTTTTTTGATCCTAAAACGCAGGGGTGGACAAGATATAGTTTTGGGAAGGGTATGAAGGAGAAATGTATATCTCGGTGGGGACCTATAGAAGGAGCAAAGTTTATACAGTGGATGGAGTTTGGATTTAGTAGAGTCTATAATGATCATTATGGAAAAACTAAAGAAACTATTGTATACAATGCAATGAAAGCATACGTTGCATCTGTGGGTCGAGCAAGAAGATCTTTCTTTAGTACGTTGGTACCTTTTCAATGCACTGATAATAAGTATGATCTGTATCACATAGGCAAAAGGGACTGGCCTAAGGATAAACCTATGCCACCAGAACTATTGGTATATGATAAAATACCCGACGATGGGCATCCTTCTGTAGAAGGACATAAGACGATAGCAAAATACGTTATAGATATAGTAAGTGAGCGACTAAGTGATGAGGGTTCAGTCTGCTAAGGCAAAGGGTAGGAGACTACAACAGTGGGTGAGAGACATGCTCATCGAGATGTTAGAAGTACATCCTGAGGATGTTGAATCTAGATCTATGGGTGCGGGTGGTGAAGACATCATCATGGCACGTGCAGCTAGACAAAAGTTTCCTTTCTCAGTAGAATGTAAGAACACAGAAAAACTAAACGTCTGGGATGCGTATGACCAGGCATGTGCTAACTCTGGTGATTACGAACCAATTCTCTTTATAAAAAAGAATGGCAGGAAACCACTCGCTATACTCGATGCGGAAAGCTTTATTAGATCCAACCGACATGAATGATTGGAGGTACTCTGAGGAACGAATGCTACTTCGTGCTGAAGTATTTCGTGCTCTTTCTCATCACCTAAATGATCATTGCAGACTCGTATATGAGTTTTGTCATGACTGGGTGAGTCAAGGTAATAAAACAACTATTGGAGTCGAGCAAAGATTCCAAGACTTCATCCGTGATTGTGCCGAAACTTTGTACACACTAACTCCTATTGAGGAACATGCAGAAAATCATTAGCATCATGTCGATTTTTTCATTCGCAACTAGTCTTGCTGTTGTCAGCACCGCTGGTTATGTGTATGTAAATAAAGACAATATCACAAACAACATCAAAGAGCAGGTCACCAAAGGAATTGAGGAAGCAATTGTAGGTCAAATGGATGTTCCTGCTTTACCTGAGACCACTGGAGGTGTTCTTCCATTCTAAATAATGCCAGTGTCTTTCTGGCATATGGACGACAAATCTAAGACTGAAGAAAAGAAAGTAGAAGATGCGAAAGTAGATAAGAATTGGTTGGGACAACCAAAAAAGGATAAAAAAGAAGAGAAAGAAGACCAAGAAGATCGGATGCTGGCATTGTCCACACTCGTTCGTCTTGGTATTCTTATTTGGTCCGGCGGAATTCTTACTCTTGCCTACATCAAACTACCTCCTGCACTAGGTATTCCTGAACAGAAACTTGATCCAACTTTTATCGCCAGTGTCTTTACTGGGGTTTTAGCTACCTTCGGGGTTCAGGCAGGCAAAAAAGCAAACGGTGCCAACGGTAGTGCTGGTATCAGTAAGGCAGATATGGAACGTCTTATTGAAGCAGCAGCACGTACTGCTCCTGCACAAACAATTCGGATTGAACAAGGACCCTTGACAATAGGAACACAACCTCCTACTGTGTCCGAAGATGGTGCTCCTCCAGTTGTACCTCCTAAAAAGTCATGAACCTTGCTGATATTTTGTTGTGGGCATCAATTCCATTTGTGCTCGCCACTATAGCCTTCGGACTTTATAGGGGCGAGAACTTTTATTATGAGAGTGATAAGTACGATGGGAATGGAACCGCACACTAAGAAAGAAGTGCAGGAAATGATTGATGCCGCCATGGCAAAGCACAATCGCAATGCATCAGCTATTAGTATCGTCCTAGGATCTGTAGCTCTCATCGGTTATGCTGATGGAATGCTTCGCATTATTGAAAAAATCAAATAATATGAATCACGTTGAAACTCAAGCATATAACTTTGCTATGTCATCATTCGCAAGAATGTATGGTGTTAGAACTATACAATCTAATTATGCTGTACGTAAATTTTGTCGTGATTGGGCAACCTCTGGAAAATCTGCACCTTTAGGCACTCTTACGAAAGTTGATTTTTACTTTCGGGATTTGTGGGTATGAATTTATTACTACGACCTCTTGATAATCCATCTGATCCTGTATGGTCAGTGATTATCATGACGATCCTTGTTGTAGCTATGGCGATTTATAGTATTTACTATATAATAGGAATTGATCAGAGGGAAAGTGGAGATTCCAGGGATCAACGTCAATCCAGTGGGGATACGACGCCTACAGATCGGACAACTGGACATCAGGGACGCCACGATTCAGAAGATTCCTGATTGGGCACAGTCTACTCCACAAGCAATTCCAATCTATCCACCAGTCACTACACAGGTGGGGACGCCTATTGTCAATATTCCTGGTTGCGTTGAGGCACACAGAGACAGTAGTGAAAATCAAAATCTAAAGAATGAGGATAGAGAAGGCACGGTCACCTACTGTGATGCCGGAACACCTTCATTCACTCCTATTGATTATGATAAAGACAATTTAGATATCACACAAAAGTCACCACCACCACCTATTATTCCTCCATCTAAAACACCGGAGCAGGAGACACCTGCACAACCTGGCATACCAAAACGACCCACATGTCAGGAGGGTGAGAAATATAATGAGGCGAAGAAAGTTTGTGAAATTATAGTAGTTGAGGTTCCTGAAAAACAGATACCATGGACTGAGCAGTATCTCCCTCCACTACCACTAGTAACTACTACCGCCTCAATCGCTGTAGTTGCGACGACTTCTGCACTGCTCGCAAAACCTCTCGCTGATCTTCTTTTGAAAGTGGTGAAACCTGTGACGAAGAAAGTGGTGAAGAAGATTGCTGCAATACGGAAGAAGGAGATCCCGGTACTATCTTTGTCTGCGAGGAGGGACGAGCAACGGGTACGGAACCAGGCGATCCGGACGTTGAAGTCTGCCCTCCGGCAAAGGAAGAGATAGGTTGTGGAATTGTATGTCGGTGTCTTCTGATAGCATCAACACTATCTACCACTACATCTGCACAGATTGCAGCATAGTGTGTTCCTGGTCTAAAATAAATTCCTGCCTTTTTCAATTCACCACAATTTTTCAAACGAGCAATCTCAAAGTCTAATCTTTTATTAGCAATCATTTGTTGCTGCATTTGTATCTGAGTATCTGCTGCTGACTTGCAACGTTCCTGTAGTCCACCATCAAGTGGGAAAGATATTGTTGCAGATAAACCAAGACTGGTGCTGTAATTTCTAGTGTCACCAGTTCTTACTGGTTTCTTCCAGAGTTCTGACCCTGGACTATCTGGTACACCATCACCAGTGATTTCCATGACAGTGATAGGCATGTCTGCACCATCTTCATAGGCACGAACAGTATCACCATCTGTGTTGGTATAAGTTCTATTATCATAATGTGATTCCCATGGCCAGTTCTTCACATTTTTTGTAACTTCTACTAACTGTCCTTCAAAATCTCTGTTGTCATACTGAGGTTCCATGTAGTGTGTCTCAAATGGATCCTTATTATTACGAGCGTGAGTAATGAATGGTGTTATGTTAGCAGTAGGTCCTTGACAAGCAATTCCATTACCATATTGATTAGTAATATAAGGACCTTGTAACACCTGAATAGCTTGGTTCGTAACCGAGCCAGAGCTATTAGCTATTGGACTTGCTGTTGCACTTACACCCCCTACATCTCCCGCCAGTGTGGCAGGGGCAGTTGCAAGTTGAGTTAGACATAATACTATTGGGTAAAGATACTTGTGGTGTCGGTTACGCTGGTGACCTCCGTAACCCTTTGGATTACAGTTTGATTCGAGATTCCCGGTCCTCGATATGTCTGAGTGAACTGAAACGCTTCTCCTGGATTTGTTATTTTGAATGCCGGATTGTTGTTGAAATTCAAAGCCGACTGGGTTGATGTTACTTGTCCTTCGACTCCCCCCATTGGGGTTACTGTCACTGTTGAGGTGTTGGCGGGGGGAGTGAGAGATTGTCCCCCGTTGTCCACGTTTGTCCCGGTTACTGAGTATTCCCATCCTGTTGAATAATCTATAGAGTTGATCGTTTCAGATACCTTTGAAGTAGTTTCCGTGTGACTGGTCATACTTCCCTGAGTGAAATTAGGGACCACAGGGACGGAATATACTGGTGAGGTTATACTAAGCAACGCCAATGCTGCTAGTATTTTATTCATTTATCTAACCGTGATTTCAGTTACTACTTGTCCCGTGGCACTGGTGCCACCGCCGCCTGCGGTCAAACCAATTACGCCAGCACTTGTAATAGTACCTGCTAGATCACCAGCAACACCAATGGCAGTGCTAGTTTGATTTGAGTAAGAATTCACCGCACCAACAGCAGGAGCTGTAGTTACGATTGCATCCCCGGCGGTATAAGAAGAACTAAAGGAGAAAGCACTCCCTGCAGTTTGTTGAGTTGCTGTAATTGATGGTGGCGCTGCAACACCATTAGACCCAACAGTTCCAAGACCACCTACTACACCGGCAGTGGTGCCGTCTGAGGTGGTAACTCCGTTACCGGAGACACTGAGAGAGTTACCAATTCGCTGCACATTGGTTGCGGCAGCATCAACTGTCAATTGAACTGATGATGTAATGCGGTGTGTCAGGTCTGCTCTAGCAGCACTACTCATACTGAGTAAAGCCACAATAAAAAGTAGACTTTTCATTGCATACCCTTAGAAATTGTACCTAGTTTATATATGATATATAACAAGTGATCTTGATTACTATGAAGATTTTTCTAGATACTGCTGACACAGATATTATCAATCAGTATCTACCAACCGGGTTGATTGATGGGGTGACTACTAACCCTACTCTCATGCTCAAAAGTGGTAAATGTCCTGACGATGTTTATCAAGACCTAGCAGACATGGGTCTTCCTGACATTAGTATGGAAGTGGGTGGCAACGCCATGGAAATGCTTGAAGAAGGAAGACGTTTATCTACTAAGTTTGGAAAGTGTGCTACTATAAAGGTACCTTGCACACCTGATGGACTTTGGGTATGTAAAGAACTCTCACGTGATCTCATCAGAGTCAATGTCACTTTGATTTTTGCTGCATCACAAGCAATCCTTGCTGCTAAAGCAGGTGCATATTATGTGTCCCCGTTCGTGGGTCGCTATGATGACAATAGTATCAGTGGTCTAGAACTTGTCCGTTCTATTGCTGAGGTCTATGGTCGCCAAGGTGTTCGTACTCAAGTCCTAGCAGCATCACTTCGTGATGTGTATAAAGTCTCTCGGTGTTTTTACAACGGAGCAAGCGTAGTAACGATGCCTCCAGCAGTGTTTGAAAAAATGTTCAATCATGTGCTGACGGATAAGGGACTAGAAATTTTTGATCAAAATTTGGAAGAAATTCGTAATGCGAATCATTGACTATGCTGTTTCTGAAGAACTAATTGATCTTTGCGTTCAAGAGATCGAGTCGAAGAAGAAACATGACTGCTGGGGTATCAGTAAGTGGAAATGGGGTGCAACCTTGATGACCTCTTCTATGAAGAGTTTTTGTCTTTCTGCAAAACCCTGTACGGATCTCTACAAAAGACTCCGTAACGAGACTTCTCCTTGGTTACCGTTTGTTCCTACTGCTATCAACTATCACGTATGGTTGCCTGGTTCTGGAATCAACTGGCACAATGATGGTGACTATGTTTATGGTGCCACCCTTCACCTGAAGGACTGGCCACCTGAGCATGGTGGTATTTTTATGTGGAAAGAAAATGGGACTGACATCCTTCATTCCACGTACCCGAAAAAAAATACAATGGTGATCAATGAGGGAGAGGAACGGCATGCTGTATCTCCTATTGTTGTTAGTGAAAAAGATGCAGGACTAAGAATGTCAGTTCAATTATTCTGCACTAGAGAAGCAGCACATCAAGCAAGAAGAAGTGGTGGAGGTAGAACTATCTAATGGATTTCAAAGTAAAATGTTTGCAATGCAATACTGAGATTGAAGACACTGGTAAGTTTCATACTTGTGGGTGTCCTAACGGTCTATCTTTTTGCAACGGTAAAATCACTGCTATGGATATGGGACTTGTGGTAGAAGTTCCCATTTATAGGCAGGAATCCAAAGTGCATAAGCAAAGCAGTTACCTGTCTCCGGAAGATCTAAGTTTTCAAGAGAGGCGACGGGACCGAGATTTCAAAAAATTGTCATACGACGTACGATAAATATTGACAGGATCCTTTGGGTCCTTTATACTATAGACAACTTTACTACCACAATGTCCCGAGGAGTCTTCCTTTCCAAATTCAAGAACTATACTAAAATCTTAGTAGATGCAGTAGAGGAAAAAACCGATCTTGAATATGAGCATCCTTCTCTGTATGAAAATCTAATTTCTCACTACAGAGATCAAGAAGTTTATTTCTATGAAGACCAGGACAAAAACTACAATGTACTGATTGATAAGTTAGAATATGACCTTATGAATTCTGGCATGTGGGGATGAAAGAGAATCGCCCTTGGGGTTGGTATGAAACTATTGAAGATGGATCAGACTACAAACTAAAAAAGATCTATCTGCACCCAAGACAACGTTTCTCACTCCAATTCCACAGGAAAAGAACAGAACAGTGGATCGTAATTCAAGGTAGTGGTGTAATCACTTTAGGTCACGATGATCTTGAATGCAAACCAGGGGATAGTTTTACTATCGGTATTGAACAACGTCATCGTGCTGAAGCAGGTGATGATGGACTTACTTTTTTTGAAGTACAAAGAGGTGAGTGTGATGAATGTGACATTGTCCGTATAGAGGATGATTACGGTCGCACTGGCAATTCAATTTTAGATTATTTGATATGACTTACATGGTTACCGGCGGTGCCGGGTTTATTGGTAGTAACTTTTTACATTTCCTCACTAAAAAAACGTCAGAACCTATTGTCGTACTTGATAATCTGACTTACGCTGGTGACATGAGATTTATTCCTGTTACTAAGCAGGTAAAATTTGAGTGGTGTGATATCTCAAATGAAGATCATGTATTGTTTCTATTTGAGAAATACCAACCCAAAAAGATCTGGCATTTTGCGGCAGAGAGTCACGTAGATAATAGCATCGCCAACTATCGACCTTTCCTAGAGGCAAATGTTATAGGCACTATCAATCTCCTCAATGCTTCATTGAATACGGAGGTTGAAAAGTTCCATCACATTTCTACTGATGAGGTGTATGGATCTCTGGAGTATGACGATACGGAACTCTTCACAGAAGAGACCCCATACAATCCTAAAAACCCATACTCTGCAAGCAAAGCAGCATCAGATCATTATGTCAAGACTTGGCATAATACATATGATCTTCCATACCTAATCACTAACTGTAGTAATAACTATGGTGTGCGTCAGCACGTAGAAAAACTTATTCCAAAAGTTATCGGTCGTGCAATGAGGGACGAGGTTACTTACATGTATGGGGGTGGTCAACAGATCCGTGATTGGTTGTATGTCAACGATCATTGTGAAGCAATCTGGTCACTAGAAAAAGAAGGTGTAATCAATAACCATTTCAATATTGGTGGTGGTTGTGAAATGAGAAACATTGATGTGACTAAGAAAATCTTGGATCTTTTGAAAAAACCACATGATCTTATTGGGATATCCCATGAAAGACCTGGTCAAGACAAGCGTTATGGCATAAAATATGATAAACTGACTAAGTGTACTGGGTGGAAACCCTGTACTGATTTTGATTACGGACTACGTGCAACTGTTTCATGGTACTTAGAAAGATGGGGACTGATCTGAAGTCCTACAACAGTCCGGTCACTCTCTATGGTCCTGGTTTTGTAGGTGGTAGGTATGCTGAGATGTTTCCTGATACTTTGGTACAGGAACGCGATGAATACAAACCACAATCTAAGAAGATTCTCTACATGATCTCTACGGTGGACAACTATAATGTTCACAAGGATCTCAATATGGATGTTGATACTAATCTTCGTCTTCTTTGTGATGTCTTACATCATTGTCGTAATGAAGACATTGAGTTCAACTTTATCTCCTCATGGTTTGTGTATGGTAAGGGGTGCGAGATTCCTGCCCATGAGTCAGATCATTGCAACCCAACTGGGTTCTATAGCATCACCAAGAAGTGTGCAGAAGATCTAATCAAATCATTCTGTGATGTATACAAGATGAAGTATCGCATTCTTCGTCTTTGTAATGTTATGGGAGATGATCCCAAAGCATCAAAACAAAAGAATGCAATCATGTGGATGATCAATCAACTAAAAGAGCACAAACCAATTGATCTTTATGATCAAGGTAGTCACCGTCGTGATGTCATGCATGTTGATGACGTATGTCGTGCAATCAAAACTGTTATTTCTGAAGGTGATTTGAATGCCGTCTATAATATTGGGTCAGGTATACCCACTCCTATTGCTGATATTGTTGATACAGCAGTATCTGTCTTGACCAGTCGTTCTGCCATAGATATGATTGATCCTCCCAAGTTTCATAATGATGTCCAGACACAAGACTTTTATCTTGACACCACTAAACTTCAGGAATTAGGATTCAGACCAAGCATGGACACAGTTGAAATCGTGGAGTCGTTATGCTCGTAAGAAAGAAAGTTGAAAACTTTATTGATGCCCTAGAGGCAGATGGTGAAAAACTATTTCCCTACATGGCAAACAGGGGATGGCAACCAGGTGATAACATTTACTATTCTGGTCCTTACTGGGACAATCAAGAACCTGCTGCCGCTATCACTACCTTACTCCAAGGTAAATGGTTGCCTGCTGGTGAAGAAGTCAACAAATTTGAACGTGCATTCTCTAAGCAGTTTGAGTTTGACTATTCTGTGATGGTGAACAGTGGATCATCTGCCAACCTGGTGATGATTGCTGCACTAAAAAAGTATTTTGATTGGCATGATGGTGATGAGATCATTGTCTGCACCTGTGGGTTCCCCACAACTATCAATCCCATCATCCAGAATGGTCTTACACCAGTCTTTGTAGATATCAACTATGGTGATCTCAACTGGGATCTTGATCAACTAGAGAGCAAGATTACTCCTAGAACTGTGGCGCTTTTTTCGTCTCCTGTTCTGGGAAATCCCTATGACTTCGATAAGTTCATCGAGATTGTCGATAGGAATAACCTGCGGTACATCGCTGACAACTGTGACTCGCTCGGTTCCAAGTGGCGTGGTGAGTTGCTTACCAAACATGCCGTCGCAGCGTCTTGTTCTTTCTATCCAGCGCACCATATCAGCACGATTGAAGGCGGGATGGTTTCTTCTAACATTGAGGAGATCGTTCAGATCGCCAGGTCTTTCGCATGGTGGGGGAGAGGTTGTTATTGTGTAGGAACCCAGAATAAATTGCCCAACGGTGTCTGTGGGCAACGCTTCGACCGCTGGTTGGAAGGGTACGATCAAGATGTCGATCATAAGTATGTCTTTGGCGTTCAAGGATACAACCTCAAGCCTGCCGACTTGCAAGGGTCTATTGGGTTGGTACAACTGACTAAGCAAAATGAGATACATAGCATCCGTCGTAGCAACAAAGCTAGACTTCACGAGATCTTCAGTCAGATTCCGGGTGCTCGGGTTATTGAAGAGAAAGAGCATGCAGAGACTAGTTGGTTTGGTGTTCCTATCGTCTGCGAAGAATATAAACACCGCCTCGTAAAATATTTAGAGAGTAATAAAGTCCAGACAAGGAACTATTTTGCTGGTAATATTCTAATGCATCCTGCATACCAACATATTGAACCTGCAAGCAATTATCCAAACGCATGTAAGGTTTTAGATAATGTATTTTTTGTTGGATGTAGTCCTGTTATTACTGAACCTATGTTAGAATACATAGATGAGGTTGTTTCTAATTACATTTCTGAAAATTACTAATGGATAGACAAAAGCGAGCATTGGTCCTGGGTGCCGGTGGTTTCATCGGTAGTCATATGGTCAAGCGACTCAAGACCGAAGGGTATTGGGTTCGTGGTGTGGACCTCAAGGTTCCTGACTTCTCAGATTCAGTAGCGGATGAATTCATCCAAGGTGATCTGCGAGATTATACTTTTGTCGAACGTGTAATTGAGTACAAGGGTGAACAGGGTAACTTTTATAACTCTGTTCCCTACCAGTACATCGACACCTTTGATGAGATCTATCAGTTTGCTGCTGACATGGGTGGTGCTGGTTACATCTTTACTGGTGAGCATGATGCAGATATCATGCACAACTCTGCAAGCATCAACTTGAACTTGCTGCAGTCAGTCTATAAATTCAATGAGACCTTTGATGGTCGTGATAAAGAGTGGACTGTAGCAAATCGTCCTAAGAAAGATCAACCCACAAAGATCTTTTATAGTTCTTCTGCTTGCATGTATCCAGAGCACAATCAACTAGACCCCGATAATCCAGACTGCCGTGAAGAATCTGCGTACCCTGCTGCTCCTGATTCGGAGTACGGCTGGGAAAAACTCTTTAGCGAAAGACTTTACTTTGCTTACAACCGTAATCATGGGATTCCTGTTCGTGTCGCTCGCTATCACAACATCTTCGGACCTGAAGGAACCTGGGAAGGTGGAAAAGAGAAGGCACCTGCTGCAATCTGCCGCAAAGTCGCTTTCCTCCCGCTCCAAGGTGGAGCTATCGAGGTGTGGGGAGACGGCTTACAGACTCGTTCCTTCTTGTTCATTGATGAATGCATCGAAGCGACTTGGAGACTGATGCAGTCTGACTTCATGGGTCCTGTGAACATTGGATCTGAGGAGATGGTCACCATCAATCAACTGGCAGAAATCACGGCGAAAGTTGCACGTAAAGATGTTACCAAGATTCATCTTGATGTTCCTCACACAGGTGTTCGAGGACGCAACTCCAACAACGATCTAATTCGAGAGAAATTAGGTTGGGATTATTCTCAATCCCTTGAAGAAGGTATCTCTCTGACTTACAATTGGATCATTCAACAAATCGGGAAGAACCTTGAGGGATCATGAACACTACGTATAACTATGAACGCGATGCTCTGAAGTCTACTTTCACAGGGCACACTAAAGTTTTTGAAAATTTCTCTCAAGCATACCAGGATTTGTTTGTCCTAACTATGTTGAATGGAAAAAAGAATGGTAAGTATGTGGAGGTGGGTGCTAATCATCCCCAATCTTTGAACAATACTTTCCTACTTGAGACAGTATTTGGTTGGCGTGGTTTCTCTGTAGAGATTGAGCGTTCAATGTGTGAGGTTTTCAACGGAGACATGGCACGGCAGAACCAATGCTATGAAGCAGATGCCACTACGTTTGATTACTCCGAGGCAATCGCTAAAGAAAAGTGGCAGGGTCGTATTGATTACTTCTCTGTTGACTGTGAACCTCCTGAGGTGACGTTCAAGGCACTCAAAGCATTCCCTCATGATGAATTCCGTGCCAGCGTTATCACCTTTGAACATGACTCGTACAAGGACGGTGAGACTATCCGTGATCATTCACGTCAATTCTTAGAAGATCTTGGTTACCAACTGGTATGTGCCAGTGTTTGTAATGGTGGTAATTCTTATGAAGATTGGTGGGTTGATCCTACTGTTGTAAAAGAATCAGTTTGGAAACCCTTTGAGTGTGTTGATGTAGAAGCACGAAACATTTTGGTATGAAACTATCTCATTGGTATGGAAGACTTGGTAACAACATTCAACAGTGTGCTGTTGGTTTGATGTGTGCTCAGGCATACAACACCGAGTTTATCCAACCCCTAGAGCACGAGATAATTCCTACCTTCACTGAAAAGTTTGGTGACACTAGAAGGTCTGGGTTTAGTAAATTTTTTTATTATGATGGACCATTCAGAGAAGTTCCGATCGAAATCGGTAAAATTTATACCGAGATCCGATCGTTTTGTAAAACATATATCAGACCGCGTCTTGACCTCCCAAATGTGGAGGTGGATCCTGATTGCCTTGTTATTCATATTCGTAGTGGAGATGTCTTTGACCGGGGGGTTGATAATCCTGGTCAATATGTCCCTAATCCTTACTGTTTTTATGGTGCACTACTTGAGAATTTTGAGAAGGCAATTGTCGTCACTGAACCTGACCGACACAATCCAATTGTTGAAGAACTCAGGTGGAATCCTAAGGTTACGATCCAATCTAAAAGCGTTGCGGAGGATTTTGCTACGCTAATGGCAGCAAAACATGTTGCTACGTCTGGAGTAGGGACGTTTGGTATTGCTGCAGCACTTTGTAGTGATAAAATTACTAATCTTTATTGCACAGACCTGTGTATTGGTGAACATCTAAATTATAAAATGCTTTATAATACGGATGTAGTCATCAATATGATGGTCCTGATGGACTATATCAAAACAGGAGAGTGGGCGAACACTAATGAACAACGAGAGTTCCTCTTTAGTTACAAGGTATAAACTCAAGGTTACTCATCAAAAACTGATTGAGAATCTGTGTCATGAGATGCCCTACTATTTTTTCAAGGACTGTGCCTACGGCAACGTAGACCATCCCTTGAGAAAAGAAATGAATCCTTACTTCAGTCATACGTTATTGCATGTCAAGGGCACAACGTCTGACTTTTTTTATAAGTTTCCATGGGATGAGATTGGTAAAGCAATCAACCTACCAGACAAGAAAATGTTCAGGGCACACATGACCCTGCAATATCCTAGACCCACTGCTGTGGGTGTACCTCACAATCCCCACGTTGATGACGACCGTCCACATGTAGTTGCACTCTATTATCCTAATGATTCTGATGGCGACACATACTTTTTTGATTCATCTGGTGAAGTGATACATACAGAAGAACCTAAACGTGGTAAAATAATAGTGTTCAATGGCAGAACACTCCACTCCAGTTCTTCTCCCTCCTCTAACGTACGCTTTTCTTTGAACATAAATTATGGCAGTCTATGATGTGTTCACGTTCTATAATGAACTGGACTTACTTGAACTAAGAATGAATATTCTTGGTAACGAAGTAGATTATTTTGTTATCAATGAAGCTAATATTACTTTTACTGGTAAACAAAAACCTATGTACTTCTCCGAGAACCGTAAGCGGTTCAAGAAGTGGGAAGACAAGATCATTTATCATGAGACGATTGATGACAATCAAACGTTAGAAAATTTCTGGGAGAATGTTCCGTACCACCGGAGCATGATGGAAGATGATATCTATAAACTGCCACTGCCATACCAACGTGCATGCTTCCATAAAGACAGTGCAATCTATGCTCTGCTAGGTAAGGTAAAGGATGACGACATCATCCTTACCAGTGATGCTGATGAAATTGCAAATCCTGAAGCATTGAAATGTATTGATGAATGGTTTGATCCTAGTAATCATTACGTTCTTACTGGTCCTCTTTATTACTACTACCTCAACGTCAAGTGTGAAGACCAGTGGATGGGAACCAGAGTGTGTGATTTCAAAACACTGAAGACAATGAGTGTTGACAAACTCCGTCAGTCACATCATGAGGCATATAAGATTGCTAACGCTTCATGGCATTGGAGTTTCTTCGGTGATGCAGACACGGTACGGCAGAAGATGGACGCCTATGAGCACCAGGAAAATAATAAAGAAGAGTTTAGGTCTAGTATGGAGGACAGGATCAAGCATAATTTAGATCCTTATGGTCGTAGTTATCTTTATCAACCTACGGTAGTTGATATTGATGATAGTTTCCCTTCATATGTGAGGGCACAGAAGAATCGTAAACTGAAGAAGTTTGTGAAAGTATGAAACTGATTTCGGGACCAGCGGTTGCAGATCTTTGTGACTACAGTTTTGGTGATCAAGCAGGCATGGTAGGAGGAGTCTATGGTGCCTTTATGAATGATGCTAATTCATCTAACACTGATTTCTTATGTGATAAAGAGGTTATCAAACTATTCATTGATAATATCAGGTTGTATCACAGACCAATCAAGTGTGGTAATAAAAAAGATCAGGTGTGGATCAATGGTCTACAAAAACGTAATGATCTTATGAAACTCTGTGCTCATTATCCTGAGAAAAAATTTATAATTTTCTGCAACAACGAAGACACTCCTATCAATTCTGATATTGATATCCCCGACAATGTGTTGGGGATTTTTGCTGCAAATGCAGTGGGGTTCAAAGATAAATTATATCCATTTCCTTATGGTGTGGGTAGGAAGTTGAGTGCCAATGATGAACGTCAAAGTATTCTCCACGCTGCTATGGAGAAGGATCCTAAACCTAAAAAACTACTCTACATCAATCATGCAGAGCACACTAACATCAGTGCACGTGGCAACATCCGTGAAATCTTTAGCAAGTTACATTACGCCACGGTCGGGGAAGCGGTAAACTATCATACCTACGTGAGAGAGATTCAGAATCATAAATTTATGATCTGTCCTCAAGGTAATGCAGTTGATTGTCACCGAAACTGGGAGGTTCTCTATCTAAAAAGGGTGCCAATCATGGTGAAAAATGATTACTTGCAAGAGTTGTATAAAAATTATCCTGTGTTATGGGTAGATGACTTTGGTAAGATCACTAAATCTGTGTTGTCGAATGCTCAAGATCTTTGTGACAAGGCTAGAAATATTGACACTAATCTGTTAGACTTATACTCGGTGTTCAACAGGGCAGTCAAACGTGCTAAAGATTCCTGAAGTTACACTGCTGATGCTAGCAGATGTTGACATACCAGAAGCAGTCTATGCGGTAAATAAATCATGTGAATCTATTGAATGGGGCGCTGTCAAATTTCTTGGCAGTAAAGGAAGACCAGAAGGTCTCTGTGATCAAGCACAGTATGAGAAAACTTATCCAATTCAAAGTATCAATGATTTCAATTTTTATTGCATATATAATTTTCTCAATCATATTCAGTCCTCGCATTGCCTCCTTATTCATCCTGACGGTTTTGTTATTCGACCTTGGTTATGGGATAATTCGTGGTTACAATACGACTACATCGGTGCCCCGTGGAGAGACGATCCAACCGCCTACCTCGACCCCTGGGGTAAGAACCAGCGGGTTGGGAATGGGGGATTTTCCTTACGTTCCAGAAAGTTATTACAAGTTCCCTCGCGTGTGACTGTGCCTTGGGAAGTCAATGAAGGAGACTTTTATAAGCATATGAATGCTGGACTATATAACGAGGACGGAAACATATGTATCCACAATCGGCACCTTTTTGAGGAACAAGGATGCGTCTTTGCTCCAGTGGAAGTTGCCGCTAGGTTCTCTAAAGAGGTAGAGTGCCCAGAACACAAAGGTGTCGAGACCTTTGGTTTTCATTATCATTTTCAAGACATCCGATGACAGTCAAATATTATCCTCTGTGGTGGAACCCTTGGCAAGACAAGCATCTTGATCTTGGCGATAAGTCTGTCAGCATTTCTATTGATAACCTTGATTATGATCCGCAAGCAGATGTAAAAATTCTGTTCTTAGCGGAACCATATTCAATCCTTCCTACGGTAACTGAGGGAGCACTTCGTGGTGCTTATCATTTTGATAAGATCTATACGTTCACTCAAAAAATTATCGACACACACCCTCAAGCAGAATTGTTTGAGTGGGGATCTAGTTGGTTGAATTTTTCTGATCTTATTATTGATAAGGGTAACAACGTTACCTTTGTTACGAGTAATAAGAATCAAACTGTTGGACACAACATGCGTCTTGACATCTTTGAGATGCTCAAGAAGGTAGATGTATCTAATGGACTACAATACTATGCACATATGTCACCTCCTTTCCATCAACGGAGGAATGATTTCTTTGAGAACGCTAAGTTTCATATTACAGTAGAGAACTCTCGCCAACAGAATTACTTTACTGAAAAGGTTATTGATTGCTTTGCGTCAAAAACTGTACCCATTTACTATGGTTGTCCTAACCTTAGTGATTGGTTCAATATGGATGGTGTGATTGTATTTCATGATATGGAAGAGCTTGAACTTATCCTAAGACATCTGGATACTGAAATGTATGATTGGAGAAAACCTGCAATCGATCAGAACTATGAAATTGCTAAGCGTTTCCATAGTGAAAACGATGTAGTGCCTAGACTTACAAATAAAATCAAGGAGTTTGTAGGGAAATGAGAGTAAGTTTTTGCATTCCTACGCATGATAAGAACCCTAGGTGCCAACAGTATCTGTTTGACATCTTTCATAGTCTGTCATTGCAGAAGGATATGAACTTCAATGTTTGGGTGTCTGATCATGGCACATCAAACAAAGTTCAAAGAGCATGTCAAGAGTATGATGATCTGTTCGAGATCAATTATGTTCAGAACACAGAAAAGATAGGTAACATTTCTGCTAATACCAATAACGCTATGCGTTTAGCAGATGGTGACATCTTGAAAATTATCTTCAGTGATGATATGATTCTAACTAAGAATCTAAGTTCTGAACTTGACGCTACCTTTACTGAAGGAGTGGAGTGGGCAGTGACTGGATTTGCTCATACCTTAGATGATGGTAAGACTCACTACAACCCTAAGATTCCTGTCTATAACAATCGTTTGCTAGAGGGTGTCAACACTCTCAGTTCTCCATCTATTCTTGCTCTCCGTAATGGGTGTGAGGAATACTTTGATGAAGAACTTACTATGCTGATGGACTGTGACATGTACTATAGGTTGTATGAGAACTATGGGGAACCAAAAGTTCTTAGTCACTACCACATCTCTAATAGAGAACACCCCCATCAAACACAACGTAAGTATGAGAACCTTATGCCTCAGGAGATTGAATATTTGAAGGAGAAGCATAAATGATTGGATTCAATCACCTGGGTCGTCATGGTCGTCTGGGTAATCAGATGTTTCAGTATGCAGGACTACGTGGCATTGCTGCTAAGCATGGGTATGACTTCTGTATTCCTCCTAGCGATTTTCAAGACCAATGGACTGACCATCAATTGTTTGAGTGCTTCAAACTTACTGGACTAACGAATATTGCAGTGTGTCCTGGACCTTACGTACAGGAAGAACATTTTCACTTTGATAAGAACCTGTTTGACAACATGCCTGATGGGCATAATGTCTACGGGTATCTACAAAGCGAAAAATGGTTCAAACATATTGAATCTGAAATCCGTGAGGACTTTGAATTCAAAAACAATATCAAAGAACCATGCCAAGAAATGATTGGTTCGGTTGACCGACCAATTGCTCTGCATGTTCGGAGGGGTGACTACATAACTAACTGCGACAACCACCCTCCATGCACCAAGGATTATTATGAACGTGCCCTTTCGCACTTTGATTCTGACAGGACTGTCGTTGTTTTTTCTGATGATCCTGCTTGGTGTAACGAACAATTTGTAGATGATCGTTTTTTGATCTCTGAGGGTGGCGACAATGTTGCCGACCTCTGTATGATGAGTCTATGTCACGACTTTATCATTGCTAACTCATCATTCTCATGGTGGGGGTCTTGGTTGAGTGCAAACTCAGACAAGACAATCATCGCCCCTAACCGTTGGTTCGGTGACGGGTATACTAAAGACCACGACACCTCTGACCTTTACTGCCCTAACTGGAAATCTATCAATGTCTGAAACAATCCACCAAGAAGGTGTTGAAATTCAAGATCTTGGAATATACGAAGATCTTCAGATCCAACCGGTAAACTCCTGGGACCTGACTAAAACAACCTTCATCATTCCTTTGCGAATTGAAAGTGTTGATCGGATGCGTAACATCACGACAACACTAGTGTATCTTCTGCGTAATTTTGATACTCAGATCATTATCAAGGAACATGATGTTGAATCTATTTTCTTGAAGAGTGTGGTGCCAATGCTTGATGAAGCATTGCCTCCTGAGAAGATGGAGAAGATTCATCATATCTTTGAGGAGAGTAATGATAAAGTCTTCCATAGGACTCGTTTGATCAACGACATGCTGATGTTGGTTGAGACCCCTGTGGTCTGCAACTATGACTGTGATGTCTTGCTGCCGATGAACAACTACATCTTGGCGCAGAATGCCATTCTAACCGGTTGGGTTCCCCCAAATGATCCTGAGGCAACTCCTGAACCTGTGAAGTGTGTCTATCCTTATGGGTGTGGAGACTATCAGTACCAGTTACGAGTTACTGATGAGGACTGTACTCGGTTCATCAACAGCAACTTCAACTTCAATGCATTTGAGAAAAATGCAACTTTGTATGATGCCAAGTTTGGTTTCGTACAGTTCTTTGACACTAAAGAATACCTTCGATTGGGTGCAGAAAACGAAGGGTTTGTTGCTTATGGATATGAAGATGACGAACGTTACAGTCGCTTCAATCTTTGTTCACAAGTGCTGCGTCTAAATGATTTGATCTATCATATGGAGCACCGTCGTACTCCTAACTCTTGGTTCAACAACCCTCACATCGAAGAGAACCGTGCGTTGTGGGAAAAACTTGGCAACATGAGTAGGGACGCTATTGAAGAATATTATAAGGATCCCCTATACATGGTGTATCGTGGTGTCCGCAATGGCAAACGCCCTGGCACGGATGACTGATAGGAATAAGTCTATCGACAAACTGAAGGGGTTCCCTAAAGTTCTTTGGATCAATCTAGACCGTGTGACCCAGAGACGGGAATACATGGAAGATCAATTGAACTACTGGGGACTCACTGATAACCACCGCATCAGTGGTATTGATGGTGATGAGTATGAGGACAACCTGAAAGGTTCTGTACCTCATAATATGAACAAAGGTGAGATTGCATGTGTAATGTCTCACCTCAATGCTCTACGTTATTTTGTCGAAGAGACTGACCTAGATGAAATCTTCATCATGGAGGACGACATCGATCTCTCCACTGTCAAGCATTGGACTTTCACTTGGAAGGATGTTAGGAAGCGACTGCCCATCAACTGGGACTGCCTGCAACTAACCATCATCAATCCCAATGGGATTACTCTCAAGTTACATCAAAGGTTCATCAATGATTTCTCTGCTGCTGGTTACTTGATCAGCAGGCACCATGCAACCAAGGTCCTCCGGTGTCACCTCCGTGGCAACCAGTGGAAACTGGATCAGAACATCAGACCTCGTGCAGTTTCAGAGGATTTGATTCTTGACAGTGGTAAATCTTATTCTACTCCTTTGTTCAACTACAGATTAGACATGGGTTCTGCTATTCATGAAGAACACATTGACATCTTTCATAAGGGTAGTAATGAGGCATTAGCAGAGTTCTGGGAGAGAGATGCTAGAGAGCATACTGTCGATCAGATTATGGAACTAGATGAATATTGTGGTAGAATACCACCATCAGTGTATATGGAACACGCACAAAAGCAATGACAGACGAGATCCTGACGCAACCTGACTTTACTGAACCCTTTTTCTATGACCACATAGGTGTCTTTGAGAACTTTGTGCGTTGGGAATTCTGTGATTCTTTACGTGAGGTTTTTGAATACTGGTACAACAAAAAGCATTTCGTAGGAGAATCCTCCGAACATTCAGTCACAAAAATTGGAGAAAATGATTTTACCATTGACCACTTCAATGATGGGGAGTCTCAATTTCCTAAAGGTGGCATGGGTCGTAAGGACCATCAACTTTACCTTGAAGTTTGTGACACGACGATGACCGCTCAGGTCAATCAAGCAATCGGTCAAGCATTTGAGATGTATGTACAGAAGTACAAAGGTCTTGTTGATTCTGCTGATCCCATTTCTTCATGGACTTGTAAACTTCAACGTACAGATCCTGGCGGTGGATATCATGTATGGCATTGTGAGAATGGTAACTTCCTCTACCGTGACCGTGTGCTGACGTGGATGATTTATCTGAATGATATCCCTCCTGAGAATGGTGGCGGCACTGACTTCTATCACCAGGAGAAAACGTTCCATCCTAAGAAGGGAACTATTGTTCTCTGGCCTGCTACTTACACCCACATGCACAGAGGTGGATTCCTTACAGGGGATGAATCTAAGTACATTGCTACTGGATGGTTCTTACGTGAACCTGGTAACGTTACGAACCGTACAGTAAGCGAAGCAATGGGTAAATCAAAACCTGTGGACAACCTAAATTGATTTTTTATACGTGCATAACCAACGGATACGACTCCATTCCTGACGCATATGTTGAGGAAGGTTGTCGGTATGTTTTGTTTCATGATGGAAGCATTCCTACAACCAAAGGACCGTGGGAGTACGTACATCTTGATGATCTAAATGTAAAACTTCCCGACTGTCCTGTTAGGAAGTCATATGTTATCAAGCATGAACCGCATATATACTTCACACAGTCTTCTGATCTGACTGTGTGGGTAGACGCAGCATATAATATAACCCTAGATCTGGTTGAATATAGTAGGAAAGTCTTTCGGCATCCTCATAGTTTTGTTGTACTACAAGAGCACCCTGACCCCCGCAGTTTGCTTGAAGAGTTCAATAAGTTGTATGCCGAAGGATTTTCTGACAGTGTAGAAATTACCAAGATGTCTGAATGGATGCTTGGTGGTTATGATCCTTACCCTAAAAAGGATTACAAACAAACAATCAACTGCGTTGTCTGGAGACGTAACTTCCAAGAGAATAGGGAGTGGAACAGAGCGTGGGCACGGTGGTATAAGAGAGGTGTCAACCGTGATCAAATTGCTAGTGCACTTGCTGAGCATGAGACAGGACTGACAGCACTGCGTGTACCGATGCAGGTCAGTCTTGACAACACTAATAGGGTCAAGAAGTACGAAGAATCTTATAATATTGATCGACCAACCAACAAACAGATCACTGACTTTCAAAATAAATTAGTAAAAATTTGGGACAGTGATATTAGTTCGATGTTGATGATGGCAGCAGTGCCCACTTTACCTCATGAATTTGGAGAAAGAATCAAACATATTCAATTGAATGTTTATACATGTATTACTAATGATTATGATATCCCTCAGAATTTTTACTTTGATCCAAATGTAAACTATTGGATTTTCCATGATGGGAAGTTATCTGTTCCTGATAGTCAAAAGATGTCAGGTTCTTGGAAGTATATTGATGTTTCTAATCTTGGGATTGATAATCCAAGAGAGTTGGCGTTCTATGTCAAAGCAAATGCTCACGAGTTTTTTCCTCCTAACTCATATACAGTATGGGTTGATGGATGCTTTGATCATTCTTATGATTTTATTGAAAGATCTCTTGGATGTTTTCCTTTCTCGGTCCTGCGTCATGGAGGAGAGTTCTCATACTACGATGAGTTGTTGGAAGGATTTACTTGTGCTTTCTATAAGTACAACACAGCAGTCAACTACACCCTGTATCTGGCATCGGCGGGATATGACTTTCTAAAATATTCTAGTCCACAGTGCTCTGTTGTCTGGAGACAGTTGACTCCGGAGGTAATTGAGTTCAATAAGAAATGGTATGAGGAGGGGTATCTAAATCGAGATACGATTCCTTTTGATGCTGCTATACAGTTTACAGGAGTAACTCCCCGGTTCTATGATAACCGGGATGACTGTGGTATAAAATTTGGGTTCAACAATAAGAGAGGTAGACTCAAAAAACATGAGCAACTGGGTGATCTAGATCAATATAAAAAGGTAGATCAGTTCCTTATGGAAGTTGATCGAGCGACTGGATATGAAGCAAAGTTGTTTTGTAAGTATAAACTCCATGAGTTTTACATGAAATACTATGGTATTGGTGGCAATTTAGGACTGTCATTCAATACTTATCCTTATCAAGAAGGTGTCCGTGTTGATAAAAAATTAGTTGTCATCTATACATGCATTACTAATGGGCATGATGTGATACCAGATAAGAATTACTATGATCCTGAAATAAGATACGTATGTTTTCATGATGGCACTATTGATACTACCAAGGGTCCATGGGAGTACATCAAATTAGATCTTGATATTGAGTGTCCACGAGACTTAGCGTTCTATCCAAAGTGTAACCCCCATGAGTTTTTTGAGAAAGGAACTTACACTGTATGGGTAGACGGTTGCTTTGTGCATACCCGAGAGTTTGTAGAGAAGAGTTTGTATTCTTTTCCCTTCACCACACTTAGGAACATCAGCAAGTTCTCATACTATGATGAGTTGTTGGAGGGGTTTACTTGTGCCTTCTTCTCATACGAGGGGGGAATAGAGATTACTAAAGAACTAAGCACCACAAACTATAAGTTCAATAAGTATTCGAGTCCTCAGTGCTCAATTATATGGAGATATTTGTACGATGAGACTATAGAATTCAATGAGCAGTGGTATACTTGGAGTAAGAAAGGTATCAATAGGGATAGTATTCCCTTTGATGCTGCTGTTCAATTGACTGGTACCAAACCTTTGTATTATGAGAACAGGACTGACTCTGGTATCAAGATGGGGTTCCAGCACAAGGTTGGTAGAGTCAAGAAGCATCCTCAGTATGGAGACAAAGATCAATATACTAAAGTGGATCAGTTTATCAAAGACCTTGAAAAATGGACTAAACTAAAACCACTTTTGTATATCAAGTACAAGTTTCATGAGTTCTATATGAAACACTATGACATCATATGATCCTCTACACATCCATCACTAACGGATACTTTCAGTTGCCGCAATTGGATATTGATTGTAGATGTGTTTGTTTTCATGATGGAAGTGTGTATGAGCAAGAAGGATGGGAACTAAAGTACATACCTGGGTTCTCATCTGATCCTATTCGTATGTCACGTCTGGTAAAGATGATATGTCCATTTGATGAACCTAATGTTTACATTGATGCATCTAAATTACATACACTAAACAATAAATTTTGTGAAGTAAGTAATTTTATTCTTTCTCAGGATACTTTTACTGTAATAGAGCATCCACATTCTCATACGTATCTTGAAGAGTGTGCTGAATATATTTGTAGAGGACTTGTTCCTTTCTCTGATGTGTATAAGTTCACGGTTGCTGCTGCGGAGGCAGGGTATAACTTCAAAGACTATCTGTCACCGCTATGTACGATCCTCTGGAGGAGGGGTAAGACTGACTTCGACCAACTCTGGTGGGACTGGTACTTGAAGGGTGGTAGGAGGGATCAACTGTCCTTTGCAGTGGCATTGCAGATGAGTGGTATGAAGTATGAAACTATTCTTGCTAGAGAACTGATTGATGTATGGTCAGACGCTAGCGATGGTGGTGAGTGGTGGGCGAACAAGGGTGGTAGGTATGGTGCTAAGTATCATGTCAATCCTGAGTGGGCAGTAGACATCCTATGTAATATGACAGGTCTGGAAAAGAACTCAAGGAACTATCGCTGTGCTGTCCTTACTGAAGATGATCAACCTGTCTGGTTGTTTGGTGATATGTCAAATGATTTCGATTATAAGTACAGAAAATTGAACGTTTTGAATCCATATCACAGTCTTCTGTGGTATACCAATAGAAAGACTGGTGTTATACGAAGACCGAGTCGAACTATTAGATCACACTTTGATGATCCATTCTTTTTCCCACACCCCATATGATTATTTACACCTGCGTCACTAACGGATACGACAAATTCTCTGATGATCATTACTATGATCCCAGTGTCAGGTATGTTGCCTTCACAGATGGCACTGTTGATGTGCCAGAGAAATGGGAAGAGTATCCAATCAAAGTAGAAGAGGAGTGTCCACGTAGGAGATCTGCTCACCCCAAGATCTGCCCTCATCTTTATTTTGATGCAGGTGAGTCAGTGGTCTGGATTGATGGGTGTTATGTAATCACCAAAGAATTTGTAGAAACTTCTAAACGTATCTTGAGTCGTAGTAGTCAGACTCACATGATTCATCCTTGTCGCTTCAATTTTGTTGAGGAAGTGATGGAAGGTTACGTGTCCTCATTCAACACCAAAGCACAGATGGTGGAGATCATGGAGGCGTTGATGGAACTGAACTATAACTTCAAAAACTATTGCAGTCCTGTACTGGCATCAATTTGGAGACATATTACTCCTGAGATCAGTAAGTTTGGTGACCTGTGGTGGAAGTATTCTTTGATTGGTCCTAACCGTGACCAGATTTCTTTTGATACTGCACGTCAACTGACTGCATTACCCTGGCAGACAATAAAAAATCCACTAAAGGACCACTGGCCTGAGGTTGGTATTGATTTTGACCACCGAACAGGTAAGTTGAATCGCCTAGGAAAGCATCCCCAAGCAGGAGATCTGGAGCAGTACAAGCGTGAGAATGAGATGCTCAAGGAGATAGGTCGGTGCACTCGTATGATTGCAAGGTTGCACTACAAGCACAATTTCCAATCAATGATTGATGCAAACGTATTGAACCGATGATTATCTACTCATGTATCACTAATGGATATGATGAGATACCGGATGAAAATTACTACGATCCTGATGTCAAGTATGTGATGTTCGCTGATGATACTGTTGAAAGGAAAGGACCGTGGGAGTTTCGAGAGATCCCATGTGATTATTCCTGTCCTCGTATCCGTTCTTCCTACGTCAAGATCAACCCTCATAAAGTATTTGATGAGGGTGAGGAGGTTGTTTGGATTGATGGTTGCTACATCATGACCGAACAATATGTAGAGAACTGTAAGAGATACTTTGAGAAGAGTTCTTTCACAGTCATCCGTCATGTAAACCGTTACACATACTACGATGAGATCTTGGAGGGGTTTATGTCCTCCATGAATACAAAGGAGCAGCAACTAGAGATTACCCGAGTCCTGAAGTGGATGAACTATGACTTCAAGAAGTACAGCAGTCCTGTGCTGGGATCTATCTGGCGTCGTCTAGAAAACTATGAAGAGTTTGGTGATCTGTGGTGGAAGTATGCACAGATTGGACCTAACCGAGATCAGATTTCCTTTGATGCTGCCAAGCAGTTCACTAATAAGCAGATGACTTTCATCGAAGATGGTTGGCATGAACTATGGAGAGACAAAAGAGGGAAGTATCTCCACAGAGCAGGAAGTTGTGGTATATTATTCGGACAGCAAGGAAAACAATACCGTCGCAAAAGGCATCCACAGGCAGGGCAACCTGACCAATGGACGAAGCGACGTGAGATCCTTGCCGAACTAAGAGAGATCACAGGATTACATCCTTTTGCTTTTGCAAAACATGATCACTCTGAGTTCGTTGAACGCAATGTGATATCTCCAACTTTGCCTTTACAAAGTTAGGGATTCATGTTATACTAAATAGAAATACGTTACAAAGCGTAACGTAGTAATGACCTCCCTTCAAACCGAGACCTATAGGGAGAATAAAAACGTCTCTAATACCTGTTGCTGAGGGTGTAACAGGAATATCTTACTAGTGTTCCCCGCACTTTTACTTACCCTTTTCAATGTCTGCTACTTTACAACAACAACAATCCCAATCAGTCTGGAACGAGTTCTGTGATTGGGTCACAAGCACTAACAACCGTCTGTATGTCGGTTGGTTCGGAGTCCTCATGATTCCAACCCTGCTTGCTGCTACAATTTGCTTCATCATTGCATTCGTTGCTGCTCCCCCCGTGGACATCGACGGCATCCGCGAACCAGTTGCTGGTTCACTGATGTATGGAAACAACATCATCTCTGGTGCTGTTGTCCCATCTAGTAATGCAATCGGTTTACACTTTTACCCCATCTGGGAAGCTGCCTCACTTGATGAGTGGCTTTACAATGGTGGTCCTTTCCAACTGGTAGTTTTCCACTTCCTGATCGGCATCTATGCCTATATGGGACGTGAGTGGGAACTTTCCTACCGCTTGGGCATGCGCCCTTGGATCTGTGTCGCATACTCTGCTCCTGTTGCGGCTGCGTCCGCAGTATTCTTGGTGTACCCCTTTGGTCAAGGTTCGTTCTCCGATGCTATGCCTTTGGGTATTTCGGGAACCTTCAACTACATGCTTGTATTCCAAGCCGAACATAACATTCTCATGCACCCCTTCCACATGTTGGGCGTTGCTGGAGTTTTCGGTGGTTCACTATTCAGTGCTATGCACGGCTCGCTTGTTACGTCCTCACTGGTTCGTGAGACGACTGAAACTGAGTCACAGAACTATGGTTACAAGTTTGGTCAAGAAGAAGAAACGTACAACATCGTCGCTGCTCACGGGTACTTCGGTCGTTTGATCTTCCAATACGCTTCATTCAACAACTCACGTTCATTGCACTTCTTCCTTGCTGCATGGCCTGTTGTTGGCATCTGGTTCACTGCCCTTGGCGTGTCCACGATGGCGTTCAACCTGAACGGTTTCAACTTCAACCAGTCAATCCTTGATGGTCAGGGTCGCGTCCTGAACACCTGGGCGGACGTGTTGAACCGTGCAGGTCTTGGTATGGAAGTTATGCATGAGCGTAACGCACACAACTTCCCACTGGATCTGGCTGCTGTTGAGTCAACACCTGTTGCACTTATCGCACCTTCCATCGGTTGATAACACTTTCCTGTTATACTGTAGGGGTCTTAGGACCCCTATTTTTTTGGACATGAATACTCGTCGCAATACTCTGCAACATCTTCGAGAACAGTGCAGAGACAAGATAAGAGAGGAAAATTCAAAGATTCAAAAGCATTTGAATCAACGTCTTCCTCCTCATATGGCTGCTGTATCTCCGAACGCAGTCGATATGAATACCTTACAAGAAATCAATCTCTGTCTGGATAGACTTGTCATTGCAGAGGAACGTCTTAGAGTCATTGATCAATTTGACAATCAACTCACAAAAGATCACGACGATCACCTAAACTACGACACTTACAGCAAATAACATGGTCGCCTCAACGCTTCAGCAACAACAACGGGGATGGTTTGATATCCTAGATGACTGGTTGAAACGAGACAGATTTGTCTTCGTCGGCTGGTCTGGATTACTTCTCCTTCCCACTGCCTACCTGGCAATTGGTGGTTGGCTTACAGGAACCACCTTCGCTACCTCCTGGTACACTCACGGCATCGCCTCGTCGTACCTTGAAGGTTGTAATTTTCTTACCGCTGCAGTCAGTACACCTGCTGATGCAATGGGTCACAGTTTGCTTCTCCTATGGGGTCCTGAAGCACAAGGTGATTTTGTCCGCTGGATACAACTCGGTGGTCTTTGGGCATTCGTTGCCTTACATGGTGCATTCGCTCTGATTGGATTCATGCTCCGTCAGTTTGAAATTAGTCGTCTCGTAGGAATTAGACCGTACAATGCTATTGCGTTCTCTGGTCCTATTGCTGTTTTTGTCAGCGTATTCCTTATCTATCCACTGGGTCAGTCTTCATGGTTCTTTGCACCTAGTTTCGGGGTAGCAGCAATTTTCCGCTTCCTGCTGTTCCTCCAGGGCTTCCATAACTGGACGCTGAACCCCTTCCATATGATGGGTGTTGCAGGTATCCTTGGTGGTGCTTTGCTCTGTGCAATTCATGGTGCTACAGTAGAGAACACATTGTTTGAAGATGGTGAACAATCAAACACCTTCAAAGCATTTGAACCTACTCAAGAGGAGGAGACTTACTCAATGGTCACTGCAAACCGTTTCTGGTCGCAGATCTTCGGTGTTGCGTTTTCTAACAAGCGGTGGCTTCATTTCTTTATGCTTTTTGTTCCTGTCATGGGTCTCTGGACATCTAGCATTGGGATTATTGGTCTGGCTTTCAATCTTCGTGCTTATGATTTCGTAAGTCAAGAGATCAGAGCAGCAGAAGATCCTGAGTTCGAGACGTTCTACACCAAGAACATCCTATTGAATGAAGGACTACGTGCATGGTTAGCACCTGCCGATCAGCCACATGAAAACTTCATCTTCCCTGAGGAAGTTCTACCTAGAGGTAACGCATTGTGATTCAATCTCTAGGATTCTTACTACTTCGTATAGCGTTAGGCACTATGCTTATCCATCATGGATATGAGAAACTAGAGAACATTGAAAATTTTGCGGATGCATTTGTACGACCATTGCATCTTCCATTCCCAATCGTCTCCTCATACTTCGCAGCATTCGCTGAGGTTGTGGGGAGTTGGATGGTTATCTGTGGACTCGGCACTCGTCTGGGTGCCTTGGCAATCTTAGGTACAATATCATTCGCAATTTATCATGCTCTAGCTACATCTGGATTCAACATCTACTTGTTAGAACTCTTAGTTCTTTACTGGGGAGGTACAGCATGTATCGTCCTCAGTGGTCCTGGTAATTTCTCGATAGACCATCTCATAAAACGAAGACTTCATGAATACCTTTGAACTTATCCTTTATTTTGTTTGCTTTGCAGTGCTTTCGGGCACTGCTTTTGCTATGATGTGGAGTAATATTCAATCTATTTCTATAGAGATGAATAAACCCCCTAAACCACGTCATCCTGAAGCACCACAAGCAGGAGAAGAAGTAATGTATGTTGATCTAACTAGAGAAAAACTAGAGGACCTTTACAAAAAGGACGAATGACTACATTAGTAATACATTTGGTAGCGTTTTGGAATGTTGCTGTCATGAACTGCATCCAACCCGTCAATTGGGAAGCATGTGCTCCAGTTCATGAATGGTTAGTGCCTGATCTAATTGAAGGGTACAAACTATACACAGGTGATACACATCCCTATCAAACTGAGAAAGATTATCTAAATAATAATATATCGTCGCCGCTATAGTCTCTGGCAAAATCTAGATGACTGTGCTATATTAGGGAGGTCTAACGACCCCCCTTTTTTATGTTCAAATTTCTTCTGGCAGGGTTCCTGTTAGGCGGTTCTCTCCCTGCAATTGCGGAACCTCTCAAAGATAATGAGTATTACTCTATGCATTCTATGGGGTGTATGCTACTCGGTGAATGCACTGAAGGTGTAGAGAAAGTGTACTCTTTGTTGGATGTATCATCTGAATACCCCAACCCAGAAAAGTTTACTGGAGTGACAGGTGAGTTCAACAATATGATTCACTCCTTGAATCAGATTGGAGTGAATGTATTCCTTGCGGATGAGAAGTATTTTCCAGTAGGACATCGTGGTGTCTATCATACTGTGAGTAATAACTTCTTTTTGAACAAAGCATTTATGTCACGCCCTGGTGTATTGATGAGTGTGATGAGACATGAAGGATGGCATGCAGCACAAGATTGTATGGCAGGAACGATTGATAATAGTTTGATTGCTATTATTATGCCTGAAGATGATGTGCCAATGTTGTGGCAAGAGATGGTGAAGCGGGCATATATGTTGCAACCATCTGCAATTCCATGGGAGAAGGAAGCAATGTGGGCAGGTAAGACTGAAAACATGACTATGAATGCTCTTGCAGCATGTGCTGGTGGTAATATGTGGGAAGTATATGAACCGACTCCACTCACACGTCAATACTTAGAGGAGAATGGTTTTATTGAATGATGGTTCAACAAATCAAATGGTTTTCCGCAACCATCATCCTCATCGCTATGGTTTTTCATGTGATGGGGTGGACTCCCTGGAATAGTATCCTCCAACTTGTAGGTGCTAGTGGTTGGACATACGTAGGATTCAAGTGGAAGGAACGTGCAATTATCATGAACTTCCTTCCACAGTTTTTCATCATCATCCCTGGTCTCATCTACCTGTTCTCTAAATAGAGCAGGTATTTTTATGTCATGTCGCCTTCAGTAAATCAACCATGGGATAAACTGAAAACATGTTTGGTTGGTAGATCATATCCTCCTGAATTTTATAGTTACATCAAGGATCCTAGGGCACGTGCTGGGATGGAAAGGATTGCACAAGAAACTGAAGAGGATTTTGTAATACTGTCCAATAAACTTATTGAGTTAGGCGTTGATGTAATTAGAACTAATATTTCTGACGACTGGAAGAAGGATCATAACTGGGGTTACCGTGCCGATTATCCCTCTGCCATGATCCCTCGTGACCATACTATGGTTCTGGGAAACAAGTTATACATGCCGAATCATGATTATTTGGAGGATGTAAATGTCGAACATATGCTCTATGCTATCCGGGACAATGCTGAGTACGCAAAAAATCAACCAGAAGCAGAAGTCCTTAGTGAGTATCTTTTAGATCTTGTCAAACCTGGACGTGGTGCTAAAGGTCAGGCTGCTGCATCTAAAGAGGTTGTTGAGGAAGCACATAAGTTTTTGTCAGATGGAAAAGACTTTCCTATTCATTGGTTGATGCAGGTATTGCACGTTGATGATGTCACTAGATTGTGTGAGAGTGCTGCGACAAATACCATTGGCAATCCACGTCGAGTCAATAAAAAATACAATGAGTTTCAAGATGCAGAGAAGTGGTTCAAAGAACAGGGAGGAGAGGTTGTTTATAATTCGTATGTGAATGGTGCTTCGACAATCAAGTGTGGAAAGGATCTTTACTTTGCCATCAATAATATTCTTACTTATATCAATGAGGACTATGCTCTTGAGAAATGGCAGAAGATGTTCCCTGATTATAGAATCCATCCACTACATTTCCCTGGACATTCTGACGGATCATTGGCACCAATCAAACCTGGGTGCTTGATTAGTATTGGCGATGCAAAGCACACTGATATAACTTTCCCTGGTTGGGATGTTTGTCAGGTCGTGGGTCAAGGTTGGTCTCAAGTAGAAGAGTTCACCAACATGAAACATTCATTACCAAATAATGGACGTTGGTATGTTGCTGGTGAAGAAAAAAATGATGCTCTAACTGATTTTGTTGAAACCTGGTTGAATGATTGGGTCATTTACGTTGAGGAGACTGTATTTGATGTCAACATGCTTGTGGTTGATGAGCAGAATGTCATCGTCAACAACTACAATAAAGATGTTTTTGATTTCTTTGAGAAGCATGGTGTGACTGGGCACGTGGTCAACTTTAGGCACCGTTACTTCTGGGACGGTGGACTACACTGTATTACTACTGACCTGGATCGCGAAGGAGAAAGACAGGACTTCTTCCCAGAGCGTTCTAAATAATGCAGATCTAATATTGTTATGCCATCAGCATTCCAACCGTGGGATAAACTAAAAACGTGCTTGGTAGGTCGGTCATATCCTCCAGAGTTTTATAGTTACATCAAAAATCCCAAAGCACGTGCTGGGATGGAGAAAATTGCTCAGGAAACTGAGGAAGACTATCAAAAACTATGCGACAAACTAACAGAGTTAGGTGTTGAGGTAATTAGAACTAATATTTCTGACGACTGGGAGAAGGATCATGACTGGGGGTACCGGGCTAAGTATCCCTCGGCAATGGTTCCAAGAGATCACCTTGCGGTGATTGGTGACAAGTTATACATGCCGAATAGTGACTACTTGAAGAACGTTGATCTTCGCGAGATGATCAATGGTCTTCATAATCCAAACTGTAAGCATGAGTGGTTGCAACCGGGTGCTGAGTTGGTTGCAGAGTTCATCCTCGACATGATGAAACCTGCTAGGGGTGTGAAGAATATGGATCCCATTGAGGAACTGCGTGATTTTTATCACAACCATGGTTCACAACGTCGGGATGGAAATACTTATAGCATAAGCGGACTGTTGTCTGGGTTAGACCTGGCGGACATGGAGAGACTGTGTTTGAGTGCTGTTACTAATACAATTGGCGATCCTCACAGAGTCAACAAAGAATATAATGAGTATCAAGATGCAGAGAAGTGGTTCAAAGAAAAAGGAGGGGAGGTTGTTTATAATCAGTACGTCAACGGTGCTTCAGTAATTCGTTGTGGTAGAGATCTATATTTCTCTATGAACAACATCATGAACCTTGCCAATCAAGATATGTTCATGGAGAAGTGGGAGCGTCTGTTCCCTGAGTTTAGAAACCATCCTCTGTATGTTCCTGGACATGGCGACGGTTCTTTGACTCCAGTCAAACCAGGACTGTTGGTTTCTATTGCTAAAACTGAATTCTTTAGCGAAACTTTTCCTGATTGGGAGGTTGCACATATTCCGGGTGCTGGATGGAAACAAGTGGATGGTTTTCTGAAGATGAAGAAGAAAAATAAGGGACGCTGGTGGGTTCCTGGAGAAGAAGACAACGATGACCTAACGGAGTTCATCGACACTTGGTTGAACGACTGGGTAATCTACGTTGAAGAGACTGTCTTTGATGTCAATATGCTTGTGGTTGACGAGAAGAATGTTATCTGTAATGGATATAACAAGACGGTCTTTGATGCCTTTGATAAGCATGGAATTACAGGTCATGTCGTGAACTTTAGGCACCGTTACTTCTGGGATGGTGGACTGCACTGCATCACCCTCGACCTGGATCGTGAGGGAGAGATGCAAGACTTCTTCCCAGAGCGTGGTGATGAAAGTTATGTCATCCAGGACCCAAGGAACGACAAGAAATCACCACTGTATAACAAGTGGGATGCTTACGATAAGCAACGTCCTAACTTCAAAAAAGATCAGGAGATTAGGCAAAACCAAAATCAAGAATCAGTTTCCTAGAAACCGGAAAAAAAACTCGGGCAAAAATCTGCCGCCCAGGTTTTTTTATGATACAATGATTAGTGAGAGATAATACTCAGATACATAACGTGTCTGCAAATTGCAAATGAAGCCTTTATTTGTGCTAATCGCTTCACTGTTCCTTGCTTTACCTGCATGGGCAGTGGATGTAACGATGGGTGCTAATGGAAACCTAGTGTTTGATCCACCAGAGGTTACTATTTCTGCTGGAGAAACGATTCACTTTGAAAACTCTGCGTTACCTCCACATAATATTATTGTGGAATCTCGCCCTGATTTGTCAAGAGAGTCTTTGATGTTTGCTCCTGGTGAAGGACAAGATATCAAATTCGCTGATGCTGGTGACTATACCTATTGGTGTGGACCCCATAAATCTGCTGGTATGGTTGGTACTATTCACGTTCAATGAATCTTATGTTTACTGTCACTCTCAAAACTCCTGAAGGGGTTACTCATACAGTTGAATGTGCTGATGATCAATACATTTTAGATGCTGCTGATGAGGCAGGCATTGATCTTCCTTATTCATGTCGTGCTGGTGCTTGCTCTAGTTGTTCTGGTAAAATTGAATCAGGTACTGTAGATCAAAGTGATCAGTCATTCTTAGATGATGATCAACTAGAAGCAGGTTTCTTGATGACTTGTGTCTCCTACCCCACGTCTGACGTTACTATTCTTACTGAGCAAGAGGAGTACCTTTACTAAATACCTCTGTATAACAGTCGTAAACATAGAGATGTCGGTTTCTAAGAACTGTACTTCGCTTTCCTCCTCTGATGTTCGGAGTGAGTTGACAGTAGATCCTAATGGAAATATTGTCTTGGATGGCAGTGGTGAGGCGATTGATCGCTCTGATAAATCACCATCATGGCGGTTCCGTGAGCGTGTATGGAAACGCATTGATCGCGAACAGCATGATGTTGGAATGGATTTCTATCGTAAGCAAGAACTTGCTAAGAAAGAAGTCAAAGCAGATCTTGAGTTTATGAATCGCGAGAAGGCCAAGAATGGTTCTTATCCAGAGCGTCCTGAGTAAAGATTGACAAGACAGCACAGATATCTTATAATATCTTAGTTAGTCGGTCTTTCATGAAAAAGTATCAAGTAAAATCACGTTGGTACTATTGGTTCTGGGGAATTGCCACGGTCTCAGTTGTGTCAGGTCAAATTTATGTTGGTACAGGCTACCGGTCCATGGCGCATGCTATTGGGTCGGTAGTTTCTGGTGTAGATGTTACTTTGATTATCCCTGATAATGATTCTTTATTCTGAGAAGTGGGAACTTCCGGAAGGTACTATAAAAACTCTCAAGGAAAGATACGATGATTCTTTTTTCCTAAAGGGAGGAGAAGATTCGATTGAGAACAGAAAAAATTGGGGACAACATTACACTGGGTTTCATAAAAATCCAAACAATAAAGCACCAACTGTTGAAGGTAACTTTATTGATAAGGATCTCCTACAACTTTATGTCCCTAAACTAAAGAAAATCCTTGGTGACATTGGATTGCCCATGGGCAAAACCATTTACAGTTACAGTAGTATTTGGGGACAACTATATAAACGTGACCTTGAAGCGGTCATTGATGTTCACAATCACTACGAAGATCCACGTCAATTGATTTCGTGGGTTCACTTTGTTGATGTCCCTGACACTAAACTGTTTTACTTTCAGGTTGGAGATAAAAAAATCTATCCTAAATGTCAAAAAACAGGTGACATTATCCTATATCCATCTTATGCTATGCATGGTGTGGACATGATGACTGAGGGGAAAGACCGCTTTGTTGTCGTTGGTAACATAGTAAAACTCAACCAAAATCGCTGGTAAATGAAAGCAGTAATTTACTCGAAGAACGATTGTCAATGGTGTGATAGGGTTCGTCAACTGCTTGTGTCAGTTGATATTGAATACCTTGAGTATAAACTTGACAAAGATTTCACAAAAGATCAATTCTACAATGAGTTTGAGGAAGGTGCTACCTTCCCACAAGTCTCTATCAACAACAAAGCAATTGGTGGATGCAAAGAGACACTCCATCATCTTCAAACTCTGGAGATGATTTGATAAACAAGGGCACCCTTCTGATGTATAATAGAAGGAAACCCCGCTACAAACTAATACCTCTTCTCAAAATATTTGGCAAGAGATTTTCGCTACATATAGAAAGGGAGAATTAGCATGGCACTTGATCCAACTACTGTCTTTTTCGTAATGTTTGCAGTGATCATGCTACAAACAATTGCAATTGGTTTAGTGATTGGGTACCTAGTCCGTACTTACATCCACGATGTAACTCCCCAGTATTCTCACCCTGAGATGTTCGATGAGCATGGTAATCCTGTTGCCGACACTCTAATCTCTTTCCGATTTGAAGGTGAGACCCCCTACCTCGATGAATTTGAAGACTAATTATGGCAACGTCAAAACTTCCTAACAATCCTTTGGTCTCCGAACTGTTCAGAGCAGTACACGGTGCTAAGACTGTGGATAAAAAGGTTGAAATTTTAGAACAACACAAACGGGATGATGTAAAGGCAATCCTTATCTGGAACTTTGATAAAGGTATCAAGTCTGCTATCCCTGAGGGAGATGTTCCCTATAAGAGGAACGAGTCTCCTGCTGGTACTGATGGTCACACTCGTCTGGTGCATGAGTGGAGGTCATTGTATAACTTTATTCGTGGGGGCAACGACAAACTATCTCAGATGCGCCGGGAAACCTTGCTGATTCAACTCCTAGAGTCACTTCATGCTGACGAAGCAGAGATTGTTACTCTGACTAAAGACAGTGAACTGCAGAGTAAGTATCGTATTACTCGTAATGTTGTGGAGAAAGCATATCCTGAGATCAATTGGCGTGATAAGTGAAGTTTCTCATTGATCTAACAGATCATTGTAACTCCAAGTGTCCTCTATGTGCTAGGCATAAGACATCATATAATGATGAGGTTGCGGTGCTTGCACCTGACCCATCAATGAACCTGTCAAAGATTTCACTTGATCAATGGAAGACATGGTTCCCACAAAAGACCCTTGAGAAGACAGAGTTGATCTACTTCCAAGGGTCTTTTGGTGAGCCAACATTGTGTGATGATCTGCTTGAGATATATGCCTATACTCTAAAGTCAAATCCCAATATTGTTTTCCAAATGAGTACCAATGGAGGCACTCGTGACGATGCATTTTGGGGAAGACTTGGTGCTCTCATGGGAGCATCACATAAAGATAGTTTCCTCATCTTTTCTATTGACGGTCTAGAGGATACGCTGCAGCATTACCGCGTAGGTGTGGACTATAAGAAGGTGATGAGGAGTGCTAAAGCATTCATTGCGGCAGGTGGTCCTGCTGTCTGGAGGATGCTAGTCTTCAAACATAACCAACATCAGATAAAAAGATGTAAGACGTTGAGTAAACTGTGGAAGTTCAAAGACTTTCAACATACTCGTGTCAATGATATGTATGACGCTAGTGGTCGTGGTGATGGTAAATTTACGTACTCATACAGAGATAAGGTGCATACCTTACAAGTAGCAGACGATCCTGACCATGTGTACCACCCAGACCCCGTAGCAGAGGACTCAGAGGTGGTGTGCCGCTATAAGCATAGCAAAGGTACTCCTGGTCAACTGAGGATCGATAGCAGGGGTGTGGTGCATGCCTGCTGCTTCCATCAGTCACGCCTTAGGTTCTTCTACCCTGGATATTATATTGACAATGATCCTGATGCACCTGCTGTCTTCCGTGACATCAAAAACCCAAACAAGGGAGTGGGTGCAGAATACATGCAAAAAGTTTTCTGGGACAGCGTTATCCCTTTGATTGAAGAGCAGGGAGGTATCAAATCTATCTCATTGGAACACAAATCGTTACAAGAGGTGCTACAGACTCCCTTTTTCCAGCATACTCTGGTAGACTCTTGGAGTAGTAAACCACACATCTGTGCGGACTATTGTGGGAAGAAAAGACGTGTCGATTGATACTGACGTTCTTCTCTATATAATATAACATCATGCGAATCGTTCATCCCCGTTGAGGGGACGCAAGTAAGTCGCGGAACGGAGCCGTTCATCCCAATGCTTGAAATACTTCTGTATTCATCACTCACCTGTCAACAAGCTGATACAATCATGCTGAAGATGAAAGCAAACGAGAATCTCTCAAATGCTTTCAAGGTAGAGTTGATAGAGACCGTAAAGGAATCTACACCAGAATGTCGCTGGTATTGGGACGCACACGACTGAAGGAACGGGGACTAAAAAACCCATCCTTTAGGAGACCTACAGTGAACACACTGACATTGATCCGGAATCAGATTGAAAAGGCAGCACGTCTTCATGACGCACAAATTGCTCACACTTCCTATCGTGGTGTGAAGTATGAATGCCTTGAAACTAATGAGGAAACTCATGGTACCTTCTGCTATCGGGGTCGCACTTACACAAAGTGAAAAGTAAGATACATTTGCTAGTCAAATGATCTTGTATAACTAAGGGAAGGTTTGACACCTTCCCTTTTTTGTTTTATAATACAACCATGGAACGAGACAAACTCAAGATTATTGTTTCCGATTTGGAAATGCTTCTCAGTGCTCTCAAAGCAGAGGTCTACTCTGATGTGGCGTCTTACCGTTTCGACGAGTGTGACCCTGTTGAGCAAAACTACGACGAAATTTACGAAGGTCCATGACAGTAGAACTTATCAGTGTTACTCCTGATTCTGAGCAGATGATGGCGTACATTGCTCGTGTGAGCAATCCTGCTAATCAAGAGAATGAAAAGTATTCTGGTCTACTAAAGTATTGTATCAAGCACAACCATTGGAGTGTGTTTGAGCAATCAACAATGACTTTGGAGATCTTTACAACTAGAGCAATCGCAGCTCAAATTTTGAGGCACCGCTCATTCACATTCCAAGAGTTTTCACAAAGATATGCTGACACTAAACTGCTGAAGGATAACATTCCTCTTCCTGCAATGCGTCGTCAGGATACTAAGAATAGGCAAAATAGTATTGATGATTTGGATCCATATACTATTCAGAAATTGGAGTTACAGATGCAAACTCTATTCTCCTCTGCACAATCACTTTACAATCAGATGCTAGAGGAGGGTGTCGCAAAGGAATGTGCAAGAATGGTGCTTCCACTGTGTACTCCCACCAAAATCTACATGACAGGCTCATGCAGATCATGGATCCATTACATCAATCTGAGGTCTGAAAACGGCACTCAGAAGGAGCACATGGACATCGCTCATGCATGTAAGAAGATTTTTATTGAACAGTATCCTTCTGTGAGTGAGGCATTGGAATGGGTAAAATCTGCGGAATAAATCTGTCGCATAATGGATCTCTTGCCATCCTTGAGGATGGTGAGGTCCAATTCTACATTGAAGAAGAAAGATTGAGTCGTGTCAAGCGGGATAGGTCTGCTTTGACTGCTGCGACTCAATTTTTAGATGATTCTATTGGTGTGGTCACTATATGTGACTGCTATACCACATACAATTTGAAAAAATACCTGTTTAGAACCAAGCAGGCAAACAAAATCATTGATCTAGTCAAGGAAAAAGGACTTCCTCTAAAAGATTATCGTGACAGGCATCATGAATGTCATGCAGCGAATGCATATTACAACTCTGAGTTCAAAGATGCTGCTGTCATCGTCATGGATGGTAAAGGTTCTTTGCACCATCATAAAGATCTGAAGTTCTGTGAGACTGAAAGTATTTTTGACGTAAACGACGGAAAGTTTGAGTCAGTCTTCAAACATTACTCTACGTTCTGGAGCGAAGATGAGTCTAACAAGTTAGGTTCTTCTTTCTGGGACGGTAAAAACTTTTACAGTAATAGGACCAGCGTTGGTCAGGCGTATCGTAGAGTGTCACGATACTGTGGGTTTGATGAAACTGATGCTGGTAAGACCATGGGTCTATCCACGTACGGTGCAGCACCCATAGATCTATTTGAGATTGACAATGGGCATAGCGTGTGCTCTACTGAACTCAGTCCAGAAGGTAATACCACCAGGTATACTGGACATGAGTGGCACCCTGAAGACTTAGCATATCGACTACAAAAGTCTGCTGAGGAACATGCTATGTTCATGCTTGAGAAAGCATACGAGTTGACCGGTAAGGAGAACGTGGTTCTTACAGGAGGATTTTTCCTCAACTGTATTGCAAACCACCAGCTCCTAAAAACTGGTATAAATTTGTATGTAGATCCCCTTGCTTATGATGGCGGTCTTGCCATCGGTTCTGCTCTATTAGAACATTATGAGAACACTGTACCTCGGTCCTGAATACGATCTTTCTTTTGTTGATGGTGAGGATGTAACTTACAAAGATGTAGCAGACATCATCGCAGATAAAAAAGTAGTTGCAATGTTCCAAGGGAGATCAGAGGCAGGTCCTCGTGCTCTTGGAAATAGATCTTTGTTGTATGATCCTCGTGATCATGAGGCACAGAAGACCGTCAACCTAATCAAAAAGCGTGAGCACTGGAGACCATTTGCTGCCAGTGTCATGCTTGAATATGCAAACGATTGGTTTGACATGCGTGGACTTGATGAGTCACCGTTCATGATGTATGCCATGGATGCACGTCCAGTTAGTTGGCATTTGATTCCAGGTGTCCTGCATATTGATAAGACTTGTCGTATTCAAACTGTTACTGAGAAACAGAACGAGCACTACTACAAACTAATCCATGCATTTTGGGACAAGACAGGCATCCCAATGCTGTTCAACACCTCATTCAACCTGGCAGGTGAACCATTAGTAGAGTCTCCGCAGGATGCATTCAAAACATTCTATGAGTCTGACATACCATACCTATACTTTCCAGAGGTCGGAAAGATAGTGCGAAAATGACTTTTCATTTACGAAAAAGTGGGAAAAAAACTCGGGCAAAAAATTTGCTCCTAGGGTTGAACCTGTCTAATAACGGATCTGCTTGTCTACTTGAGGATGGTAAACCTGTTTGGTATCTGGAGGCAGAGCGTGTTTCCTATGTAAAGTATGACTATGATATCAGGTCTCTACTTGATATGTTACCTGAGGGAATAGATCATATTGCTTTAGCAGATTCCTTTTGGAAACGTGGTAACAAGCAGGTTGATAACATCAAGATGTTGTCTGCTGTCAAGAGAAAGTTTCCTGGTGCTACACTGTATGACTACAGAAAAAAGCACCATATGACACACGCTGCATGTGGTTTCTACAACTCAGGATTTGAAACTGCCACTTGTATTGTGGTTGACTCTAATGGATCAAAAACACCTGAAGGTTTAGAGATAGAATCTATTTTCTTTGCTCCCACCTGGGGGGTAATTCATAAGACCATGTTCTCTCCTGATAATATTGGATTTGGTAGGAGATTTGAAGAGGCATGTATAGAATATGGATGGCACTACATGGATGCAGGTAAGGTTATGGGAAAAAGTGTTTATAATTCTGAACCTGCCAAGTCTTTGCAGGCAGAGTGGGAGGAGAGGGTGTTAGAACTGATCCGTATGGCACCTACAACAAATATTGTCCTTGCAGGAGGATGTTTCTTGAATTGTGTAGCAAACTACAAGGCACTGGGAAGATTTCCTGATCATAGTTTCTATGCAGAACCACTAGCAAATGATGGAGGCACTGCCATGGGTGCTGCTTATTTGGCATATCATGGCATCAATTGACATCTTAGATATCAGCGCATCTATTGGTTGCAACCTTCAATGTAAGGGATGCAATCATTTCAGTAACTATTTTGCTCCTGGTAGTAAGGTAGACACTGACAGTTTGCTTGATGACATAGCAACTCTATTGCCTAGAGTAAATATAGGTAGAGTGTCCGTCATTGGTGGCGAACCACTACTAAATCCCCGTTGTGAGGAGATTGTAAATGCATGTACAACACACACTGATTCTCCTGTCTATCTCTATAGCAATGGTCTATTGCTCCTACAGAATGAAGCATGGATCAAAAAGAGTTTAGAGAATCCACAAATATTTCTTAGGATTAGCATTCATCTACCAGAAGTAGAACAGATTATCAAAGAGTTCAACCACCCTAAGGTTCTTGTTACTGAGCATCATACTGGTAAAGATAGGTGGTTCAACTCTATCAAAAAGAGAGATGGTAAGGTCTATCCTTACGAGCATAAGAATCCCGCAAAGAGTTTCAAGGTTTGTTCTTGTCCTAATGCACAGTTGTATGGGGGGAAACTGTGGAAGTGTCCCAACACAGCATTTCTGAGGGAACTATTATATGTGACTGATCAACAGAATGATCCTGAGTGGCAGGAGTATCTTGTCGATGGTGTTCCTGTTGATTGTAGTGATGATGCATTGACAAAATTCTGTACTAATAGTAGACTCTCAGAAAGTGTATGTAACATGTGTACTGCCAAACCGATAAAGTTCAGTGCTGCACTGCAAGAACGGAGTAAACGAAAGGTTATTCCTTCAAAATAAATAACCAAAACTACCCTCACATGCCAACATATCCCGTAAAACATCTGACTACCGGAGAAACAAAGGAATTGTCAATGAAAGTTGCTGACTATGATCAGTGGCGTAAAGAAAATCCCGATTGGGATAAAGATTGGTCTGCTGGTGTCTGTATGACCGTTAGTGGTACAGGCGATGTTTACAGTAGGACTGATGGCGGATGGAATGAAGTTCTATCAAAGGTTGCACAAGTTCCTGGTTCAAAAGTCAAACCCCAGAAAACCATACACTCATGACAGCACGTCGTAAGAAACTTTCTTCATCTGTTGGTGCTGGCATGACTGCCAAGCAAATGCGTCGTAAGAAACCAATCAATTCTGAGTCGATGGTAGAAATTCTACCAATTACAGATAATCAGGAGACGGTATTCCAAAAGTACAGAGAAGATCAAAACCTATTTCTATATGGGTGTGCTGGTACTGGTAAAACATTCATCACTCTTTACCTGGCATTGAGAGATGTGCTTGATCCTTTGACGCATTATAACAAGGTAGTTCTTGTTCGGTCACTGGTGTCAACCCGTGAGATTGGTTTTCTTCCTGGCGACCACGAGGATAAATCTGCTCTTTACCAAATTCCTTATAAGAATATGGTGAAGTACATGTTTGAGATGCCTACGGACAGTGACTTTGAAATGCTTTGGGGTAATCTGAAAGCACAGGAATCAGTGACGTTTTGGTCTACTAGCTTTATCCGTGGCACCACGCTGGATGATGCTATTATTATTGTAGATGAGTCTCAAAACCTAAATTTCCACGAACTTGACAGCATCATCACCCGTGTGGGTGAAGGTTCTAAGATCATGTTCTGTGGTGATGTAGCACAGACTGATCTTGTCAAGACCAATGAAAAAAATGGAATCTTAGATTTCATGAAGATTATCCAACGTATGTCAGAGTTTGATTCAATCGAATTTGGCATTGACGATATTGTTCGCTCTGGACTTGTCAAGTCTTATATAACTAGCAAAATTGAACTTGGTATGTGATGTTTGACCATGTAGAATGTGATCTTCCGCGACTTCAGCGGAAGAATATTGAAGGAGTCCGTTTTTACACAGTCAATGACCGACCGATGGTGTCCATCACCTCGGTCACTTCTCATTGGAGTGCAAAGAAATTTGTCGAGTGGAGGAAACGTGTTGGTAATGAGGAAGCAAACCGCATTACTAAACGTGCTACTAGTAGAGGTACGGAATGTCACGAGTTGATCGAGACATTTATGCTCAACAAAGAGGTGGAGTATAAGAATCCTGGACCGAAAATGCTATTTCTCCAGGCAAAGAAAACATTACAAAATATAAATAACATATACGCATTAGAAAAAAGTCTCTACAGCGAGGAACTTGGAGTCGCAGGTACAGTAGATTGCATCGCTGAGTACAATGGAGAACTTGCAATCATTGACTTCAAAACATCAGCAAAACCTAAACCTAGGGATTGGATTGAAGGTTACTTTGTACAAGCAGCAGGATATGCTTGTATGTTCTTTGAACGTACTGGTATCCCCGTAAAAAAACTTGTCATTATCATGACATGTGAGAACGGAGAGGTGCAAGTGTACGAAGAGTATGATAAAATGAAATATATGAAACTTCTTGTTCAATACATCGAGAAATTCGTTGAAGAAAAAATCACAGCACTCCAAGTCTGAAATGAAATCCATTTTGAAAAGTAAATTCTTGTGTCAAGACAAGTTTACTAATGACATTGAGAACATAGTAAAAAACAATGCTGAAATGAATTACATTGAGGCAATTTGTTTTTACTGCGAGTCAAACAACATTGAGATTGAATCTGTTTCTAATCTCATCACAAAACCTTTGAAAGAAAAACTCAAGGGCAATGCTATGACCCTAAATTACTTGAAGAGGACATCTAGGGCAAAGTTCTTTAGTATCTAAATGGATAAAAGAGAGTTCAAACTATCTCAGATCAAAAGTAATCTACCTGTAGATAAACTTCACAGAATATCTGAGAGTGTGGACTTTGTTAGATCACAGAAAGGATTCTGGACAACTAACTTCAAACAGGTTACGCCTGAAGAGATTGCATCTCTTGAGTCAGAGCGACCTACCACAAGATTACTGAGTATCCATGTTATCAATGGGTGCAATCTTGCTTGTCGGGCATGTAATCACAACAGCAGTCTTCTTGGTATGAAGAGTGGTGTAGATATTGATGCTTTGATAAAAGATATCAAAGAATTTCTACCAAAAGTATATGTTTGGAGTCATATAAGCATTATTGGGGGAGAACCTTTACTTGAACCCCGCACCAAAGAGGTCGTAAAGGTCACTAGAGAGGTCGCAGAAGCAACGGGGCAGACCTGTAACATAAAACTGTTTAGTAATGGTTCACGCCTCATACAAGAGCAGGAGTGGATTGCTGATGAAATGTTGAAAGGTGTCAACTTCAGACTAACATTTCATAAACCCTGGTTTACTGAGTTAGGATCCGCCAACTGGGAAAACGCTGCAAAGTTTATTAGATATCTCCAGTCCCGCGATGTGGACACTGATAACTTTCTTGAATTTAGTGAGGCATTCCGTCTGCTTGATGGTAAACCTAGGCAGTGGTTTGATCTTGTGCGTTATGAGATCAAGGAAGACCAGATCAAATACTATCCTTTTGAGGAAGGGAATCCTGAAGAAAGCTTTACACACTGCACGTGTCCCAATAGTCAGTTGTATAATGGACACCTGTGGAAGTGTCCCATGATCTCCTACCTCAGAGAATCGTTGGATGCCACAGATCAACTCAATGATCCTGAATGGCAGAAGTACCTGGCGTACAAACCAACTGACATCTCTGCTTCCCCAGATGACATCCGAGCATCATTTGATGAGGTAAAAAAACCTCATGAGATTTGTTCTATGTGTCCCCGCAACCCTGTGTGGTTTACTGCAACTGCACAATTGGATGCGAAATTGAAAAAAAACGTCGCAATGCATGATGAAGCAACCTATGACACCGTTTGATACTTACAAAGAGTATCTTGCGTACAAGAATCATTTCTCTAAGGAGAAGTATGATTACTTTGTGTATGGTGGTAAGTCTAGAGCAAGTCTTGACTCATTCTACAAGAGGAAAGATAGGTACTTTTTTGAGAAGACATCAAGGAAGTACAAGGATGAGGATATCAGGAACTTCTTTCTTGCTAATTTTGTAAGCACCGATAATCCACAGGGTCTGTGGATTGGAAACATTATTCGTGGGGGTGAGAGCATTTACGTTGCATGGCAGCGTCGTCAGCAGAGTTTGTTCTACAACTTCAAGAGCACAAACAAAACCATGTTGGAGCAGTATGGGTTGCAAACATTTTTGGAACCTAAAGATGGACATCCTCCACTACTCAAGGAATACTTGGGAGGTAACCTTAGTATTGAGGAGGTAGTAATCTATGAGAAATTGTTTGGGTACTGCAAAGACTACGACAAGAAAATAGATGACCCTGTGTGGCATCAGATTGGTATGAAGGTCAAGAAGTATTTGCCATTTCTAAATATTGATAAAGAAAAGTATCGTAAACAAGTAATTACTGAAGTAAACGATCAACTCCAATGAGCAACTTTTTTGAAAGCGATAATGTCCGCCGTGAAATGGAGGACATCTATGAGATACAGAAGGATCTGTATAATGTCATTATGCAGTTCCCTGCTATGTCTGATGATGCTAAGTGGGAGCACATTGAAACTTTGAAGGAACTGCTGGAGAAACAGCAGATTATGTGGACTAGAGTCTCCTACTCAGAGGACCCTGAAGCAGTTGATATGAAGAAAAAGATTCAAGAGTCTGCCAAACAAATTGGGTTTGGTGTTTCGGATATGAATACTATCTTCGGCAACATGAAGAACACACTGAATCTAATGCAAACACAACTCAAAAGATAATGGGAAAACTTCTAAGTGTGGGGTGTTCCCTTACTTATGGGTTAGAATTATCTCAAATGTATGCATTTAGAAAGTCTGATGTAGAGTCTATGACTGTCCCTATTCATAGAGATTCATCGGTCGGTATACCTAAAAGTTATATTATTGAGGGAGAGAGTGATGTGTGTGATAAAGTTTTTTTAGATTCATTTCATGATCTAGAGTGTAATGAATATCGAAGATCTCATAGATGGGGAGCACTTCTTGCTGAGAAGATGGGACTTGAAGAGGTTTGTGTATCAAGACCTGGCAACTCTAATCATTCAATGTCAACTGACATGGGAAGATATTTTTCAAATCGTAAAAAAAGAGAAGAAGTAGAATATGCGGTAGTTCAACTTACATTCGCTGATAGAGGTTTTGTGCCCTCTAGGGGTAAACATTTATATGACCTCCGTTATCCTTTTGATTTGATGAATTCAATGTATTCATCCAGTGGAGAACTATCAGATTATTATTTTGAGGGGGGTGGATATCTAAATGCCGCTTACACTTACAAGAAACTAAGAACAACTGCTACCATGGGAGATCTGTCGGAAAATCAGTATACACTAAATGATGAAATAAAAAGAGAGGGAAAAATGATAAAGGATTTTTATAGGAATATATCTAAATGTAGAGATGAATATTATGATGTGGGAACGTGGCAAGCACTATGGGCAATGTCTGGAATTTTCCAGTCCCATAATATTCCATATAAAATTTTTATGGTCCGTGATAATTTTGAGGACACTAATTATGGACGTAGTCTCCCTCCAGATCTTATTGTAGATGATAGATTGGGATTTGATTCACTTTTGAAAACCCCAGATAATTATAAGTATTTGTCAAACTTTCCTGGTTTCTGCCCTCCAGGAGAATATTTTGAGGTTAGGAATAAAGAGGGTGTCCCTACGGCATCATATGGTATGCATCTAAGTCCAGAGGGTCATCAATATTGGGCAGATATTATTTTTGATCACATCAATAAATAGTTTTTTATTGATTGATATGATCTCTGTTTTATTCGTCGGGAAAGTAAAGGAATTTACTGAAGAGTACGAAGCATACAATGAGACCCTAATGGATAGTGCACGAAAGATTCCAGGGTTTATTGACATGCAGAGTGAAATGGTTGATGGCATTGAAATTACCATCAGTCAGTGGAAAACTGAGGATGATGTGCGAGAGTGGGCACGTGACCCAACGCATATGAAAGCAAAGAAAAGAGTGCAGAAATGGTACTATTGGTATCGAGCAAAGCATTTTAGTTCAAATCAATGATTGGCGAAGATGCAAACGAGTACCCTTTGTTTGAAGGGGATTGGTATGCAAGTATGAATTTGGGTATAAATGAGTGTAGAATGTTATATGACCATATAAACTATTCAATCAAAATGTGGCCAGGTTCACCTGCCAGACCTCCGGAGGAGCAAGAGTACCTTCACCTCCTGAAGACCCGTCTGGCAGGCATTATCATGCAATACAACTTTGACATGTTGGACATGTAGTATTGGATTCCTTGACAGGGGATAAATAAACCGCTATATTATGTAAGCGGTGACAATCTTACTAATCCACCGAATCTAATCCAATATGTCTTTTGCAGACCTCAAAAAGCAATCTCGACTTGGTTCTCTGACTTCTAAGTTGACCAAAGAGATTGAGAAGATGAATACCAGCGGATCTGGTAACACAGACGAACGTCTGTGGAAACTCGAAGTCGATAAGGCAGGCAATGGTTATGCCGTCATCCGATTCTTGCCCGCTCCCGATGGAGAAGAACTCCCTTGGGCGAAGGTGTGGTCTCACGCCTTCCAAGGACCCGGAGGTTGGTATATCGAAAATAGCCTGACCACCCTAGGACAGAAAGATCCTGTCTCTGAGTACAACCGTCTCCTTTGGAACAGTGGTACTGATAGTGACAAGGATTTGGCACGTAAGCAGAAGCGAAAGCTCTCTTACATTGCGAACATCTATGTCGTCAAAGATCCAACTAACCCCCATAACGAAGGACAAGTTTTCCTTTATAAGTTCGGTAAGAAGATCTTTGACAAAGTTTCTGCTGCCATGCAGCCTGAGTTTGAAGACGAAGAAGCAATCGATCCATTCGATTTTTGGCAAGGTGCGAACTTCAAACTGAAAGCTAAGAACGTTGCGGGTTACCGCAATTATGACAGCAGCGAATTTGCTGCCGCATCTCCAGTGTTGGACGACGACGATGCCCTTGAGGCATTGTGGAAGAAACAACATTCTCTAGAAGAATTTACTCGCCCTGACCAGTTCAAGGCATATGGGGATCTAGAGAAGCGTTTGAATTCCGTGTTGAACAACGCACGCAAAGCGGTTGACCCAGAAACCTTCGATGAGGAGGAAGCAGCGGTCACAAAATCACGGCAGCAAATGGATGAGGAAGACCGTATCGTCAAAAAAAGTCCTGCCCTTGTTGAGTCTGTTGTCGCGACCGGATCAACAAATGCTGATGACTCAGATGACGATGCCCTGTCCTACTTTCAGAGACTTGCCGAGAGCTGAGGGATGAAGTTTTACAGCTTCAACGAGCTGATTGGAGTCTGGGATGGGGAACTCCCCATCCTGGACTTTTCTTTTAGGAAAATTTATGAATGGAAAGAAGAATTCCCTGAGTCAGAAGGTAATTCAAACATAGAAGGATGGCAACGCACCGGTATGCAGACCGATGGAAGATTTACTCAATTGATGAATCTGATTGCTAGCAAATCACGAGAGTACATTGCTCATCATGATGTAAAACCACCTCGTCATGTGGAGGTTGTCCATGCCTTTGCAAACATCAATGGACCTGGTGCATCAAACTGTATGCACCATCATACTTACGGTCAACTCAGTGGGGTGTATTGGTTGAAAGCACCACGTAATAGTGGTAACCTTGTCATCATGAGTCCATTTCATAATCAATACTTGAATACCTCATGTGTATCTAAGATTGACCGTAATGCAATGGTCATTGAACCTAAAGCAAACACGGGGGTATTTTTCAATAGTAATTTAGTTCATTACGTAGATCAGAACCGATCGAAACATGATCGAGTGTCAGTGGCATTTCACGTTCTTATTCACCCATAACGGGAAAAAAACCTCGGGGCAAAAATTGCTTCTATAGATTTTATGTACAAAAATATTATCATTATAGAACAAAATATTGATGTAACTCCGTTTTTGGAAGAATTGAACCCAGATCATTGGGATTGGGTCTCACAACAAACTAGAAATAACTTAGGAGGAGATAAAAATCCATATGGGTTCTTACCTTTAGTTTGGGCAAAGGTCCAAAAAGGTGAAGATCCTCATGATGCGATGGGACAAGAAAAAACCGCACTCTACGACTTATATCCTAAAGTGCAAGAATTTTGGAAAAGGCACAATATCACTAAAACAGGCAGAGCAGCATTTTTCCGATTACAACCAGGAAAACGTGTTTTAGAGCATATTGATCGTGGGGAGTATTATAAGAAAAAAGACCGATATCACCTATCTCTACAGGGTACTTATTTGTACCGTGTTGGTGATGAATCTATGATTGTGCAACCAGGTACGTTTTTCTGGTTTCACAATAAATTACCCCACGAAGCATTGAACGTGGGGAATGTTGATAGGTATTCATTGGTTTGGGATGTTCCTCATAGTCCCAACAACCCACATTTAGCGAAGTGCTAAAAGTCGAAGATTATCTCCTTTCTTCATTTTACGGTTGATATATTGACTAGAATCTTCATAGGTGAGGATATCTCTCATATCTTCCATGATAGTATCAATATACATGGATTTGAGAGCGAAGATATTCCGTTTTGCATCATTCTTCTGAGTTTCATACTCTAAGTAACTTACCGAGGTTGTTCCTGTGTCGGTATAGTTTATTCCTTTATATGAATATGTAAATGTAGAATTACCATCAACTACAAGACCACTTTGCTGCAGCAGTTTATCTTCAGGATCACGTCGCTCAACAGTTTCATAATGATGAACTTCTGCAAGTTGCTCAGGACTGTAGTTATTATCAATATAGCGTTGGAAATCCATTCCATTCATAGGCCATTCATCACGAATGTTCAAAATGTTGTTGGATAGTAAAATAATCCAATCTAACTCCGGATTTCCATATAAGATGTTCGCAACATTATCTGGGCGATCATCTCCACGAATTGAAAATCTATCAAAAGTAGCAGCTACTTGAAAAAAGTCATCTCTAATTTTACCTCTTTTGAAGATATTGGTGCTTTCAACGTAATCAGAACTAGAAGACCGATTATCAGAAAAAGAAAGTAAAGATACTTTAGGAAAATTATCGAAGTAAGCCATTAGAATCCGATGTCGTACTTGTTGATTTTGTTTTCGCCGCTAAGAGGACCTGTGTTGTCCACTAAGTCTTCAATTGATGCTTCAGACGATTCATTATAATCGTCACTGAATAGTGGAGTAAGTTCAGTAAAACTAAGCATCATAACCGTTCTAACTGGTTGAGATACTGCTTTTTCATCTTGATATGATTGATATACTCCTTGATCTGTGTAGTTGAATCCAACATTAGTCAGAGCACAGATTTTGTGGATTGGGAGAGATCTGATGCGGTTTTCTCCGTTGAAATATGAAATGCGAAATATATCTGGAGAACCGATAAAGATTCCGTTAGAGACTCTCGAAGGTAGCATACCTTTCTTGAAAAATCTAGATATTTGATTTACATTTATGGCATCTTCTTTGCTATTTGGAGCAAAGTCATACTTGAAAACAAAATTCCTCAATTTAGGACCTGAGAACAACAACTCCATATTTGGATTCAAGACTTGACCATTTTTTCTGGCAATAAATTGTGCAGGATCAACGTTGATTCCTACCTTTGACAGAAGTATTTTGGCAAGTTGACCAGAAATTGCTTGGTTGGCACCACTGTTGGCGTCGCCTACTTGACCAGCAAGACCTTTCCCCGCACCCAGAATATCTTGTAGAGTTCCCCCCAAAAAACCAAACATATTATCATTACCCCCAAGAGTTTCAGAAAGTCTTTGTTGTGCTGCAATAAAACTACCTGCCTCAACCATATTGGCACTTCCCTGTCCCCAGTTCACTCCTTGACTAGACTGAAGGTCATTTGGAATTGGTAGAAAAACAGAACCCAGATATTCAGTGGCATTTCTACCTCTTGTTAGACCTTGAGTAAAAATTGTGCCTAAGTCCTGTGCTTGCTTGGCATTTGGAGCTCCATATTTGAATTTCTCAAGTTTCATAAAATCTTGAGAACCTTTCTTAGCATAAAGTGCATCAGATGGATATCGTATGACCTTAGGTAATGTATTATTCTTTTCTTCCGGAAGTGATTCTGCAGGTGCTGCTGGATCTACAAAAGGAACAACTTCGAGTTCAGTCGCAAGCAGTCCACCGACATTACCTTCTAATAAAGCACTAGCGAGAACAGGTGGAACTATTGTAGATGCACTATACTCATCCTGTCCTGCATTATCGATCAAACGTTCTAAAGCCTTCCCGTCAAAAAGCTTAGATGCACCTGATAAGTTAGCAGCCGTTTCGAGTAGATCTAATTGATTATTCGCCAGTGCATCCTTGAATATTAGGTCCGATGCACGAACGATTCCACGTAAGAATTCAGGAGTTTGAAACTTTTCTTTTACGGTAGGTGAACTCAAATCTTGCTGTTTACCAGATTCACTGTAACCTAATACTCTTGCCAATGTTTTATTTGCCCGAGTGCTAACAAATAAGTTACCATTGTCCCCAACTTTTTGGTTGCGAATACATTTACCGCCAATACATTCGTTGCTCATTTTTTGAGGGTGCCTTTACGATAAACAGTCTTAGGATCGATATCAATTTCAATGGAACCAAAGTCCCTAACAAATTGCTCAGAATCAAGGTTTACTGCCTTTTCCCACTCTTCTGTTGCAATTGTGAGAAAAGGACTGCCGACATAAGATTTTAGGTATTTATGAAACCCTCGCAATTTTGCTAAATCATTGCCAGAATCAATGTATCTCATTATTCCTAATCTATTCTCTGGTCTGTGATAATGTAGATTTACTCCCCAGAATATGGTTTGTCTTTCTATTGCAATTATGTAGCACAGGGGATTACGATCATAGAATGGCATTTGCTCTGCTGTTTTCGCTGTATACTGAAACAGTGTAATTTTGCCTGGAATTGGTTTCCCTTCTAAAGTAGATTTTGGAAACTCATCTCTATATTCCAAGTTCTTTCTCCGTCATGACTTGAAATTCCCATTTGCGGTCAGCACAGAAGTCTGTTGCTGCTTTCCATTTTGCCTGGTTTTTGGCATATTCAAGGGTTTCATAGAGATGTTTTTTTGTCTTCCGTTTTGTTGTTGGAGGAAGGCACTGCTTAGCAGGTTTGATCTCGATAATTTTTTCAAGAATGTTACCGTTCACATTCCGGTATCTGATGTAAAAGTCAGGAAAGTATCTACGAACACGTTTGGTTGTAGGATCATAGTAAGGGATATGGAATTCTTCAGATGCCCAATTTATAATATTTTGATTTTTGTCGCAATAGACCATAAATTTACGTTCCCATAAAGAACGATAGATTATGTTTCTAGAATCCCCTTTGTATTTCTTCGGATTCGACGGTCTATACCGACCTTGATAGGACATACATAGTATAACGGACCACTCTATATTTAGAGGAATGGCAAAAAAAGCATTAGTAATATCAGATAATGAAAGGAGAATCCTAAAAACTGAAGACCTCTACTTAGGCAGATCTAGAGCAGGAGGAATTGTTCCTGCGTTCAATAACATATATGATGTAACTATAGATTTTGGATCACCTGATGGTGAGTTATTGAAGCATATCAAAGATTCAGCTTTATACGAGACTAGTTTACCTCCTGGAAAGTATCTTTCATTATTTTGCTCAGAGGCACTTCTTCCTGGGAGTCAAATTCAAACTTCTAAAGTTGATGGACTCCGTCAAGGATTGTCACAATCATATGCCCTGTATCGTAGATATCCTGATATCAACTTGACTTGGTATTCTCAAAGAGATTACTTTACTAATGATGTGTTCAATGCGTGGATGGAGTTTATTAGTCCTCCAGATTTTGGTACAGATAAAAAGTCGGATTTAGATACTAAATTGAAACAATATAATCCTAGTAGAAGGATGAGGTATCCTGATAGTTACAAATGTGATCTTACAATCACCTCATTCAATCGGGAAAGGAAAAACCCCAGTTACATTACATATCATATTAGAAAAGCATTCCCCACTAATATAATTGCTGCACCTTTGGCATATGGGAAAGCGGAACTAATCAAAACTACAATATCCTTTGTATACGAAACTTATTATATTGATCGCCAGGGCAGTGATTCTGGTACCACTAAAAAAACAGATGGTGTTGAACCAGTAGCACCTCCAGAAAATGGTAACGCTGCCGCTCAGGGTGACCCACCAAGCTCAGGATCACAGATTCCGGGCAGCGTCATCAACATCGCCTGACCCCCTCTAAATATAATTACTGATTGACTTATTATGCCACTTCCTAAGGTTGTAACACCTGTTTTTGAGGTAAACCTGCTATCTACTGGGAAACCCGTTAGATATCGCCCATTCCTGGTCAAAGAAGAAAAAGCACTTCTAATTGCTCTTGAGAGTGGCAGCGATAAGAACATTATTTCTACAGTAAAAGATGTTCTAAAAGCATGTGTTGTCTCACGAGTCAAAATTGATACTCTTCCCTCATTTGATCTTGAATATCTATTTTTGAATATTCGAGGTAAATCTGTTGGTGAGACTGTAGAACTGTTAGTTACTTGTGCTGATGATGAGGAAGTAAAAGTTCCTTTGACTATTGAAATGTCAGAGATCGGACTTGATGTTCCTGATGACCACACTGATACGATTCAACTTGATGGGGGCATCTCTATCAAAATGAAGTATCCATCTATGGATGAGTTTTTGAAAAACAACTTTAGTGTTGTTGAAGAAACTAATAAAGATCTCATAGAGGAGGCATTCAAAGCAGTCGCAAAGTGCGTTGACACCATCTATACGGAAGAGGAAGCATGGTCTTCTAGTGACTGTACTCAAACAGAACTTGTCAAATTTATTGAGCAACTAAGTTCATCTCAGTTCCAACAAATTGAGAAGTTTTTCAACACCATGCCTAAATTGAAATATGAAGGTAAGGTAACTAATCCAAATACTGAAGTAGAAACTGATGTAATTGTTGAGGGTATGGCAAATTTTTTCGGGTAATGCTGTATCACACGACTATTGATGTGTGCATGGAGATAAATTTTTCCCTCATGCAGCATCATAATTGGTCATTGAGTGATATAGAGAGTCTAATACCGTGGGAAAAAGAAGTATACATAAAGTATCTCACAAATTATCTTGAGAAACAAAAACTAGAGGCAGCACAGGAAGCAAATGCCGGATTCTAACGTACAGTCTGTTACTCCCATGATTGCCCCATTGAGGGACAAGGTGGAGCAACAAGCTGCAGCCTTAGAAGAAAATTCTGATAAAACAAATGTAAACATTCGGCGTTTGGGACGTATTGTCCTTGACATGGAAAGAATGGATGCTAGCATGAAGGTCATGCGTGCAGATATTCGGAAAGATATTGTAGCGAGACGGCGATATTACAATGAAGAGCGGAAACTCCTAAAGAAAGATATCAAGCAGACAGAGCAGCTTGGTACTATGTTCTTGGGGTTTAGAAGTGTTCTTGCTGCAGTATCTGGTGCAAGTGCCTTGCGAGAATTCTCTCAAGGTGATATAGTGGGAGGATTGCAGGATAGTTCAATTGCGATTACCGCGATGCTTCCTGAAATTACAACCGCAGTATTGGGAGCAGTAGGTTTGGCATTAGGATTGAAAGGAGGCAGGCGCGGACCCCAAGGGGGACCTAAATCTGCTGTTCCTCGTGGAAAGATGGCAGGTCCTACACCAACTGCTCCTCGTGGAAAGATGGCAGGTCGTCTGGGTCTTCTGTCTTTGATACCACTAGCGTTGCTTGGTGGATCGATGTTGATGGGACGTGGAGATGGTGCAGATGAAAAAAGATCTGAAATAACTCAACAGCAAGTTTTTGCCAGTAAAACGATTACTTCTCAAGATGTAGATTTTTTTAGTGCCACAGTTTCTAAATTTAGTCGGATAGTTTCTTCACTTTTAGGTAAAGAAATACAAGATCCTACTATCAATATAAAGAAAGATGATGATGGAAATATCATAAATCCAACCACACAGGATTCTAATAATACCAAAACTAAAACACCACAAACTGGTCTACTTACTCGTGTAAACAGGACTGCTGATAGTGATGCTAAGAAAGAGGCACTTATTCAGTTAGTAAAGCAAGCTGAGGGAACTGCTGATGCTGATGGTTCAGGATATAACAAATTTGTTGGAGGAGATACCAGCGTCAATATTACTGAGATGACTGGTACGGAAGTTATGATAGAGCAAAAGCGTCGTCTCGCTTCAGGCGAAGCTTACAGTTTTACTGATTCTACGGGAAGACGGCAGAGAAGTGCCGCTGTAGGGGCAGGTCAATTCCTGAAACCTGAACAGATAATGCTCTCCATGAAATTGGATCCTGATAAGACCAAAATGACTGCTGAAGTTCAAGATCAGATGATTTTGCATTTAGCACGAAAAACCCGTAAGGTAAATGAACAGGATGGGATTGATGGTCCTGAGATGGAACGTCTAGGTATGGAGTGGGCAGGGTTGACTTCATATCATGGGCAGAGAAATATTAGTGGTGCTCAGTCAATTCAAAATTATAACAATATTTTGAATGATATTATGAAAGAAAGGGGTGAAGAAAAGAAAGAGGAAAAGAACCTTGACCCTTTGGGGGATCAATCATTTTTACCGAATATAGATCCTCCTGCTTCTAATGAACCACGAGTTGCCGCTCTGGCACCTGAACCACCATCTCCTGCATCAATTACAGTGGATCCTAATTCTAGGGGTACCACTGGGAGTGAGATTGCATCTTCAGCATTGTTGATTCAATATAACGTACCAGTATTGTTAGGATGAAGAATATAAAACCATTATCTAATATCCTCAAGCAGAGAAATACGGAAGCTTTTAGACTTTATGAAAGAAGTCTAAAACTGAAAAAAGAACTTGTCAAAAAGCGTGGCGAAGCGTTTGATAGGTTGAAGAGTGAACTTGCTATTTCTAAAGAAAAGGAAGGAGGAGGAGGACTCAATGGTTTATTAGGTTTAGGTGGTGCTGCCGCTACAGGCGGTCTTATAAGAAGTCTTAGAAATAGGTTTCTAAAACCAAAAGGTCCTAATGGTGGAGGACCTAAAGGTGGAGGACCTAAAGGTGGAGGACCTAGAGGTGGAGGACCTAGAGGTGGAGGAGTTACACCTGCTAATAAAATTGTTCCGAGTAAAGGTCTTAGGGGAGGTGCAGGTAAACCATCTGTGAGTGGTGGACTGAAGGGTGGTTTGCGAATGGGCAAATTCAATGCCGCTGCAACAGTTGCACTGACAGGTGTCGATTATGGGTTACGACTCAATGATGGTCAGACACAAGTTCAGGCAACTTCTGGTGCACTTAGCACAACAGCAGGTGGTTTGGTAGGTATGGCTGCTGGTGCCAAAGGTGGTGCTGTATTGGGTGCTGGTATTGGTGCCTTCTTTGGTGGAGTAGGTGCGGTTCCTGGTGCTGCTATTGGTGGTGTTTTGGGTGGTTTGCTAGGAAGTTTTGGTGGTGCAACTTTAGGTGCTGGCATTTCCGATAAAGTAACTGGCGTAGGTGCAGATGAGCGACGAAAGGAAGAAGAGAAAAAACAAAGACTTAGTCAAGTAAAGAGTAATTTTGGTGGTGCTATTGAGGAATTTGATAGTGCTTTAGATCGTTTTGCATTACTTGCAAGGAAAAAAATATATTTTATTGATGATGAATATATTATTGATCTGAATGATGATAATGATATCCGTGATAGTGCTAGCAGTAAAAATCAGGGACCCACGCCAGATCTAAACGGTGGTGGCAACGTATTTGAAGCAGAGATTGAAGGAAAGACTGAAAAACACTCTGGAGGAAACCGAGAGTTTAGGTATTCTCGTAGTTATACTCCTACTGGTATAGATTATGATAAAATTCCAAGCACACCTAGCAATAAGGTTGTGCCAACTGAGCAGTTACCTATTCTAGTCAGACCCCACATAGAGGAGTTTGACATTGAAAATACTAAGGAACAAAGAATTGATACTCCTTATGGAACACTAATTCGTAAACCTGCAACAGTATTTGCTCCAGCAGGATTTATGTTTGTAAATAAGGATCGTCAAGAAGATAGAAGATTTAGGGCAGAACAGAGCATCAGATCTGCAGCCTCTACAACGACAGCTTTGGCTACTGCGGGGTTGACTGCTGCTGCAGCAGGTAAGAAGCGTAAAGGTTCTTCTAAACCTGTAGTTAGACCTGCTAAAGTTCAACCTAAAGTTCCACCTAAAGTTCAACCTACTAATAATGTAGTCCCATCAAATCTAGGACCTAAGCCTGTCAAGAAGCCATCATCACCGGACATGCTTAGACCAAAAGTTGAAACCTCAGTTCAACCTGCAATTCCAAATTCTAAAGATCTTTCATTTGCATCTTTGGCACCTCTTTATACTTCTGGTCAAGGATCCAATTTTTCTTCAATGGTTCTTCCTTTGCTTGGTGCTGGAATGTTCTTAGGTGGAGCGGGTAAAGCTAAAGAGAAGAGCATGCCATTTTTACCTCCTAGCTCTCCTTCTAAGAACATTAGTATGCCAAAAACTATCTTACCCTACTCTAAATACCTTGAGTATGAATCTTATATGAAGGTCTGGAAATGAAGAAGTGGTTGAATGCCTATGAAGCTAAGTCACTAAACATATTTCCAGAAGGTAAAGAACCATTTTCCTTGATTGGTCAGTTTCAAGGTCTTAGATATGAAGAAGGAGTTGGTAAAACCTTGAGGGTCACTATTATGATTGCGGACACTTTTGGGTTGTCCCAAGCATTGCCGATCAGACCTGGAAATAAAATTGAGTTGCTGTTTACTCATCCTAGTGCTAAAGAACCATTTGAGTTCTCTGCTAAAAAGAAGAATGAGTTGTTGATTGTAAATATTGCTGGTGAGAGTGGAAACTCAAAACGACACACTTATGTTTTGGAGTGCGTCACAAAGACAACCATGTCTAACCTGACAACTAGAACAATCAAAAGATATAAAGGTAAGATTACAGATAGTGTTGATAAAGTTCTAAAAGAAGTGTTAGAGGTTGATCCTAGTAGAATCAACATTCCACATCCCGCCATGAATGAATACTCATTTACTGGTAATTACAACCCACCATTGAAACAGATTAGTAGACTGGCATCTAAATGTGTTGGTGAAATGAAAGGCAAGTCTTCTGCTGAAAGTGGAAGTGCAGGATATGTTCTATGTGAAGGAGAACGAAAAGGATATAGTTTCTTTTCTGTTGACAAGGCATTGCAGGAAGAAGCTGCATTCGGATATGAGCAATTAGCGTATTTTGATTCTACAAAGGTCAATAACTTTGCTGCTGTAGATACGCCAAGATTTGTTGAAAGTCATGATATCGTAAAAAAACTGATGGTTGGGCAATACAAATCAGCTAACTGGTATTATAATATTATTGATCGCACCCCACACTTCGTAGAATATAGTTACAAGGATAGTAAACTGGATTCTGCAAATGAAGATCAGTATATCCCTAACAAAATTGATGAAAAGTATTCAAGAATTTTTCTAAATGTTCTTGATGTTGGTGCGATGGCAGAGAAAAAAGTAGAACTGAAAAACACTGCAGAAACTATTGCTTGGCGACAGGCACATGCGACTGGTAGATTTCAATCTCTTTTTTCTCAGTCTTTAGAATTGACTATTCCTATGAACTTGAGTTTAGAAGTTGGAATGATTTTGAAAATGTCATTTCCCCTACTAAATACAGAGTCTGGCATGAATCCATCTTCTGGTAATTACATGATTGCTAAAATTGCCCATCAATTTGGTGATCCCCAAGGTGATGTTACTGGAATATCATTAGTTAGAGATTCTTTCGCATTTTACTCTAAATGACTAACATTTTTATTGGCAAGGAGAAAACCTAATGTCACAACCACGACAGAAAGATCCATCTGATCCACTTTATGATGCAAATGATAAGTGGAATGAGTATAAAGTAGATCTACATTGTAATGAAAAACACTCACCTGATGAGTGGGATCCTACTACAGAAGGTAGGATTGCTAATCCAGAGAATCGTCACCAAGATAAGGTGTTAGATAAGTTCTGTGATGATCACCCTGGTTCACCTATGTGTAAAGTATTCGACGACTAACGAGTAATGATTGACGACAGGAGTATTGAGTCTAAATTTGCAGGACGCGATGGGTTTCACTGGTTCATTGGACAAGTGCCTATTGATTCTTCATGGAGAGAATTTCCTGGCGACAAACAATCCCGCAAGTATGGTTATCGTGTCAAGGTAAGAGTTCTAGGCAAACATCCTTCTACAGATGATGTAAAGGATGAGGAGTTGCCATGGGCACACATCCTCGTTCCTGCTAATCAGGGAGCAGGTGTAAACTATGCTGGTGTCAGTAACTTTATCCAGGGTGGAGAAACTGTTATTGGTTTCTATGCTGATGGGGAGGATGCTCAGCAACCAATTATTCTAGGTGCTTTATATCAGCACTCTTTGATCAAAAATGCAACAAAGTGGGATGATGTTCTAGAAAAAGGAACATCTGGATTTTCTGCTATCACAGTTGATTCTGTGTTAGAAACTGGTGGATCTGAGACATCACTGGGTGCCACTGTACGTCCCACACGTAAGGCGAAACCTGCACCAGTTGGTAGTATTCCTAATAATGATCAAGAAATTGATGATAAAGACGGTAAACCAGTTCAAACTGCCACCCGCCATATTTTAGACAAACCTGTTGAGATTAGGAAGGCAGTCAAATGTGACGTTCCTAAGTCTGCTATGGGTGATGTTGCAAAGACTATGCAGTCTTTCATTGAGGTTATCAAAGGGTTAGAAGAAAATAAAAAAGGATTTGTTGATCCTATTTTGAATAGAGTGGTCAACATCGATAAGATTATTGGTGAGGCATCTGACAGAATTTCTGGCAATATGAGTAATGTGATCCGACAAGCACGTAAGGATCTATTTGAAGATATTGATGAGAAAGTTGGGGATGTTCTTACATTTTTGTCTCCTGATAATCTAATCAAAAAGTTAGAACTGAAGAAACAAAAGGATATTGCTTATTGTTTGATGGAGAACGTAATCAACGGTCTCCGTGACATGATCGGTAAATTCCTGAAAGGAATGCTTGGAAAGATCATCAACTTCCCACTCTGCGCGGCGGAACAGTTTCTAGGTGGTTTGATCTCCAAAATTACTGACACGATTCAGGGTCTTCTCGGACCAGTTTTAGGTGCTATCGGATCGTTGGCAGGCATGGCTCTGGGTAACTTTAGTTCTATCATGAACAAAGCAACTGGTGCTTTGCAGGCAGGTTTGAAGTTGATGGAATGTGAAGGTTCTTCATGTGATCCTCAACCTTTTGATTGGGCAGCAAACGTTGGACCTGATCCAAAGAAGGTTTTGGACTTGAAGCGTATGTTGGATGTGGGTGGTTTGATTGATGGTATTGATAAAGGTGTAGAAGGTTTCCTTGAAGACACTTTCCCATTCATGGCTCAGGCAAAAGAAGCAGCAGGTACTATTGATACTCTCAAGGGAACATTGGAAAAAGTTGGGTCTGCTGGAAAAATTCTGGGTGGTGTAACTGCTGACCTAGCAGGTGGTTGTAATACCAGTGCATTTGAATGTGGACCGCCAAGTATCGAACTCTTTGGTGGTGGTGGAATTGGTGCTGTTGCTAAAGCAGTGGTCAATTCTGTTGGTGAAGTTGTTGGTGCAAAGATGGAAGATTTGGGATTAGGTTTTGATGATGTGCCGTTTGTTTCTATCGTAGACCGTTGTAATAATGGTAAGGGTGCCACTGGCACTGCCGTTATGAAAGACGGAAAAATTACTAATATTATTATTACCAATCCTGGATCTGGTTATCTTGGTGGGGGAAGTGTTACTGTGGATACACTCACGCCTACCGGAATTGATTCCGATGGCAATGTGATCCAGGAAGTAATACAGACTGAAACGCAAAGACCTGGTGGAATTTCTGAGAGTGGTGAACAAGTAATCGGACAAGTTGATGGTATCCAAGTTATCATAACTGGTAATGGTTATGAGGAAGGAGACACTATTGTTACTGAAAATGGTGGGATATTGACTCCTATCATAGAAAATGGTAGAATTCTAGGTGCAACTGGTATTGTAGACATTGGTTTGGAGAAAATTCCCGCACTAAGAATCAAGTCTAAGACAGGTTTTGGTGCTTACATTCGACCCGTAACGACATTCACCAATGTCAAAAAATATGACAAACCTGTTCTTCCATCTGCTCAAGTGATCACAGTTATTGACTGCCCTAAAGGATACTAATGTCAAAATCTCCACCATATATTGTCAATCATCCTGAAGATGGTTCTTTCCGTATCGGTAAAGAGGAAGATGGAAAGGCAGTAAGAAAGGCACAAATTTGTGCTGCTGCTGGATCTGCTGCATCTTTGAGAATTTTTGAGGACGGTGGATGGGAACTCCGCGCCACTGAAAATGAACAGGGTTCTAATATCCTTCAGACTGGTGCTGGTCCCATCAATATAAAGTCTGATGGTGATATAAACATTGATTGTAAGGGAACTTTCTCGGTGATGGCGAAGGACATCATCATGAAAGCGACTGACGCAAAGATTGGTGACATATTCTTGCATGCTGAGCATGACATTCATCTCCAGGGCAAGAACTTTGCTAAATTGATTGGGCACAACACCACTGTCACTGCCAATGATAAATTGATTACAAACTCAAAAGGTTTCAATATTATTATTGGAGACATGGTTCGCATCCATGAACCACAATCCAAACTCATTCCCGGTCCTCTTGGGGATTATATCAACTCACTGGTAGAATAATGGCAGGCATTAGAGATATTGAGACGGGTAAAGTCTACATTGGTAGAGAAGATCCCAAAAAACTTGACACTGCTGCTGATACCTTAGATGGTGATGCACCATTCAATGGTACTCTTGTTGTCACAGGACCAGCAATTGCTGGAAAGCATTCAGGTTATGCAAAAGCAACTGTAAACATTGGCACAGACCTTGATGAATTCAAGTCTGGTGTTACAGGACGGGCACTCCAAGTTGATGGTGACGTTGAAGTCATTGGTGAAGTAGCAGAAAACGCTGTTTACATTGATGGTGATGTGTACATCACTGGCAAAGTTGACTGCCTGAACAAAGGCAGACTGGCATCCAGGTTCTCTACAGCAGATGCTCTGGGTAAGTCATTTGACATCCAGCACCCCACAAAAGAAGGTCATCGACTGCGCTATGCATGTATCGAGGGTCCTGAGGTTGCTGTGTATCACCGTGGCAGACTCACTGGTGAGACTGAGATCCTGCTGCCGGACTACTGGGTCAACTTGGTTCATGAGAACAGCATAACTGTCTCCATCACGCCTATTGGAGCACAACAGGACATCATTGTCAAGGACTTCGACAACACTAAAATTGTATTGGAGTCTAGTACAGACATTGATTGTTTCTACCATGTTTATGGTGAGAGGAAGGATATCAACCCCCTCATCATTGACTATGCAGGCAAGACTTGGGAAGATTATCCTGATCCAAACGTCTTTATGGCACCAGATGATGAAGAACGTAATATTTTAGATGAACGTTACCGTGGACCTCAAAACACAGTTACAAAGTGAATTTTTTCAGTATTTTTCTTGTTATGACTATGTGGGTTCAAGTCCCACAGTGGTTAGATGATTGGTCGCATTGCGCTGTGGATCTGCCTGACAGCAGTTGTCACTGGTATATCGTTAGTCCCGATAGCACTTTCGGTCAAGGATTTGACTGGGCAACTGCTCCCTGGTTTGATGTAAATGGTTTGTTAGATATTGCACATTTGCATGATGATGTGGTAAAATCTAAGAAACAGTACACTTTAGATAAACTACAAGATGACAACAATTGAATTTCGAGGGAAAGTAACTGTCGATGGAATCATTGATCTTCCTGAAGAATGGTATGGCAAAGTTGATGTGAACTCTATTCATGTGCAACTGACTGCCAACACTTGCTTCCAAGAACTTTTTGTTGAGTCAATCCCCTATGGCAGAACTGTAAAGGTTCGTAATCAAGGAGGAGGAAAAATTGATGCATATTTTACTGTTACAGCAGTGTTGACAACAGAAGATTGAAGAAGTATACTAGTAAAGTTCTACCATCATAAGTCTATGTTTGACTCCGAGCATGTAACAAAAATTGAGGTCAACGTTCCTGCTCGAAAATTTGTAATTCATGGAGCTGATGGTTCACGTCGTTCTCTGGAATGTCCTGAAACCGATCAATTCATGAATGTATGGGAAATCGTTCAGTTAGCAACTGAAATTGACGAAGAAATCAAGATGGTTAGCTGCATCTGACTTAGTAGTCCGGGCACCGCTCCTAAATAATCTGAAGGAATGGTGTCTGGATTCATAGGTAATGCCTCTTAGTAGACTTGAAAACTTCCTGAAGAACATTCAGGGCAATGTAATCTATGTAAATCCAGAAGAACTGGATGCCACAGATGACATTAGTAACACTGGTAACTCAAGAACTCGACCGTTCAAGACTATCCAACGGGCTCTTATAGAGTCTGCTAGATTTTCGTATCAACTTGGAAAAGATAACGATAAGTTTGATAAGACTTCAATCGTAGTTTCTCCTGGAGTTCATTATGTTGATAACCGTCCTGGATATCAGATAAACACTTCAGGCACTGTAACCGACGTGACTGGTGCTTCAAAAAGCATTTCAGAGTTTGGTGTTGGTGCTAACTTCAACATTCAGGATGCCAACAATGTACTGTATCACTTCAACAGTGCGAATGGTGGCGTCATCATGCCACGTGGTACATCCATTTGTGGTTCAGACCTTCGTAAGACTAAGATTAGGCCAAAATATGTACCAGATCCACTAAACGCTAGTATTCCTTCCACCGCATTATTCCGAGTAACTGGTGGTTGTTACTTCCGTGAGTTCACCTTGTTTGATGGTGATCCTGCAGATAAGATCTATAAAGATTATACTACAAACGTCTACGCTCCCAACTATTCTCACCATAAACTTACCTGCTTTGAGTATGCAGATGGTGTGAATAAGATGGATGGTAAAGGTCTGACCGACCTTGACATGTATTATGCCAAGTTGACTTTGGCATATGGTAATGCATCTGGTCGTGCCCTTCCTTCTTATCCTACTAACGACGACTTTGAGCAAGTTGTTGATGAATCTCGGATTGTTGGTGCTATCTCCAACGTTGGTGCTATCCAGATCCAGGACATCTACTCTGGTGTCAACTCCACTGACCCCACTGCTACCACTATTGTAACTGTCCGTACTAGTGAGACACATGGTCTTACTGTAAATACACCTATCAACATCAAGGGTGTTGCTGGTGCTTCAAATGTCAATGGCACAGAATATGATGGTGTGCACGTAGTCTCTCAAATCCTGAGCGACACACTGTTTACTTATTCTGTAACTACTGCACCTGCATCTACTGCTACTCCAAACCTTAGTGGTCTTTTCCCCACTGTCACGGTTGAGAGTGACACTGTTACAAGTGCATCGCCTTACATCTTCAACTGTTCTCTCCGTTCTGTATTTGGCATCAACGGTCTACATGCTGATGGTAGCAAGGCAACTGGATTCAAATCCATGGTGCTGGCCCAGTTCACGGGTGTGTCCCTGAACAAAGATGACAATGCATTTGTAAAATATAATTTATCTAGTGGTGTATATGAAGATCAGACAGCTCTAGGAACGAGCACGATTCTGCACACCGATGGCATGGCACGCCATAGACCTGACTGGCAGAACTTCCACATCAAAGCATCCAACAACGCACAACTCCAGTTGGTGTCTGTGTTTGCTGTGGGTTGTGGACATCACTTTATTTGTGAGTCTGGTTCTGACTCTTCCGTCACCAATTCTAACTCAAACTTTGGTGCCTGTGCACTATTATGTGACGGTTTCAAGGATGACGCATTCCAAAAGGATGATCAAGGTTTCATCACTGCTATTCTCCCCGCACAAAAGAACTTTGGTGGTGATACCACATTCAACTGGTTGAAACTGGATGTAGATGACACCGCTGCTGCTTCAGACACTAAACTATATCTCCGTGACTTCAAGCAACGTGACGATGTGCCTAGCGTTACAGCATCAAAATACTTTGTTGGTAACAAAGTTGGTGACGTACTTCAACTGAATATCAACGGTCAGGTCAGTACCGCTGAGATCATGATGACGGTGCCTGCTGCCACGTCTGAATCCAGTGGTAAGAAGGATTTCCTTGTTGGTCGTGCCTCTGGAATCAGTAGTATTTCTAGTGACATTCTTACACTGCAATGCGTCAATCAGACTCATAATCTGTTTACTGGTGAGTCTATCCGTTTCTATGCTGATAATGGTGCACTTCCTGATGGTATTGATTACAATCGTAAGTATTTTGTAATTGCCAACCCTGTTGCAACAGAGAAAGATAAGATAAAGATTGCAACTAGTAAGGATAATGCTTTTGCTAATGTTGCTATTAGTGGCATCAATAATGTTGGCGGTCAACTGAGAGTTGTTTCTTCAGTTGTTGATAAAGAACCAGGTGACCCTGGTCACCCCATCCAGTATGATGCCACTGGTTGGTATGTCAATGTCAAGACTGGAAACACACTTCACAATAAAATCCTGGTCAACCAGGCATCTATTACCCCTGAAACTCCTGCAACATTCATCACTCGTAAGATTGATAATCGCCAGGACATCGAGACAATCTATCGCTTACGATATGTATTGCCTGATGGATCTGCTATTGCAGCACCACCACAGAATGGTTACACCATTCAGGATAGTGGATCAGTTATTGATGATACTAACTTCCAGAATGAGAATAACGTTCTTGGTAGTGATTTAGATCTCCGTAATGAGACTTATATTACCAATGCTTCATGGAATGGTAATATTGGTTTTATCACCTGCCGTAATACTCATCACTTACATCATGGTCAGTTGATTCAAATCAACCGTTTGCGTTCTGAGAATAACGTCCATGGTGAATCAAACTCAGGTTATAACGGTCTGCACTATGTTTCGCAGATCATTGATAAGAAGTCTTTCCGCATCGGTATCAACACGGATCCTGGAGGTATTACTACCATCTCCACGGGGATTCCTTATACATCTCATGATAACACTGTTGTTGGTTCTGGTCGGACGTTCTCTCCTTACTTCATAAGAAAAGAGTATGGTAATGCTTACCAGATCTTCAATCATGAGGTTCGTCAGGAGCATAAAAGCGGAGTGCAAGATGGTGTATATGACCTGACCATACTGGGTTATCATGCTACCCCTGATCTGGCACCTTTCAATATTGGTAAGAATAGGTTCCCTCAGAACATCAACTATCTGAAACCGTTTGTTGATGTTGATGCTGTTACAGATGATCCTTTAGATGCTACATCTTATGCTGTCCGAACTGACATTGGACATGTTGAGAGTAGCAATCCTGAGCACAGTATCACTAAGGAGTCCACATATAAGATAATCGATGACATGGGCATCGGTGTAAAAATTACTGATGCAACGGTCTCAGGTACCACAGTAACTCTCAATACTGAAGTTGACCATGACTTGAATGGTATTCTCCAGATTGGTTCTTTGAGTGGTGGTGTTGGTTTTGGTATCAACAGTGGTACCGGAGAATATTACTTTGGTGCACACTTCACTGGTGGTAGTGGTCAAGGTGCCAGTGCTGATGTTGTTGTCAACGCTGCTGGTAATATTTCTGAAGTTACCTTGGTTGATCGTGGATCAGGATATGTTGTTGGCGACACTCTGACTCTTGCTGGTGTTCCTAAGTTTGATCCAGGTGGTGACAATTCTACTGTACAGGTGAGTGAAATTGACAATGTTGTGGGTGACATTGTTCAAGTTGTGGGTGTGGGTAGCACCGGATTCAACGGTCTGCATCGTATCACTCAAATTACTGATCCTAAGAACCTTCTTTATAGTTCTGGTGGAGTTTCCGTAGGATCTACAGGTGGTTTTATCTACCATGTAGGTGTTACTACTACGATCACTAACATTGTTCATAATAAGACGACGAAGATCGCAACCGTGACAATGAACACGGACATCGGTCTGAGACGTGGTGATCAAATTGTTATCAATGGTGCCAATACAGAATATAATGGTACATGGTCTATTCAAGATCGTATTGGTTATGGATCATCTCTAAGTGTCGTGATTGATTCTGAAACTGATCCTACTTTCTCTGGTGCTGGTGCATATGCACATGGAAGTGGTATCAACTTCCGTGCTAATGGTCAAACTATTCCCATCTATGATGGTGCATTTAGTGAGATTAGTGCAGGATTGAGTACAACCTCAACTAGTATCACACTAAAGAATCCTCATGGATTCAACCGTGGTGACTTCTTGCAGATTGAAGATGAGATTGTTCGCATCATCAACCCACAGAAAAATCAAATTGCACGTGGTGTGTTGGGCACCAATGCTTCATCACACCTTCAGTACGTTGCCGCACAGCGTATCAAGGTTCTACCTGTTGAGCAACGTCGTCACTCTACTATCCGTGCCTCGGGTCACACATTTGAATATGTTGGTTATGGACCTGGCAACTACAGCACGGGCATGCCTCAGACACAAACCCGTGTTCTAGACGACAACCAGCAACTACTGGCACAGTCTGTAAACACTCGTGGCGGTACTGTTGTATACTCCGGTATGAATGACCGGGGTGAGTTCTTCATTGGTCGTAAGAAGATTGATGCTCTGACTGGTGAAGAGATCAGCACCATCACTAAGTTTGACTCAACGCCAGTTCTCAAAGTTCCTATAACAGCAGACTTTGATGACCTGACTGTCAAGAATAACCTGTACAGTTTGGGTAACACTGAACTGATTGACTTACAACTCAAGGGTAACCGTTCTGGTGCTGTTGGTGCAAGTGTATTGGTGGGAGTCAATGGTAGTTCCTCCAATGCAGTTCCTACCAGTTCAATTGACCAGATTCTTCTCAATCTGTCATACGATAAGGGTGGTTACATTGGATATGTGAGAACTGGTGACACTTCTCCGTGGAAGAAGTGGGGTCCGATCACAGTTGACGCTACTGACCATTATGCCTTTGACAAACTTGCTCTGGGCAATAACACTGGAACTACTGCTCACCGTGTCTTTGACGCAACTGGTGATGCTTATATCAGTGGTGGTCTAAGTGTAGGTGCTGCGTCTACGATTGCTAGTCTAGCGGTCAGTGATCTAACTGCCACAAGGGTGGTGTTTGCAGGTACTGACGGTGAACTGACGGACAATGGAGTTCTCTACTTCTCTGGTTCTACACTGTTTTCACACACTCAGGTAGCATCCAACACTATCACTGCTGGTGAGTTCATTGGACCTGGCACAATCCCTCTGGGTGGCATCATCATGTGGTCTGGTAGCACTGTTCCTACTGGATGGTCACTTTGTAATGGAAGTAACAGCACACCTAACCTCACCGACCGCTTTATTGTGGGTTCTGGTGGAGCTCTCAACACTGGTGCTACGGGTGGTACTAATTCCCTCACTCTGACTCTGGGTCAACTGCCGGATCACTTCCATAGTCAACCATCGCACGCTCACGGTGCTGGCAGTTTGACAGGTACTGGTACCGCAAGCAACGAATCAGTTGACCACACTCATGGTTTCAGTGCAAGCACTAATAACGATACTCATAATCACACTGTAAGTGGAAGCACTAATAATCCAGGTAACCATACTCATGGTTTCTCGGTATACAGTGATACTGATGATAACAGCAGTATCCCCAACGCACCGGATATAGCTTATGATGCAAATCCGGCAGGAACAGCCCAAACTGATGGTAATGGGGGACACACTCACACTGTAAGTGGAAGCACTAATAACGATACTCATAGTCATGGTGTAAGTGGTACCACAGAAACTTCTGGTAATACATCACACTCCCACACTCTAACTGTTGGTATTTCTGGATCAACAGAGTCTGGTGGAAATCAGAATACTGGATCAATTGGTAGTGGTGATGCCATTGATAACCGTCCTCTATATTATGCACTCGCATATATCATGCGGACTACCTGATAAATACAAACATAAAAGGGGTATCTTGGTAAATGGCATCGGTAAATAAAAAGTTTGCTGTCGAAAAGGGTCTGGAAGTTGGCGACCAGGCTCTTGTCGTTGATGCCGATAATAATCGTACTGGTATTGGTAAAACCAATCCGGAATACGGTTTAGATGTTGCAACTACAGCACGTTTTGATGGTATTGTTACCGCTGCTCAGGTAGGCATTGGTAGCACACAACCTGGCAGGGATGGTGACTTCAATGCGGACATCGCAGTCCGTAAGAAGTTATATGATATGAATGACAGTGCTGGATCAGACTTCAAAGTTCTGGTCTCTGTCGGCACTGGTGTCTCTTGGTCAAGTAATGCTGATATTACTGCCCTTGCAGATGGTCGTCCGGATCAATTACAATATAAGAAAGATGATGGCACCTTTGGTGGTGCTTCTCAATTTGTATATGATGATGGTAATGACCGCGTGGGTATTGGTAGTACCCAACCGGATTATACCTTAGATGTTGATGGCACTGTCCGGATTGATGGTGTCTTCCGCGATTCTAATGCTCAAGTTGGTATTGCTAAATCTATTCTTGCTGCCAATAGTGCTGGTAAACTTCAGTGGGTCGGTGCTGGTGCATCAACACTGAATATCATTTATGTTGCAGAAGACGGTAATGATACAAATTCTGGCAGGACACTGAGTGGTGCTAAGAGATCAATCAAGGCAGCAACTGAGATTGCTGGTGCCGGTGATGTAATCCGTGTTGCTGGTGGTGTTTACAGTGAAAACAACCCCATCACTGTGCCACGTAATGTGTCGATTGATGGTGATGACCTGAGAAATACTCAAGTTATTCCATCAAATGTTGGACAAGATCTATTCAAGGTTCATAATGGTGCCTTGATTCAGAATATGTCATTTGTTGGTGCTGCTAACACTGGCGCAATGATTACGTTCCCACCTGAGGGTGTGGTCAATCGTCACAGTTTTGTAAGTGCTAATGCAAATTCATTCAAGATTGGACCCAACTGGCACACTGGTGTGTCCACCACACCCACGTTTATCAACTACGATCCTATCAGTGGTGTTACAACTGCCACAATTGTAGGTCATGGTCTGACACTATCTAACACCATTGGTATTGTCACTGGTGGTTTTGCAGTGACTTGTGACGGTGATGATAATGCCACTCTACATTCATATCCACGGGCAAGTGATCCTCTTGCTGGTATTTTTACTGGCATCACATCATTCACATCTAACACCATCACCTTCCTGTCAGGCAATGCTGGTAGTGGAGCGAGAATCACGGGCATTATCACCCAGTCTCCATATGTGAGGAACTGTACAAACTTTGTTCCTGACAGCATTGGTATGAGGATCAATGGTAACCACGCTGGTGGTACCAAGTCTATGGTAGTTGACTCTTATACCCAGTACAACCAGGGTGGTATTGGTGTCACAATCTCTAATGATGGTTATGCACAGTTGGTGTCCATCTTTACTGTGTGTGATGAGTACGCCATCTCCTGCGTGTCAGGTGGTCAGTGTGACCTGAACAACTCTAATGCCTCGTTCGGTACCTTTGGTATTGTGGCATCCGGTGTTGGTACTGTCACAGACACTGGTGCATTAGCAGTTGATGCGGTTGAAGAAGACAATACTGTTGTTATGAATGGACTTACTCAACGTCCTTACTCTGGTCAGGTTTTCTATATTGGAGAACTATTCAATGAAGTTATCAAGGTCAATGTAACTAACGCTGGCACTGGATACACTAGTGCCAATCCCCCAAAAGTCACAATTGGTGCTCCTTCTGGTCCCAATGGCGCTAATGCTGAAGCAACAGCAGAAGTAAATGGTTTTGGACAACTAACTTCCATCAATTTATTTGCAACTGGCACACAATATCGTACCGCTCCAAGTGTTACGATTGCTGGTGGTAGTGGTACCACAGCGGAGGCAACTGCTGAAGTTGGACCTACTTACTTCACTATAAATACTGCTACGCCGGTTACTGCAGGCGTTTCGACCGTTACTATTGATCAAAAACTACCGGCAAATGTCGGTCTTGGTTCAGCGATCCCCCTCCAGCGACAATCTCTGATTCTTGCATCTTCATATACATTTGAATTTGTTGGTGCTGGTCTTACGATTGCTAACGCATTGCCTCGTAAAGGTGGCGTTACTATTCCTGAAAATGAAACTGTATCTGAGGGTGGTGGTCGAGTTGTTTATACCTCCACGGATGAGAGAGGTAATTTGAAAGTCGGTGATGGTTTTACTATCAACCAGCAAACAGGCACCATTACAGGTGATGCTTTCAATAAGAGTATCCAAGCAACCCTTACACCACTAATTATTGCACTCGGAGGTAATGTCTAATGGCTGCGATTCCACTCAATAAATTTAGAACCATCACGCACAGTCTAACTGACACTGCTGTTGGTATCTACACATGCCCTCCAGGTGTAGCATCTTTGCTCATCTATGGCAATGTATCAAATGTTGGTCAAGGATCCTCTGTGACCACATTTACTGTTACCCACAAGCGTGGTCTTATTGATACTGAAGTCGTGCGTGATGCACGCATTCCCCATCAGGATGCTATGTCATTCCTTGATGGTCGTCTCGCACTTGAGACTGGTGATATTCTTACCATCAAAGGTAATGAAAATTCTACTATGAAGTGTATTATTTCCATTCTCGAAAACGCTAAGTAACAATGAGACTGCTGTCCGGGCGTGTAGGTGTAACATCTTACTCAGGTCTATCTACTGATAGAAAACAAACTGATGGATTTCCTAGCTTTCTAGCAATGGAAGAGGTAGAACCGAATCTCGGTCTGCCTGGAAATAACAACCATATTTTATATGGCACCGTTGAGGGTGGTAGATATTGGGCAGCACCATCTGGGGCTCCATCAGGAAGTGTTGAGGGTATAGATGTTCAAAAGGATGCCATAACACCAGTTGGTTTCGGTGGTTCTACCACTATTATCAACTTCACTGGTAATGGTGTAAATGTATCTGCCACCAAACAGGATAATGGTGGTGTTGAGGTTGGTGTTGCCACTGTATCAATCAATAAGGCAACAACTGATATTCAAGATGCCAACTTATTCACCCGTGTAACTGGTGTTACAACCTTCCGTGTTGGTACAGGTCTCTCGTTTGAGTCAGTTCCAGGACAATCAGGTATTGTTAGTGTTTTCTCTTCTGGGGCATCTATTCTACTTCAGGGTGCTGATGGTAGCACTGCTGTAGATAAAGTCAGTGTGGTCCGCCTGGGAGTAGGTCTAACAGCATCTCAAGTCTCTGTTGGTATTGCAACTGTTGATATCAGTGGTATCTTTGATAACATAAGTGCTACAGGTATTATTACTACTGCTCAATTTTTCAGTGGTAACGTAGTTGGAGCAGCACTTACCGCAAATGTGTTTGATGGTGGTGTCTTCAGTGGCAACTTAGTTGGTGATGTTGCTGGTAACCTGGTTGGTATCACCACTGGTACTCATGATGGTGATGTAACTGGTAATATTGTCGGTAACTTGAACTCTGTTGGTGTTTCTACCATCAACTTCCTAAAGAATATCAATATAGTATCTACTGGTATTGTTACTTCCACAGGTTTCATAGGACCCCTGACTGGTGATGTCACTGGCAATGTCAGTGGTGCTCTTACTGGTAATGTAACTGGTAATGTAACTGGTAATTTGACCGGTGATGTTACTAGCACGGGAAGTAATGCATTTGGTCAGGTACTCGTAAGTGGCGTTACAACTGCTACTGGTGGTTTTGTTGGTCCTATTACTGGTGATGTAACTGGTAATGTAATAGGTACTCTGAACGGCAACATCAATGCTGTCACCGGAATCAATACTATCACCAATCAGTTGAGAATTCTGGTTGATGATGGATTGCCTGCACGTATTGATTATTATTGTGAAGTTTCTAACGTTCATTACACTCGGGTGCAATCTGCTGCCCATAGTGAGTATAGTGGTAACGTAACACTCACACTTGGTACTAAGAGTGGTGATTTTATTATTGGTGATACTGCTGGTGCTATCACGCAGAACATTCACACTACGGGTATTATTACAGCAGCACAGTTCCATGGCAATGGGGCAAACTTGACTAATATTGTTGCCGGTAACAGCACGCTAACTGCTACCAACACCACCAACTCCAGTCATTATCTGATCTTTGCTGAAGCAGCGACTGGTACTGAAGAGTTCCGAACTGACGTTGACCTCAACTATAACCCTGCAACCAACACACTGACTGCGGTCAAGTTTGCTGGTAACGCGACTGGTTTGACTGATACTCCAGCAATTGCAGTGTCAGGCATTACGTTGAGTGGCAACATGCTCGCTGATGCTGATGCTACTCGTGATCTAGGCGGTGTTGGCACTCGCTGGGCAAATGTTTATACTGCTGATATGCACTTCAGCAATGTAGGCACAGGTGGTAATGATGTTGATGGAACTGAAGGTAATTGGACACTTCAAGAGGGTGAGAATGACATCTATATGATCAATAATAAAACTGGACAAAAATTCAAAATTGCATTGACTCCAGTATATTGATATGGTTGAGTTTTATGATGATCTAATTGATAACGAAGTATCGGACGAGATTTATAATTATTGTCAAACTATTTCCTGGTATCATAAGTGGTATGGTCTTGATGTGGAGACCAATCATTGTACCAGGAAATTGAATGAATATATTCCAGCACAGGATGGCAATGCTGTCCACCGTCACATATTATCTCAAGAGGCAGCACTCCATGGACTGATGCAACTCTTGCAGTTCTCATCATATAGACACCCTCTGGGATGGAACACTCAGTCATTGGAAGAACGTAATCCATTGATATGGTCATTGTGGTGTACAATCAATGACAAATTGTTTCAAGGTAAAGGAGATCTAGAGGGTATTGGAGATAAGGTTGATGGGTTGAGAGTTGGTAACCACTTCTTCAAAGATCAAATTGATTTCTATGAGAAGTATGGTGTCCCAAGAGATAAAGATCGTTGGACCACATACTTTAGTGCTAGGGCATCTGAACCCATTGGTTTAGCAAAAGTAAAGAAACAGTATAAAGAGATTCATAAAGACACTTGCTTGGGGTGGTATGGAGATTATTATACAGTTTTATATGTGGTAAATAGGAATTGGAACCCCACATGGGGTGGTGAAATTGTATTTTATGGAGACGATTATACTGGTGATTGTCACCGTAAAGGCAAATATGATATAGGATGGCCAACTAATATTATAGGCAATAGACAGGGACGTGTGATAGTTTATCGTCATCATGACATTCACAAAGCAAATCCTCCCAGTTCCAATGCCGATGAGATGACTCAACGTATCGCGTTCAGGGTCAGAGTAACTAAATAATACCAGCACCTAACCTGTACTAATAATACGCCATGTCAAGAGCCAGGGAACTAGCTAAGGTTGGTGGACTGAATCAGCAAGTCGTTGCTGGTCTGTCTTCCCACGTTGGCGTCTCCACTTTCGCAGCAGACGTGTTTATGTACAGTAACTTAGCGGTTACTGGCACAACCACATTCAATGGAGGCACCCTGACTCTCGGGGATGCTGCATCTGATAATGTTGTATTTGGAGCAGATGTGAATTCTCACATCATTCCTAATACGGATGATACTTATGATCTCGGTTCTGCGACGCAACAGTGGCGCAACCTTTATGTTGATGGAACATCTAATTTAGATGAAGTAACAATTTCTGGAACAGTTACTCTTAGTAGCGGTCTTGCAAATACTGAATTACAAAATAGCACAGTTGCTTTCGGTGGTGTAAGTCTAGCACTTGGTGGCACTGATGCTACACCAGCATTCAACCTGAGTGACGCGACTAACTATCCAACCTCAAGTTTGTCTGGTACTATTACTAACACACAGTTAGCAGGTAGTATTGCAAATAGCAAACTCGCTAACGATAGCGTTTCTTTCGGTGGTGTAAGTTTAGACCTTGGTGGCACAGATTCTACTCCAGCATTTGATCTGTCTGACGCTACTGCCTATCCTACTAGTAGTCTAGTTGGAACTATCACTAACACACAGTTAGCAGGTAGTATTGCAAATAGCAAACTGTCAAATGACAGCGTTGCTTTCGGTGGTGTAAGTTTAGACCTTGGTGGCACAGATGCTACCCCAGCATTCGACCTTTCGGATGCCACTAGTCTTCCAATCAGCACTGGTGTTTCTGGTCTTGCTTCTAACGTAGCAACGTTCCTTGGCACACCTTCTAGCAGCAATCTACGTTCTGCTGTAACTGACGAGACTGGCACTGGTGCTCTTGTATTTGGCACTTCACCAACTGTTGCCACACCTGACATCACTGGTCGTGCGACCATGGATGATGCAACTCTTAGTGGTGGTCTTGTAGTTGGCGCTGGTCTTACTGTCACTGGCACCCTGAATGCAACATCTGCCGCACTCGTTACCCCTGACATCAGTGGTCGTGCGGTCATGGATGACCTCACCCTGAGTGGTGGATGTGTCGTTGGCGCTGGTCTTACCATCACGGGTGACCTCACCGTAAATGGTACCACAACTACCATCAACAGCACGGTCGTTTCCGTAGACGACAAAACATTTGAACTGGGATCCGTTGCTTCTCCTTCAGACACCACAGCAGATGCTGGTGGCATTGTTCTGAAAGGGGCATCTGATCACACTCTCTTGTGGTATAATGATAATGATCATTGGGAATCCAGTGAGCATTTCAACCTTGTGTCTGGTAAATCATTCCAGATCGCTGATACAGCAGTTCTTTCTGCTACTTCACTTGGTTCTGGTGTTGTCAGTTCTTCCCTGACATCAGTTGGAACATTGAGTGCTGTAACTGTTTCTGGTGACATCACTGCTAATGGTAACATTGCAGGTGATAATTCCACAAACATCACCGGAATTGCTGGTGTTACTGCATCAACCCTAACGGGAACGTTGCAAACTGCCGCTCAGTCTAACATTACATCAGTGGGAACACTGAGTGCTGTAACTGTCTCGGGTGACATCACTGCTAATGGTGACATTACAGGTGATGATTCCACAAACATCACTAGAATCGACAGTCTTGTAGCAGCAACCCTAACGGGTACTCTACAGACAGCAGCACAAGCAAACATCACATCAGTTGGAACACTAAGTGCTCTGACTGTTTCTGGTGACATTTTGCCTAATGCTAATGGTACTCTTGACATTGGTGCAACGGGCACACGTTTTGCCAATGTATTCACCAGTGACCTTGACCTCAGCAACGAGGCAAAGGGCGTCAATTCCGTTGATGGAAGTTGGGGTTCTTACCTAATTGAGGAGGGAGAAGAGAGTCTCTTCATCACCAACCGTCGTAGTGGTAAAACATACCGCTTCATGATGGAAGAAGTCTGATCACTATTCTATAAATAAACTACGAAGGAGACACAAAGTCAATGGCTCTATACGGTACTGGTTCAAACGTAAACCAAACCACAGACGTTAGTGCCGGTAATTATGGTTCGGCTAGTGCCATTCCAGTTATTACTGTCGATTCAGATAAGCGTATCAGTGCAATCAACACTGCTTCTATTACTCTGGACGCATCGGTCAACGCAAATGCATCTGTTGGTGATGTAGGTACATACGCTTTTCTGCAGCAATCTGGCACAGAAAATGCGGCAACAAACCCTGGGTCAACTGTAGCGGGGTCAACACTCCGTTACTCTGATGCCACAGGGCGTAAAAGTAACAGTGCTCCGTCAGGTAACTGGCGCTGCATGGGATATGATTCAGGTGCAGCACTGGTAAACTCTGGTTCTGGTACTGGTTCAGGTTCAGGATCTGGTAACATTTCCGCTAATGCTGATGGTAACTTAGCACTGTCTGGTGGTAATGTTCAGGGTAACGCTGCCTTGTCAGGTGGTAACCTTGATGGTAACCTGACTGGTAACTTGAGTGGCGGCAACATTGACGGTAACACCAACGTCAACGTTTCGGGTAACATTCAAGGCGGTAAAGGCGGTTCGTTCAACGTGAACTCTGGTGTTCCTACTGATAACTTGGCTGTTGGTGGTTCAGTTGACGTTGGTGGAGACAACACTACCATTGCTGGTAACGTTCCTACTGACAACTTGAGTGTTGCTGGTAACATTCCTACTGACAACTTGACAATCAATGGTACAGCATCTGTAAACGTTACTGTCAACTCAGTAACCGTGAATACCACGGTTGCTTATTCTGCAACCCTTTGGTTGCGTTATTCCTAATCAACCAAAGAATTAGAAAAAAATGTCATTCACAGTAAACGCTGTCAAGAACCCTAAGTGGGCAAATGAAGAGCATAATATGATCGACATGGAAGTCGATTTTATTGAATTCGATGAGGCGTGGTTGCCATATACCACGTCTCCTACCGATGTGGTAGAACACTCCCGCACTCTTTATTCGCGTGCATTGGCTGGTGAGTTTGGCACCATTGCCGATGCAGAATCCACCGAGAAGTGGACTCCTTACTATGAGGATTCCATCGAAGTCTCTACTGAAGGTCTAGTTCAACTGTTGTTGGAAAAAGGTCTTCTGAGTGATGATGAAGTAGATAGTATTCTACTTGAGAAGACCGAGCATGTCGGTTACTATCGCCGCACTGATGATGGCATCAACCGCCAATGGGGCGGTGGCATGGCGTGAGGTTGGTGTCATAGCACAACCATCCGACAAATGGCATCATACCATGATGAGGTATCTTGGATTACACCAAGATGCCTTTTTTATGTTTGGGATTTCTCCTGGTGTGTGTAGGGAAGCAATAGGGCGTCCTGATTTGTTATATACAAAATCTGATGTATTTGATAGTAGACTGTTATATTCATGGTCTAGATTCCACCATGAAAAGATAACAAAGAGTAAGTTTTCTAATGTCCATAGTTATTATGGGACTTGCCCATTTGTATGGGAGTTAGGTAGAGTCCACATGCAGAGATATGTGGAACCTAAAGGATCATTATTCTTCTTACCACGTGATGATCAGGTAACTATTCGTGTAGATGAATATAAGACTGTGCAGGATGCTATTGATTCAGCACCCACACCAATTACATTCTTAGTGCCATTTCGTGATTGTGATAAGTGGAAGCACTGGACAAAACTAAAATTACCTGATGACCATGAGATAGTGTCGCTGACTGATCGTGAGTCACGGCAAATCAAGTTAGCAACATTATTTCAGAAGCATGACCATGTGTATATCCCGTGGCCTGGAACTGATTTATTTTATGCTGCTTACTTAGGTAAGTCAATCCATTTATATGATGACATCCTAAAATATAGAACCAAGACTAGGGATGAGATGGATCGTCCACCTGAGAGAGTATTGATGCATCTCAAGTGGGGATATGATTATCTTACAGACAAACAAAAAGAATTCTTCCATTGGTGTGAGGACTGGAATAATATTGACTTCCATGATCGTGTGTGGTTTACTAATAATATGCTAGGACTTGATGCACTCAAGTCACCCAAAGTATTATATGATGACCTACTAAAAAATAGTATGCTTCATCCCCTGCAAAAATACAGGCATCATGAATCATACCATAGGGGTTATGAGTGGTGTTCTAACCAGCGAGTTGACGCAGAACCCACTATACGGGGTGCCAGAATGGCGGATCTTCTTTAGGATGCTCTAAGAGAGAAAAGAACTCACTATCATTCCATCCACGATCATCAATATATGTTGATGCACGTGGTTTGCCAAAGTATAATGAATGATACTTGACACCCCATTCTTCTAATTGTTTCTCAGTTCTACCACGACACAGATAGTCTGCATTACGTTGTTGCGCTTGTGGATCATTAGGGTATCTCTTTACACTTGAGATGTACCCACGTGCTGTCTGTAAATGTATCGTACAACCATCATCATATAACTCATTGACTTTTTCAATGCGATCCATGCGTGGCACAGCATTCCATGGATCACTATCATGTGGTTGAGTTAGTGTACCATCAATGTCAAAGCAATATACATCACATCGTGAAGTAACATCTTTTGTAGGTGCATGACGTGGTAGTAGTGGTAACTCAACACCACATTCTTCCATCATATTATAGATGGACATCAGTGCAAATACTTCAAATTCATGATAGAAATTGGATTCAACCACCAGTGTAGGAAGATATTCGTGTTTCTCTGGCGCAATAATAAGCACATTTGCATGCTCACGCCACTTTTCAACAGCATATACCGCAGGTGATTCTATCCTGCAAGTAATAAGAATGATAAGATCTGCTGCTCCAATAGCATAATCTACCCATGGTGCCTTCCAGTCACCATCACCACCCAGTGCAGTCTGATTGACACTATCAGGAGCAAAACAAAACTTACCCATGTGACGGTAAATGTCACTTGCCATATGTTGTGCGATGGCAAGGTTACCACCTGTCCCCATCAATGCCACACGAGTGGCATCTCTAAGCATGTCAGATGCTTGTTTCAGTTCTGTAGGGTTAGTAACCATTCCACCTCTTGAATGTGCCATGCACGATCAACTGCTCTAATTTTACCACATTTTAGATCATATGGTATCACATCATATTTACCAATAAATCCAATGGTATCAAGTCCACGCCAATACTTGACAAATGTCATATCACAGTTAGGGAAATCAACGATAACGTTTCGTCTATAGAAGTATAACCCCAGTTGCACAGTGATATTGTCACACACCACATCAGGTTTGCGTTGCATGTGAACAACTTTACCATTATTCTCTATCATCTTGACAACATCTTCGTCTTGTAACTCACCATCCTCAAGACTTCGTGAACTTTGCACCATATCACAGTCATTATCAATGCCATATACAATCATTTCGTCTATCCATTTAGGATCAGTGAGTGGTTCATCACCCTGTAGATTGAAGATATATTCGTGTGGTTGAGTTACTGCTATTTCTGCAACACGATGAGTGCATGTATAGTGTTTAGATGTAAGCATTGCATCATATCCATGCTCATATGCTAGATCAACGATTACTGGGTCTTCAGTAGCGATGACAACGTCATCAACATATTCTGACCTAGATGCTATTTCCGCCACTCTCAGGACCATTTGGGTGCCGTTGATGAGTGCTAATGGTTTACCAGGGAATCTACCTGATGACATTCTTGCTGGAATGACACACAGCACACGCTTGCCGTTATACATGTTATCTGATATACTAAGTACATCGTAGCATCGATTCTTTATCTATGTCCATTCTTGGTGATAGTCACACCAAAACAATATGGCATATGGCATTCACTATCCCTGACATAGAAGAAGGGATCAGATGGTATTGCGATGTGTTAGGATGTAGATTCTGCCAGCGTTTTGCGATCAACGTTGAAGATGGGTCGCACAATCCTGGATTTATATTCTCTTTTGCAGGGCATCACGTGAGTGTACTTCAAGGACCAACATCTGTTGATCAACCAGATAGCAGACTCCCTAGACACAATGGTCCTGTATTCTTGGATCGTGATGAATACTTTGAAGCGGTTGAACATTGTAAGAACCACCCTGAAATCAATGTAATAGATAGCAAATACAATTTTCTCATCCCAAAGAGAATTGATTCTGCTGTTGCACACTTGCATGGTCAGAATGTTAGGTGTCATCGAACTACTATCAAAGATCCGTGGAATAATTGGATTGAATTCAAGTATTATTCTTACGAGGATGAAATCCATGCTCAGAATCTTTCATGGTCTGATAAACCCAAGCATCCAGCAGTGTGGAGAGCAAATGATCGAAAGCATCGGTGGTCAAAATGAAGAACTTGTCAATGCCAAAATGGAACAATCATGATCACCCTCAATATGAGGAAAATGAGTGGTCTGTTGGTGATGTGGTGCAGTTTGGCGAACACTATGGAATCGTATCTTTCTTCTATCGTGGCGGCATGACTGTGTGTGTCACTCGTGGTAGTGGCACAACCTGCCTACCGAGGAGTGATGTAAATATGGTAGTGATTGAGGGAACTCCTGTTGTTCCTCATGATGGGTCTAAACTGCATCCATCATTGCGTGGCATGGAAGTAAATTATAGTTTCTGTCCTGTTCCTCATACCAATATCAGCAAACAAATTGCCAAACGTGTGCCAGTCTCTGAAGCGGTACAAGATGGGAAGAAAGGGAGTTGATTGAACATATACTATCTTCAGTTGAAAGCAACCAATGTCAACCAACGAGATTCAGGGCATGCTTGCCCGTCTACTTGCAACTGAGAATCTGACTGTAGAGCATCGTCAGGTGGCGACTGCATCATTTGGACTTGACGATAGAGTTCTAACCCTCCCCATGTGGGACAATGTGACAGCATCAGTCTATGCCATGCTGGTGGCACATGAAGTGGGTCATGCACTCTATACACCATTGCGTAGATGGAGTAGAGAGGAACGGTATAGAGATCTTTCACCCTCTTACGTGAACATTGTCGAAGATACTCGTATTGAGAAAATGATGAAGAGGAGATATCCTGGTGTCTCACGTGATTTCTATCATGGTTACCATGATATGCATGACAAAGACTTCTTTGAAGTGAAAGATAAAGATCTCACTTACTATTCATTCATTGATCGTATCAACATATATTTCAAGATTGGATCATTCATGGATGTTGAATTCAATGATGATGAGGCAGATGTTGTTACTCATATCACTAATTGTGAGACCCATCAAGAAATGCTAGATCTAGCATTGATTGTGTGGCAGATGGATAAAGAGAACGATTTAGAATCAATAGAACCAGTTGATGGTAGTCAACAGAGTGGTGGCACTGATGGTGGTGATAAAGAATGGTTTACTGAGAGCACTCCTGAGGATGATCAACGTAATGATCAGACTAAAGAGGAGTCAGACTTAGACACACCATCATATGATATGAATGATAATTCTGATGATGAGGGTGGTGATGTTGATAGTGAGGAACCACTAGAATCAAAAACACAGAAATCATATGATAAAAAACTCAAAGATCTATCAAATGACAATGCATCTAGACCAACATATATGACACTGCCCAAGGTATATTTGGATAAAGTGGTCATTCCTGTTGGTAATGTTAGACAACACTTTGAGAATCACTTTGAAAGATGCATAAATTTCACAGATAATGACAATTATGAAGATCGTACATGCAAGACTGCTATATTTGAATCTAAGGAAGAATATAAACAGTTCAAAACCAGTGCACGAGCAGGTGTCAACTCTCTTGTGAAAGAGTTTGAAATGAGAAAGAGTGCTAGTGCATATGCAAGAACATCAACTGCTCGCACTGGTGTGCTGGATACTAGCAAACTCCACACCTACAAGTATAGTGAGGATATATTCCGTAAGGTATCAGTAACAACTGACGGTAAGAATCACTCTCTCATATTTGTATTGGATTGGTCAGGTTCAATGCAACACCAGATGCTAAGCACTATAAAACAGTTGTTCCAATTGTTGTGGTTCTGTAAGAAGGTAAGTATTCCCTTTGAAGTATATGCTTTTACCAATGAAGCATGGAGAACTAATGATAATCCAGAACAACATGAAAACTGTGCGTGGAGAGAGAAAGATCTTTATATTGGTAAAGAGTTCAGGATGGTGAACTTGATTAGTAGTAACATGAAATCACATGATTTTGAGAAACAACTGGAATATGTGTGGTTGACTGCATCATCATTCATAAACTGGATACAGACTCCATTTGGATATGGACTATCTGGTACTCCTATCAATGAAGCAATTGTATGTGTGGGTGAGATTGCTAAACAGTATCAGCGTCAGACTAAAACTGAAAATTGCAATGTTGTGTTCTTGACTGATGGTGAGGGTAATATGTCAGGGATGAATATAACTAGAATGGGATATGATGATGTTGAACGTCGTGCTGCCACCCCAGTTAGGTGGAATACTATCATTCGCCATAAATCCCATACTTTCAATGTGGCAGGGATGGGTAGTCTACTCACCAACACACTTCTGAGAGCAATAAAAGTGGACAATCCACAATGTAATATCATGGCATTCAGATTATTCTCTCCGAATGACTTAGTTTCTCTCCATAGGAACTATGGATCTGAAGCATATGAATCATATGATGATATGCGTAAAGAGTTGAAGAAACACGGTAGTGTAGCATTCAGCACAACAGGATTTGATCGATGGTTTGGCATTCCTTGCAACAGTGTGTTCAACAGTGAGGATCTGGAGGTTGATGATGGTGCTAAGAAGAGTGATGTAAGCAAAGCATTTCGTAAAATGCACAGTGGCAAGCGATCAAACAAGTACATCACCAAAGCGTTCATCGAACAGATCGCATGACAGTTGTGTAACTGCCCCGTACTGGGGTAGTTTTGTCAATTTCTACTTTACACTTAGTTCAATTCCACATCAAACAAATGCCTCGCTCTATTGATTCCAAGTTCCACATCAACACACTGACTGACAACTTTGGTACTGAACTTGACGCTGATATGGTCAAGGCATATTGCAACAGTGCAAATGTGTCCTATCAGACCATGACTAAGTATCTGAATCAGTATAAGGTCCGTCGTGGCAATTGGAATGTCAGTGATGATAGCACCACCCTTGGGGAGCAGAGTCCTGTCACTGTTGAGCGTGTTCTACCCACTACTGAAGTGGAAACACTCGTTCCTGCCAAAGATGATACATTTGTTGCCTTTGGTGGATTCCGTGATCTAAAGAAAGTAATTCAATCACATCAATTCTATCCTGTATTCATTACAGGTATGTCCGGCAATGGTAAGACATTTGGTGTTGAGCAAGCATGTGCACAACTAGGACGTGAATTGATTCGCGTCAATATCACTGTGGAGACTGATGAAGATGACCTTATTGGTGGTTTTCGTTTGTTGAATGGTGAGACAGTTTGGCACAATGGTCCAGTGATTGATGCTATGTCACGTGGAGCAGTTCTCCTTTTAGATGAGATTGACCTAGCATCAAATAAGATCTTATGTCTACAATCTATTCTTGAGGGTAGTGGTGTCTTCCTGAAGAAGATTGGTGTGCATGTAACACCAAACAATGGATTCAATGTCATTGCCACTGCTAATACCAAAGGCAAGGGATCTGATGATGGTAGATTCATTGGCACTAATGTTCTCAATGAGGCATTTCTTGAGAGATTCCCTGTCACATTTGAGCAGTGCTATCCAACACCAGCAGTTGAGTCTAAGATTCTTGAAAATGTTGCAGAACAACTCAACATTCCTGCTATTGGTGAGCACACTGATTTCTACAAGCATCTTGTAGATTGGGCAGACATTGTACGTAAAACATTCAATGATGGTGGCATTGATGAAATTATTTCAACTCGTCGCCTGGTGCATGTTGTGCGAGCATATAGTATCTTTGGTGATAAGATGAAAGCAATTGAATTGTGCTTGAATCGCTTCGATGATGATACTAAACTGTCGTTCATGCAATTGTATACTAAACTTGATGCGGATATCGTCATAGAGAGTGACTAAATATAGCGCAATCAGAGATTATAAGTTATAATCTCTATAATACTTTGCTGATAGATGAACGTCTCCGACCTTATCGATCTTGCCAATGAATGTAAAGCACATTCAGACTATGAAGCATATGCAAAGTATGTTGGAATTGATTACGATACCTACTACGAAAGTATGCTAGGAATCGAAGAGGATGTGCCAGATGAGGATCTGGCACATTTTTCATGGTGTGAGTTAGATTGAGCTCTATACTATGGAAGTCGGGAGGCAACGATGGCCTATGTCCGTCACAACCCGACACCCCATTCACATTACTTGCACAACTGAGAGTTATCTGATATACTTTCGATATGGGAGTAACGCCGCCCTAAAGATCGTTTCCATTCTATATTCATCATCATGCAAATTACCGGTTCATCTGCAATTGCTGCTATCAACTTCGGTTCTGATAACGCAGTCTCCGTGCAATTCACCAGTAAGGATACAGCATACGACTTCGTTGCCTTGGATGCCACCGCACTCAAGCAGGAAGTCGAGACCACTGTAACCAAAGGTGAAAGCATTGGCAAACTCATCGCCGCTCGTCGCCGTGATGGTTCACTCAAGGATGTAGTTGTTCAGGCATCCTGAATGTAACTATCTGTTACCTCGTCCACAATAGTTTCTCACACAAACTAGAATGATCATGCCGGTCTTATCCACCGGCACTTTTTTTACCATATCGCTATGTCACTTGATTACGCCAAAGTTTGGGAAGTGATGAACGATCTCGATGAAGTCATTGAACAATGTAAGATCATCCAACAAATGTCTCAGGACTTGGGTGATATGATTTCACATGAATGTGATGATGATGTGATTCTGAACAGTGTAATGACACTTACAGGAGTTTCAGAGTTCATGCACCGTAAATTGCAGAACAGTTCCAACCTTGCTTGGAACAATACAGTGGTGCCTTTGAAGCGATCAACATATGGTGCATTTTCAAATGCAAGCACGACTAACGTATCGTCAAGAACATTTGAAAATAGCATAAAAACAGGGATGATTGATCTCTCGTGAACTCAACAATGATCGACACCACAATTCCCGCTCAATTCATTGAAAGTTATCACACTCACGATGATGCCAAACAGAATCGTGATGTTGATCCTTATATTGACTCTCCCTTTCTTATCTACAAACAGATGAGTAGCAAGAGGAAGGGTAAATTCTTCGAGTTACTTGTATCTGAATATTGTCAACATCTTGGTTTTGATGTTGCTCGTGCTAAGACTACTGATTACGATCGATTGATCAATGGTCAACGATGTGAAATCAAAGGATCTATGTTATGGGGTCAAGGTGATCAGTTCAGATGGCAACAGATTCGTCCACATCAAGAATATGATCTAATGATCTTCCTTGCAATGTATCCTGATCGTGTTGATATGTTCTCTTCTACTAAAGAAGAAGTAAGAGACTATGTTGCACACCCTGATGGTGATGGATTCTGGAAGTGTAACCAGCATGGGGGAAAGTCTGTGAACTCAGGTACATTCTTCCTTGATGGTTTTCCTGAAGACTTCAACTTTATGCGTTCATTGTATTGGAACCTCTGAATAATGAAGAGAGTTCGTATTTCTAATGAGTTCTTCGAGATCGTGATGAGTGAGGAAGAGTATGAATCAGTAAAAGTAATGTGTAAACGTTACGACATTAGTGAATCTTATTACTTCCTTGAGTTTGACATTTCGACAGAAGTGTGTAGTATGGAGGAACTCAAACAACTAGAGGATTCAGACCAATGAGACAATTCATCGTTTCTGCTCTCGTTGAGGGTTATCGCATTGAAGAAAGTTTCACTGCGGTTAGTATTCATCACGCTATCAAGTTGATGGAGGCAAAGTACAGTACCGCAAGAAACATTTATTGTGTTGACTGACTGTGCCACTCTATGAACCGTCTACTCTTGGGGGAGTGGGCGGTTTTTTAGTGTATTATTCTAATAGTTCAAACAAAGGTTCATGACTGCTGCATTTGCTGACTTCGTTGCAACTCAAGATGCACGGAATGATATTCAGTTGAAAGTTCGTGAGCACACTCTTACATTGTGTGATCGTCTTGAAGAGAATTTCAAGAACAGTCATCCTAACTCTGATCCATATAAATTCTACATTGCAGAAGGTGGACGTAAGTATCACAAAATTGTGATGGAGACTGAATCTCAGTCTCGCAGTGTTCATGCCTTCGTTGATAAGAAGACTGGTGAAGTGTATAAACCTGCATCATTCAAGTCACCTGCAAAGCATGTTCGTTATAACTTGCTCGTGATTATTAGCAGGGAAGAATGTTACACTCGTGCTGATTGGTCTGGTGGTTATCTTTATATCTGATGATAGTACGACAACAACCAATTCCACATCCTATCAGGAGGGATAACATTATGATCAGTATTTGTGATGGTATGTCACTCGAAGCAGTCATGATTCGTCTCAAGATTGTTGATGATCAATTGGACAAATTGAACAAAGATCGTGAACTATTGGAGTCGAAGAAAGATGCACTGATAAGAATGGAACAAATTGATTGGATAGAAGTGGAGAAAATGTGTTAGAACTAATTGGTATTATTATTGTATTATCCCTTCTCATTGTCAAAACAAATGTCTCACAAATTGACTGAACTCGATCTATTGAACGTGATCACCACGTTGAAAGATAAGGAACAAACTCTTGCTAATGATCGACACACATTGACTGAATTGGTTAGTAATAATGAAATGATGCAATTGCTCAAAGAAATCACTATTTTAGATAGTGAATTAGATATTATCGAAGAAGCACTAGAAAAGTTGTAACCATGTGCCAATAGTATTAGTGTCACACTAAATGAGCACAGTGAACTGATTGATGTATTGTTCTAATAGTTCAAATCAATCTTACATCATGCTCAAAACACAATTGCTCAAAGTCGTCGGTGAAACTTCAAAGGGCATTGATGCTAACCTAACACGAGTTGAAAAGTTTGAAGTATTCTGTCAAGTGTGTGATGGATTACTCCAAGATGGTAGGATTAGTTCTGCTAAACATTATTCATGGACGAACGTATTCTAACTCTAACTAACATCCAATTCAGGTCTAAATCATGAATTACACTCTCAAACAACTCCAGAACAGAGTATCAAAAATGATTGCAGAATATGGTGATAATGCACATTGTGCAGCATGGATTTATAGTAAGGAAGATATACATTTATTGGATGAAAATGGTGATATTGATTATGATACCCAATTAGAGGATTACAAACTAATTGGTGATATCATGGAGGATCTTGGTGATTCAGATTACATTTATTCTAAGATACAAGATCACCTTGATGAGATAACATCAGAGCATATCAAGGAGACTAAGTGATAAGAATGTGTGCCACATGTATTAGTGGCACAGTAAATGAGCACAGCACTCTAGATCGTGTATTGTTCAATCAGTTCAAACAAACAAGATGACTAAACTTCAAGCATTGAAAGAGTTCCGTTACAACTGGAAATGTGACACTAAGGGCACAAAAATGGCGACTGATTCTATTGCCAAGCGTCTGTCATGGTCATATTATACTGATGCACTTTGCAAGGAAGGTTACATCACCATGAAAAAATATGAATCATGGTCTAACCCTTTTTGATCTAAAGTAACACCAACTGTTCTCCACTATCTAACATCATGAAAGATTTCATTTGTGCTTACTTTGGTAAGGGTTCTAATGGTAAGTTATGGACCATAACTGCGAGAGGTTTCGCTAATAGTCAAGAAGCACAAAAGCATGGTCTTTATATGATGCCAACTCCAGGAGTTCAGGGTTTCGCTGTTATCGCTGAGAATGACATTGTGAAAGGTTGGCAACTACGACTAGAACGTAGTTTGTTATCACCAATCAACAGAGTCATTCAAGACGATGTAAACAACTACAAAATTGTATCTTACTAAAATGTCATTCATTTCTTGGTCAGTGTATCCTAAGGGACAACAATTCGATGCAGAGTATTTCACAAGTGAAGATCATGCAGTTGATGTTGCCTATTCTTGGTCTAGTGAGGAACATGGAAAAACTATGATTGTAGCACGTAATGATATGATGTGGATGGAAGTCACTGCATAAAATGTTATTAGTGTGCCACAAGTATTAGTGGCACAATAAATGAGCACAGCACTTGAAATGATGTATTGTTAGAACAAGTCAAACAAAGGTTCATCCAATGTATCAACTCCAGATCTTAGTAAAGAAGCAAGGTGAATGGGAGAACACTGTATATCACCCTATGTCTAAGATGCGAGCATTGAATGTTATGGCAACAGTGAATAGATTCTACAGTAAGATTCACTGTTATAGAATTATAGAATGCTGATCTAATTTATCCACCTTATCTAACATTTTTTCATCATGCAACTCACTTCTAAAAAGGCATCAATGGTGATAGATATCTATCCCCATATACATCATCCAGGTAGTAAGTACGTATGGAAACTAACATTCAAAGGTGACACACAAACTAGTAAAGTTATCAATCACCGTGAGATGTTAGAATGTATTAGAGCAAGATTAGATCTAGGATATGCGGTGACTGATTATCATTCAACACCAGTAAATCACACCATTTGTGCATGTTGATCATGAGACTATTCTTCCTAGTATTGTTCACTATCTTAGGTGCCAATCTATTGGTATCAGTGTTAGATAGTAAGATGGTTGAAACTATCAACCAACGTAATGAATCCATCCAACAAATGATGAACAAATGAATGATAACATAATCGATCGCGATGTTGTTCAAGATGCTTACATTAGAGATCTAATGTATAGTATGGATAAGAAAGAACGTGATGAGATAATATATGATTCGATTGATAATGACTTAGATCAGTTATCAATTACTGAACTAATTGATGAACTTGAAAAATATAAACCATCGTTGCTGAATACACCTAGCACAGATAAAGAATAAAAACGATATACTGTGCCACTATGATTGGTGTCACATGATATCGGATAGAGGTGCAAAATGATGTATTGTAAGGAAGTCAAAGGAAAGCATCATGATCAGACGTAACGCAACCGCAGCAGATTTTCAGAACTGGGAGACACTTGCCGCTGAAATGTCTGATGCTGAACTCCTCTATGCTGCCAGGGATTGCCGTAAGGTTGAATCACTTTGGAGGCATCATGATCCCATGGTAGAAGGATTTTATAGTGACCAAGCATCCACCTTTGGAACTGCCCTAAACCGTCGTAGAATGTCAAACTGACCGACTAGGATACAATCAGTTCAAACAAACAAACAAAGGAAACCAATCATGCGTAAGATCGAAATCCAGATGAATCAAGCGATCAGGTCTAAGAAAGATTGGAAGAATGATAACACTAGCGTTCACTTTGATCCCGAAACTGGTGTCGCTATTGTACGTCTCTTCGGCAACAAAATTGCTGTAGTTACTAACAACAACGACCTCACAATCTTTGATGGTGGGAGGCGATCAGTCACAACAAAATTTAGATTGAACGCTATCATCAACGAGTTCTGCAATGCATTCACTGATGGAGTATTTCAAAGCAATTCTAAATGGTATATAAGAGATAACAATAATGTCACCCCATTTGTATCAGGTTATGTCTTCAACTAAGTAACAACAACTCATTCCATCAC